GGGATTTAGAGGCCCACAGGGGGATACCGGGCCAAAAGGAGTTCCGGGGTCAACTGGCCCCACGGGCGCTCGAGGGCCACAAGGATACTGTTGTGTAGGAGCTACAGGCCCACAAGGAGCACAAGGATCTGTAGGGCCTGGCGGTGGTTTACAAGGACCTACAGGGCCTACAGGACCAGCTGGAACCGGTTACACAATTAATACTACAATTAGCGATAATTTGACTATTAGAGATAACCTTATTATTCCAGCATATACATCTAATATTTCGTTTCCTGGTGTTTCAACTGGAAATTGGGCATTATCTTGGGGTATTTCAGAACCCGAATTTTCTGATCCTAATAACCAATTTTGTATAACGCTTAGCGACAGTACTACAAAATATTTACCAACGATATATAATTTGGGAACGCCTTATACATTAAATACGAATTCTTTTTCTACAACTGGTTCTGCTAATGATATTGTAACTATAGGTGGTTTAGAGACATATTTAACGTTAAATATTTATCAGTCATCTTTAATTTATGATAGTTCTAATCCTCCATTTAATTTTACAGTAACTTTAACTAAAGTATAATAAATATTTTAAGTAATTAATAAAAAAGTATATATATAATATGGCCTTTACAAGATTCCACGACGACGAAGCAAGAATAATAATACAACTTCAGCAACAAACTGATCAAGAACGATGGTATTTAGATACGCCTGGATCAGGAGACAAACCCTGTTTTATGCTTGATCCGCAAATCATCCCGCAAAAATGGGGGGGTAATTTATGGACACATAGTATCGACATTCAAAGTTCACTTTTAGGAATTGATAGACAATTAAATAGAGATTGTTTAAGAGTAGATAAGAATGGAAAAGATGTAGACAAATACAAGAGGCAAACCGTATATGCTTCTCCAATAGATTATCCAGTTTGTGATACATTAACAACAGAACAAAGCAGAGCAATAATGCCGGCGTGGACTGCAAGAGATTTACAGCAAAATCACGCATATCTGTTGCCAAATAATCCACAATTAAATACCGAGATGCCTTTTCAAAATTACAATAGTACGAGAATTTTAGAAAAAGATAGTTTCAAAAGAGAATTTCAATGTGTTCCGCAAAATAACCAATTTTATACAGTTCCGACAGATGTTTATAATAGCCAATATAAGGCAAAAAATAGTGTAGGGTCTAACATTTGTAAGAGCGATTGTTCTAAGATGTAAGTTCTAAGATATAAGTTCTAAGATGTAATTAATCTAACAAATTGTGAATAAAAGGTAACAATTTAGAAATATTATTAAACATTATTAATTAATTAATTAATAATATTTTTATGTAATACTTTTCTTAAAGTATATGTATATATATAATATGGAATTAGCTATACCATTAATTGCATTAGGCGGAATGTATGTTATTTCAAATCAAACTAAAAATCAAGAGGGGCTAACAAAAAAATCCAATATGTCAACAAAAGAAAACTTTAACAATATGGGTATTAGGACTAACTTACAAGCGTCAAACACTGAATCTAGATTTAATAATTATTTACCCAACACGCATGTCGCCCCACAAAATTATCCTATTATGAATAATAAGGAACTAGTGGATACTGTTCAAGAATATCCTAATCCAAATGTGGCTACGGATAAGTATTTCAATCAAAACGCATATGAGCAAAAACAACGTGCTGGTGTCCCCGTTTCAAATAATATTCAACAAGTATATTCATTAACCGGAGATTATATGTCTTCCACGGAATTCAAGCATAGTAATATGGTGCCATTTAATGGTGGAAAACCAAAGGGACAAATATATAACAATAATAATGCGGAAACAATTTTAGACAATTATGTAGGAAATGGATCTCAGGTAATTAAGAAGATTGAGCAAGCGCCATTATTTAAGCCACAAGAAAATGTTCAATGGACATATGGCACGCCTGATATGAGCGATTTCTACCAATCACGCCAAAATCCGGTTAACAAAAATAATATGGTTAAGCCATTTGAATCTATTCAGGTTGGGCCTGGTTTAGACAAAGGATATAGTGCTGACGGAAGTCATGGATTCAATGCTGGTATGGAAGCCCGTGACAAATGGTTACCTAAAACAGTGGATGAGCTTCGCATTTCAACAAATCCAAAACAAGAATATGATTTGAATGGATTACAAGGTCCAGCACAAAGTCAGATTAAGAATGTAGGAATAGAAGGAAAGGTTGAAAAATATAGGCCAGACACATTTTTTATTAATAGTCAAGATCGTTGGTTAACAACAACTGGAGCTGAAAAGGCTGGGCGTGTAGTAGCAGAAGAAATATATAAAACGTCTAATAGAAACGAAACCACTACATTTCAACACGGAACACCAAATGCTGTTCTTAAAACTGCTAGTTATGTTCCTTGCAAACATGAACAAACTAAGAGAACACAATTAGAGGGTTTTGATGTTGGTCCTTCTTCGGCATCAAGAACAGGCCCAATACAAGACCAAGCACATAATAATAATCAGTCGAGCCACTCAAATTATACCAATAATCGTGTAAATAATCAACAGCAGCAGACATTTGGAGGCGGATTTGCTAAAGCAGTTGGTGCAGCTATTGCTCCAATTATGGACATATTAAAACCATCAAGAAAAGAAGAGTATAGTTGTAATATGCGAATTTATGGTAATATATCTGGGGAAGTTCCAGATAATTATGTTATGAGCCAAGGAGATATTCCGGATACAACAATTAAAGAAACGACATTGTATCAACCGAATGGATATATTAATAGTCAAAATGATAATGCTGGTTATTTAGTGAATGACCAACAAGCTATAGCAAATCAACGTGATACAACTAATTGTACTCAATTTATGGGAATGGCTTCAAAACATGGAAATAGACAATATGATTCTGATTATAGACAAACTAACAATGATACTAAAGAAAAGACGGTTGTTGCCCGCACAAATCAAGGAAATATGAAGAATTTTAATTCTCAAATAAACGTAACCATGTCCAAATTGGATTCGGATCGTGACAATAATAGATTATGGGCTCCTCAATCAACCATTCATAATGGACCGTCTGTTCAAACCTATGGAAAACTTGCTCAAGTCCCGCAATACTATAATGAGTGTCAAGGATGCGACAGAATAAATCCAGATATACTTGATAGTATTAAAAATAATCCTTATGTATTTTCATTTAATAGCGTAGCATAATATATAAACTAACAAATTCTGTAATAAATAATTAATACGTAATATTAAAATATAAAAACACTATTTTAATATTAATTAACGTTTTAAATGACATTAAATATTCATCATGCCATAAAAGAAAAATTAAAATACTTTCATTCAATACATAAAATACCAAATATCATTTTTAATGGTCCAAGCGGATCAGGAAAAAGCACAATAGTTAATGAATTTATATCAATGATATATGACGGAAATAAAGAAAAAATAAAGGATTTTACAATGTATGTAAATTGTGCTCATGGTAAAGGTATTAAATTTATTAGAGAAGAATTAAAATTCTTTGCTAAAACACATATAAATTCTAATGGAGGAAATATTTTTAAAAGTATTATATTGCTCAATGGAGACAAACTAACAATGGATGCACAATCCGCACTACGGCGATGTATAGAATTGTTCAGCAATAATACACGATTTTTTATTATAGTAGAAGATAAATATAAATTACTGAGACCAATTTTATCGAGATTTTGTGAAATATATATATCTGAACCAGAATACAAAGGTAAGCAAATAAATCTATATAAATATAACTTGGAGGAAACATTCAAACTAACAGATATAAAAAATCACCGAACCGATTGGTTAAAAAAGGAATTACAAAAATCTATAACGCAAAATATATCAGAAATAGATTTACAAGTATTTGTTACAAAATTATATGAAAAAGCGTATAATGCGTTAGATTTAATTCAATTGATAGAAGATGGGCAAATCGATTTAACAATAGAAAAAAGATATGAATTATTGATCGCGTTTAATAAAGTAAGAAAGGAATTTAGAAATGAAAAATTATTATTGATGTTTATTTTAAATTTTATTTTTATAGATAAGGAAACAAAACTAGAAAATATTTCGTTTATGTAATGAAATGATTTTATAATTTGTTATATAAATTATAATATTTAGAAATAATTTAATTATTTTATTTTTATAATATATATGGATTCACTACAATACGACACAACATATATGCCAAAGTTTGGAAAGTTTACAGAACACAAAAAAGAAAGAGGAACTGCAATAGATACTCCTCCTCAGGGTAATGCCCAATGGATTAAAAAAATAAATACGATTAAACCAAGTAGCATGACCGATACTTTTAACAACGATAATCCTAAACAAACAGCAAAAAATATAACGAGAAAAACTAACGCTGACAGAGAAACAAATAGAGAATCAACAAGACTTTTTATGGCTGAATTAGAAAATAGAAAAAGAGAAGAAGAAAACGCTCGAAATAAAAATTTTCGCGAGAAACAATTAACAAGAACAACTAACAAAAATACCGCAATTATTGAATCACGTAAAACACAATTTGGTAAAACTACAAAAGGTAATACTATACAAGGTGGAAAATATTATAGAAGAACAAGAAAAGGAATGCGTAAAACTAGTTCTAAATCTAAAAAACACCATAAAACGCATTATAAAAAGAAACGACGTTTATATAAAAAATAACGTAGACCATATATTGGTAACAAGTATCATTATTTTTACTATAATATTTACTATTATAGTCACTATAAAATATAACCTATTTTAGAAATTTAATTAGTTCAAATACTTAATTTTTATTATCAAATATTTACATTATGGATGATTTTAATGTTAGTTCTTTACACGAATCAAAAAACGAATGGGGAGCCCGTTTATTAACCATATTTACTCCCTTGATAATTGAAGGATTCAAATCTATTTTTGATGAATCATATAAGCTTTGTAAGGAAAATGGCGAAACAGATAAATATTTAATGACATTTCAAAACTTTATTACTAGAATTCCAAAATGGAATGTAATAATAATTGAAACTGAAAAAAAGAGAATTATTGAAAGAAGTGGTTGTTCATATTTAGAAGAATTGGTTGCGTGTATTCATATTATCCAATTAAAACTATTAACTGCTATGAGAGTTGGACAAAAACAAAAGAAAATAGATATAAATATACCTAAATTGGATGATTTTATTCACAAAGCATATGTTAATGTCGCTAGAAAAATTTATAAAAACGTATACTTGTTTGAATTAAATGCTCCTCCTCTACAAATACAAAAACATAATAGAGAATTAGAAATCATAGTTCAAGAATGTATTTTAAATGCGGTTAGAGAAAGTATTCCTGTTGAAAATATTTTAAGAGCTTATATGGATGAAACTGTTGAAGAAGATGTTGTTGAAGAAATTAAGGAGCAAATAATTGAAAAACCTGTAACAAAACCCGAAACACAATCCATATTTGAAGGAAACGAAGGCAATGTTAGTTTAAAATTTAATGATGTGGATTCCGCTATGGGAAAGAATGGAAAAGAAGAGATGATACGTGCTCCAAAAACTATAGAACGATTGGAAGAAATAAGTACATTAAGAAATATGCAAAGAAAAATGGAAGAAGACGAAGACGATGAAAAATTAAAAATATCGGATGAAGAAGTGTCATTAGGTAATTTAGATATTCACGTAATTAATCCTCCAGAAGTAAGATTAGAACCAGATTTATTATTAGACGACATTGAAATTTTAGCATAACTTACGGGGAACCCCCCCGTACGCCCCTAAATACATTATTTGGTTCTTACTTCGTTATAACCTTTAGAAAAGGTGGAAAAATGCGTTATAAATTAGTTAAAAATGTAAACATATATTGTAATATGGATAATATATTTTTAGTATCAGGAATAATATCGGTTATCTTTTTTATTGCCAAATTTTTAGAAATGAGATATGTTGATAATGAAGCAAAGCCACTTAAAATATTAATTAGAGATTCTTTAGTAGTATATGTTAGTGTCGTAATAGGCAGTTTTATTTTAGAACAATTGAATCCAGTAATTAACGAAACAATGACTGATGCAGTTCCATTAGTATTTACAGATAATCCTCCTTTTTAGAGCAACGCGTATTTCGTAAACTTGTGAAATTCCGACTTAATTAACAAAAAAAACAAAAAACAAAAAACAAAAGAACTAAAACAAGAAACAAGAAACAAGAAACAAGAAAATAAAATGTTTATCGCCCGGTCCATATTTTAATAAAAGGGTATCGGAGTTTGTTATGTTTTAAATCATTCATGTATTCATTAAAGTTGTAAAATTTACAACGATATTTGGTTAAAATATCTCCAAATAGTGAATTAATTTTCATTAATTTAGGATATTCTTGACAAAATAATGCCCCCATAACTCGTTCCAATGAGCAACGGTCATTTCGATTATGAACCGCATTTACCAAATTAGTTATTGTATATTTATTTTCTAGCATTTCTAAAAAATCAAGTGTTATATAGGATTGACACCCAAAACATAAATTAAAATTATCATTATTAAATCCAAGGATATTAATATTGTTATTATTTAATTTTTTCATAATTAAAGAATTATTAGTTAAAGATGAAGCAATTCTTAAATTATTAAATACATTTTCTTTGTCATATTTATGATGCCATAATGGAAATATAGGTGTATCGAATAACTCAAAGCGTATTGTAGAATGAATAAACAAGCTATCGTGTATTATTACAGCACTAGGAAACCACTTATATTTTAAATAATAAATATAGGGAAGTAATTCTCCTCTTCCTGGATACTTTGATTGAATATAAGTTATGTTAGAATATTCATGTTCGGCTTTTATAAAGCATTGATTGCTGTTATCATCAATAAGAACAATTTTATAAAGAGGATAAAATGTTCTTATAAGTTTTATACATTGATTCCAATATTTGTTAGTTTTTTCTGAATTAACATGTCTTGTAATAATAAATCCATAAGTTGACATATAATATTATTATAAAATATTATATTTTAATGTACATTACTATTTAATTATTACTTTAATGATATGATGGCAAATCATCAATATTAATTATAGTTTCGTTTTTCCCAATATTTTTGTTAGACACAATAAATTTACTAAATTCTTTACGGTCAAGCTGATCAACCGGAGTGTGTTTATGAACAAATCTGGCGATCATTTTATATAATTTAAAATCAGGGTATCTTTCAACACCATTATTTTTATATAATACATTAACGCCATTATCATCAACGCACCATTCTACAATTAGTCTAACCAATGGAGAGCATTCGTCCATAGTTTTAATTGTTTCAAAATCATCAACCACATAGTCAAAAATAGAACAAGCTAAACGACATAAATCAAAACTAAAATTTGGTTCTAAACGAGGTTTTTTATTGTTAAAATATGGTTCTGTGTTATATTGTGTGGCGGCATCACCCCCTGTTTTAAAACTATCGCTACATAATATTTTTCCATTTAATTTATAAATCGCTCTTCCAAAATCAATAATTTTATATATTTTTCCAAATGTTGGAACTTTATAAGTTTTTTTCTTAAAAGTGTAATATATAAATTTTTTGTTAGTTGGAATATACATAACATTGTTAGTATGAAGATCGTTATGTGTGAATAAAAACATTTTTTGATAAGTAATAAGAATCATAATTATTTGCATAAGTGCTGAGAACCATTCATCATCGGTTAATTCGCCATTCATAATTAAATAATCAAATGTATTTTCGCATTGTTCCATACAAATTACTTGAACTGGGAATTTTTGAAATGTAAGAGTTAATGTTTCTTCTTCAATACTAGAGTCGTTCTCTTCATCCTCCCATTTATCATCATCATCCTTTGTACCATCCTTTGTACCATCCTTTGTACCATCCTTTGTACCATCCTTTGTACCATCCTTTGTACCATCCTTTGTTCCATCCTTTGTACCATCCTTTGTACCATCCTTTGTACCATCCTTTGTATCAGAATTAATATTATCGCTTTGTAATTCATCGTCTTTAAAATCGGAATCACTTAATTCATTATCATTTGTATGTGATGTTCTAGATGAACAAGTCGATCCAGATTTTAAAGATTCTGATTTTTTTTGATTAGTAACATCAAACTCGGATGAATTTGTAATATCCACCAAATTAATACCATTAGTTTTTAAATCAATTAAAGAAATATGTGTTTCATGCTTTATATTATTTTTTTCAAATATATTTTCAAATATAGAATCATCAATAGATGTTATAGACGCAACAGATTTTAAACTAGAAGAAATTTTTAAAGGTTGTAATGGTTTAGGGTCATTATTTGTAATTAAATGCGAATAATCCTCTACTTTAAACAATACATTTTGTTGTTTTATAAAAAAGTCAGATTGAATTAAATAATCTATATCGTCTATAATGTTAATTTTATAATTGTTTTTAATAGCTAAAAACGAGCCATAATAATCAAGTCCGTGAATAAATTTATGTTCGTGTAATAATTTACTTGACAAAAACGAAAAAAATCCATCAACAAACGAAGAATTATTAGGATCGTCTAGTTTTGGGTGAATCTTAGCAGTTTTATCAAATGAAGGAAGATTAAACAATTGAGGATCAGTGTGGTTATATTTACCAACAACATATTTAAATGGATCTAAAAGCGGAGCCATTTTGATAAAAACATTTTGTGTTGTCGTGAAATCATCGTCGTCATTAATATTTTTAAGGTTACAAGTAAAAACATGTTCATTTTCGTCATCGTTTTTATTTTTTTTTGAGTCATTAATATCCGAAATAGACCATTGATGATTTAAATTAATGGCATTCCAATTAGTGCTATTAAGTGAAAAAAATCTATCATAAATAGGTATATAATTTTGAACATTTGTTAAGTTAATGTTTTTGTTAGTTTGAAATTGATTAAACAGATTGAGATTCTTTCGTTTTTGATAATTTACAGAAATCGTCATTAGCTATTTAAAATATAAATAATAATTGTATTTAACTTATTATTTTTACAAGTTATAAAGAATCCTTAATGTTTAGGAATAAAAATGTCAATTATTTCGTTTAAATTAATTATTAATATTTATAATCTTTATTATAGTAAATGAATTTAGATTTAAGACGGTTTGATATGAAAAGTATTAGTTTTAAACCAAATGAGTCCAAAGGTCCGGTAGGCGTTTTAATAGGGCGTCGTGATACTGGTAAATCATTTTTAGTACGAGATTTACTATATTATCATCAAGATATCCCTATTGGAACTGTTATTTCTGGAACAGAAGAAGGAAACGGATTTTATGGAAAATTGGTTCCAAAATTATTTATTCACAATGAGTATAATACAGCAATCATTGAAAATATTTTAAAGAGACAGAGGGGGGTATTGAAACAAATAAGAAAGGAAATGGAACAATTTAAACGTAGCACTATTGATCCTAGAACATTCGTAATTTTAGATGATTGCTTATATGATAATACTTGGGCGCGTGATAAAATGATGCGACTTTTATTTATGAATGGTGAATTGTTTGCCATAGTCATTTCAAAAGAATGGCTAGTATATTATTTTTAAAATAATATGCGACACGTCCAAATTGCGGAGACGTCTTGTTAAGAACCGTAGAGTTCTTTAAAGGTTTATACTACTAAACTATTATAGAAATATATTAGTGGCTTATGCTAATTACATAAGGTATAGTAAAAATGTATAAAATAAAGATAACCCGCAGCTAATCATCTAAGTCCGTTATGGTAAAGGATATGATGAAAGTTCAACGACTAAACGCCCGTGGGGTTGAGTAATCTAACCAATTACAATGATGCCTTAAGATATAGTCTAAACCCATCCGAGAGGATGTTATGCCCATTTAAAAAGCATAAATTTAATGATTTTAGAAAGAAATGTCTAAATGAAAATGGTATACTTGAGACACTGGAAGGTAATGTTGCTTATAACTATGCAATATCCTTTAGGTATTCCACCAACACTAAGAACTAACATTGACTATGTATTTATTTTGAGAGAACCATATATCGCAAATAGAAAGCGTATTTATGAAAATTATGCTGGTATGTTTCCGACATTTGAATCATTTTGTCAAGTAATGGATCAATGTACTGAGCATTATGAATGCTTGGTTATAAACAATAATGTTAAATCAAATAAGATACAAGACCAAGTGTTTTGGTATAAAGCCGAAGAACATAATGACTTTAAGTTAGGGTCAAAAGAATTCTGGGAATTGTCTAAACAGCTTAATGACGACGACGATGAAGAACAATATGATCCAAATAATGTGAAGAAACGTGGTCAGGGACCAAAGATTTCGGTAAAAAAGAGCAAATGGTAAATTAACTTGCTTTTTATTCTTGTTTTTATAACCGTAATAAAACAAATTATTTCTGTTTGTCATCAATAACGATAACTCCATATGTAAATTTATTATAAATAATATACAATAAACCAACACATAATAACAATGTTGGTCCATAAATTTCAGGAGCTTTATTAATTAATCCATATATAATTAATAGTATTTGCGCAATAAGATTTCCAAATAAATAAAACCAAGTAAAGCTAACAGTATTATGAGTACTATAAATATTACTAACAAGTGAAAAAAACGACACAACATTAAACATAAGCGATGTTGTTGCTAATATACCTAACTTTCCCATATAATATATTATAAGTACAATATATTTTATAATGATTTTAATAATTTTAATAATTAATAACAGACTATATAAGTCTATTTACTCTGCCTTTTTATTAGCGAACGGTAATAAACTTGATTTTACAAGATTACATAAATTTAAACAATGTACAATTATTACACTTATAAAATTTTTTACCCTTATTAGGTCCTTCTTTTTTTACAGTGAATAATTTTACAGAAGAATCGCAGTTTTCACATTTACATATATTCTTTTTATAACAATCTCCGCACGAAGTCCTCCATTCTTTGTGTTCTTGTGACACTTCAAAAGTTAAATTACATTCTTTACAAATAATATCAATAGTTATTTCATTAAATTTTTTGTTTTTGAAACATTCAATACATATTGTTCTATATTTTTCGGGATACATTATAAATACAGAACAATCTAAACACCTTTTTACAAAAGGCTTACAAGTATTACAAAATTTACAATCATCGTTAATTATTGGAGTAAATTTATTACTACACGTTAAACAAATAGTAACTTTATTAGTTTCTCTACAAATCAAACATAAATCATTTTTATTATCTATTTTTCTAGATTCTTTATTACAATTAATACAATTTATCATAGTAACTTTATTTGATAATTGTTTCAAAAATTTTTTTTTTAATAATTTAGAACCTGTCGGAATACAAGAACATATACCACTCACACCATTTGAACTTTGCGAAAATATTTTTGAAGTATTACATAGATAACAAATTGAATTAGTTAAATATGATTTAGAGTAAGGAATAGTTGGGTCATTGATTGAAATATCATAATTAATTGTAGATTCTTGATATCCCCTTTTATTTTGCCGTTGTTTTTCCTTATATCCTTCAGGTAACCCATTTTTCTTTTCTTCTCTCCTATCTCGTTCTGCTCTTTTCATTAATTTATAATTTTCATCATCATCACTAACAACTCTGTGTCTATTGTTACATACGCTACCTACATTAAATATATGTCCTGATAAATTATTATGAAATTCAAAAACATTATCGATTGGTTGGCTACATATACAATAATTATCTCCAGAATAATAATACCCAATACAAGTAAAATCGGATTGATCGGATGACCCTATATTTATTATTTCATTAAAAGCAATTTTAAGCTGTAGAAAACTTTTTAAATTAATAATATATTTTTTAGGATAAGTTAATAACAATAAGAATATAAACTTATCTGGTTTTTCTGGTTTACAATTATAATGTTTAATCATATAAAATTCTAATAAAGCCCAATAAATAGGATAATTATTGCTATTTGTAAATTTTATAATAAAATCAGATTCAGACATACATTTAATTATTAATGTTTTAAGTTCAATATTCCATACTAATTTAGTTATAGCTATCCAATTCTTTTCACTATAATTAGTATTTTCAAAACTTTGCATTATTTTATATATTGTATTTATTGTAATAAATAAAATATATTTTTCAATTTTTTATTTTACTCGGCCTTTTTATTAGCAAACGGTCCTGATGTTAGTTGACTTTGTCCATAATCCGATTTTCCTATAACAACATTGGCATCATCAAAAAGTTCAGAACGGATGTCCGCAACAGAAATAGACTCAGGCTCCTTAGAAGCAAACGTGCTTTCGGTTGTATTATGTCCAGCACCAATTAAATTGCCATCTTTATCAATATCCTGAGTAAGCACGTTACCATGTTTTTCGGAATTTTTCTTGTTTTCCTCAATAGCTTTTTGTTTAGTTTCTTTAATGCGTTGTTCAAATGTAGACTTGGCAATAGTTTCGTTCTTCTTTTTCTCATGTGCTAGTTGATTAAGCTCTTCCTCCAAATATTCAACACGGCCTGTTTTATAAGCCTCAGGTTCCCAAGGCAACCACAAGCCAATAGGTCCTACAAAAATATCAAAATTAGGATCAGTTTCTCTTAAAAGTTTAGCACGTAATTCAGCTTCTTCTTGAGACGCGAAGTTGCCTCTAGCCTTGAATCCTCTAATAGAGGTTTGGAAATTATGTTTAACATTAAATTTTTTTTCAAGATTTTCTTCATCACGATCCAAAAACGTCTTATAATCGTCTTCAATAGATGAATTAATAATCGTATCACGTTCTTCCTTAATAAAGGTTTCAAAATCTTTCATAACTTCTTCAAACTGTAACTTGTATTTAAAAGAAACGAAATTAAGAAATTGGTGAAATTTTTCCATAGACTTATTCATATCCCATTGCTTTAGGAATTCTTCAAAGTAATACATTTCTCTTTGTTTAAGGATTTTTTCAGGAGACGCAAAAGAAAAACAGCCAAAATTTTGTCCAGCAATTTGCTTATCAACCGTTAACATATCAACATATTTTGGATTAGGGGTTCCGTCTTTCTTGTCCTTTCTCTCAAATGGCTTTTTATAAGCGTTAGTTTTACTCATTATATATTTTAATGAATTATTGGGTTTAAGTTTTAATTTAATTATATATTTTTTTCTTTTAAAATTACTAATATATTTTTTTCTTATTATTTTATATAATGATGAATATGTTTGATATGACTGAACTTATTAAGCGCATTATTAAGTATTTAATTGAAGGTTTAATGGTCGCTATTGCTGCTTTCGCGATCCCAAAACGCTCGTTAAATCTTGAAGAAATAGCATTACTTGCGTTAACTGCTGCTGCGACTTTTGCTATTTTAGATACATATATTCCTTCAATGGGTGTTAGTGCTAGATCTGGAGCGGGACTAGGCGTTGGTTTAAATTTAATTGGATTTCCGGGTGGTTTATAACCATAATATGGTGTGGTAGTTTTAAGTTGTTTTAATAATATATAATTTAATAAAAATTGAATTATATTTTATAATATGAATTATGTCATATATTAGGTATGCTATATAATAATGAGACATTTAATAAATATTGCGAAGATAATGAAATTACTTTGCTGGAGAATTACGAACAAATAAAATTAAATAGAGAATATAAAATAAAAGGAAGATGTATTAATTGCGATTGTAATAATGAATTTGATAAATCATTTAGACAGTTAATAAAAACAGGAGCATATTGTTATAATTGTTGTGTAAATAATGGAAAACAACAATGGGCGTTAAAATGTAAATATAATATAAAACATTTATTACATTTTTGTGAAGAAAACAATATTACATTGAATAATAATCATGATAATGAAATTATTAATAGAGATACAATAATTAATGGAAAATGTATAACTAAAGAATGTGACGATAAATTCAATAGGTCATTTAGAGAACTTGTTAAATTTAATGGATATTGTGCTAATTGTTGTAAAGAAATTGGAAAACATAAAATAATAGAAACAAATTTAAAAAAATTTGGATATGATAATGCTATGAAAAATGAAGAGGTTAAACAAAAACTAAAAAATACAGTATTAGAAAAATATGGTGTAGAACATATTTCACAATTAGACACAATTAAAGAACAAATAAAGTCAACCTGTTTAGCAAAATACGGAACAGAGTTTTCTTTACAATCAGAAGAGGTTAAGAAAAAATCTAGGGCAACTAACATAATTAAATATGGTGTAGAAAATCCACAACAAAATAAGGTTATTAAAGATAAAACATTGAATACAAATTTAATAAAATATGGTTGCAAATCAGCAGTTGGTAATTTTGATGTTAAACAAAAAATGATACAAAATAATATAAAAAAATATGGAGTTGAACATCATTCGCAAAATAGTGAAATTAGTGAAAAAATATTGAAGAATTCATATGCTACAAAAAAATATAACATGCCATCAAATAAAATAATAGATTATCAAGGTTATGAAAATTTTGCGTTAGATGAATTACTTAATATAGAACATATTTTAGAAGATGATATTATTACAAATAGAAAAGATGTTCCTGAGATATGGTATAATGATAAAACTGGTAAGAAAAGAAGACATTTTGTTGACTTCTTTATTAAATCACAGAATAGGTGTATTGAGGTGAAATCAACTTGGACTAATCAAGCAAAAAACAATGTTTTAGAAAAACAACAAGCTGCGATAAATTTGGGATATAAGTATGACATATGGATTTTTAATGGAAAGGGAAATAAATTACAAGTATTATAATAATTTATAAGCTGTTATCCAAGTTCAAACAGTAGGAATAAACTCCCAATTAATTTCAACACACATTTTTTTCCACGTTTCGTCTTGTTCGATTAATTTTTCACGATCCTTTAATAAAGGAATATCTTCTAAATATTGTGTTTCTTCAAGGAGCTCACAAAACTTAAAAAGAACGTAATAATAATTTAAAAAATTTACACGATAATCGGGACAAGTTTTAGCATATGGTGCTTGAATTTCCATAAATAAATTACACAAAATATCTTCTAATTCAGGACTAAAAACTGGAGGTTTAATACCCAATTTATTTTTAATAAACGCAATATGTTCATAATATTTATTAAACCCTAGTTTCTTAAGAATTTCTTTTGTTTTATTATGTGTTAGTTGTTCAATTCCAATTCGTTCCTTTTTAATTTGTTGTTGAATTTGGTCAATAACCACATAAGGAATTTGAGTAGTTTCCTTTCCTTGAAATTGTGCTAATATTTCCTTAAAATGATTAATTTTCTTATAAGCATAAAAACAAACTTCCTTTGGAGGTTCTTTATAACTAGGTTTCTCGTTTTCAATTAAATAAGGCAAATTAACAGCACAAACATTACAAATAAGTACACCCTCATCGTCAAGGGGTATCATTTCTCCTTTGTAACAAAATTGACATATATCGGTTTCTCTAATAAACGAATTCATATCCAAGAAAGATTCATCAATGTTACTTAAATATTTTTGAACAATATTTTTATTTTTATTTTCAGTTATGTTTTTTTCATTTTCAGAGTCATCTTGTTTAACTTTGAAAATATTAAAAAGTAATTGATTTTTAGAAGTGACAACTTTGTTAGTTTCTTCCACATTATTAATGTTTTTTTTATTTTCAAAATATTCAAAAATAAATTTAGAGTTATCAAGAAAGTAGTTATTTTTTTTGTCCTTCAGTTTTTTAATTGTTTCATTAATTTCTTTTATTCTATCTTTTATTTCCATTAATTGTTCAATAAAAATAATAGTTTTGTTATCTAATTTTTGTTTAAGTTCGTATCTTTCTTCTTTTAATTTAGGTATAGTATCAAATTCATCTTTAACAAAATCATTTACAAACTCTTTATGCTTACAATCTAACGTGGTGGAATATTTTTTACAATTTTTTATTTTTTTTGTGGCCTTTGGTTTAAAAGATGGCATTAAGTATATATATTGTTTATAGAAATATTTAATTAGTATTTTTATCAAATTATATTAAAATATATTTACATGTAAACAAAATATAACAAAATATAATAAAATTGAATTTAATATTATAAGCAATTATATAATATATTTACAGATGTTGAATTTACTCGATAAGATGTTTATTAAGAGATTTTGTTTACCTTCTAATTCAGATATTGAATTATATGAGAATGGCTCATCTAATGTGAATACATCTAATGTGAATACATGTTTATGTGGACATTATAATCATGTGGCGTGTATTTTGAAAGGAAAAGGGAAAGGAAAATATGAAAAAAACTAAAATATTAAGTTTTGGGTGTAATGCAAATAGCGATTGTATAACACCCGGAATACACGCAGAACAAGATGCTATAAATAAACTCAAACCATTAAAATATAAAAAAAATTTAGAATCTATAAATATATTAGTAATAAGATTATCATCAAAAAATAAGTTACAATCGAGCAAACCTTGTGCTAATTGTATAGAAAGTATGAAAAATGATCCAATTAAAAAAGGATACAAGATACAAAATGTATTCTATTCGAATAGTGAAGGAAATATAATTAAAACTAATATTGTTAGTTTAGATAATGATGAAAAACATATTTCAGAATTTTATAAACAAAAGGCAAAGATTAATATTTTAAATAAATTAAATATGTAAAAATATTATTTAGATATAGAAATAAGATAATAAGTTAAAAGAAGAAATAAAGAATGCTATATAACTTTAATAATGGACATAGAAATAAAGTTAGAAGACAAACAATTAGAGATAGATAAACTAAAATTCCAAAAAATGGTTTTTTTATTTAATGCTTTAGACAATGGTTGGTCAATAAAAAAAAGAAAGGATTCATATATATTTACAAAAAACCACGAAGGAAAAAAGGAAATATTTGATGAATCGTATTTGTCTATATTTATGAAAGAAAATACAGACATTAATAAAATATTATCGTAAATATGTAAGTAATTCTTGTATAAATTGTAACCATTATATAAAATGGTAAACTTAATAATTATGTTATATATACATATTTATGAGGGGTAATAATTATATTAATTAATAATTATAGAAAATGTGTAGGTATACATTGTAAAACTAAATTTAATTATTTATTTCAATTAAATTTATTTTCAAAAGTTTTTTATCTTTAGGAATAATATAATATGGGAGGCGGATTAATGCAGTTAGTGGCTTATGGAGCCCAGGATGTTTACCTTAAAAGCCTGTAGGGTAGAAAAACATCAGGGAATATCTAAAAAAATACGATATTCATAAAGCCTTTTGTGGATGCTTCTCTTTTATAGAAAGTACCACTGATGTTAATCAGGGAAATTAATAAATTCACAAATTAATTTGAAAAACCCTGGTAAGAAAATCAAACTGCTTGAAACCCCTAAAACTTATTCTACTAAGCAATTTTTGTGAGAAAATTGTGGCCAAGACAAAGACCTTGGGTATAGTAAAAATGAATAAGATGAAATTAATGTAACAAAAATAATATAACAAATAAATTAAATAATAGAAATGGGCAATGAGCATCCAAGCTTCTTTAAATAATATTATTTTAAAACAATATAGATACAAAATAATTTAGAATGTATAAATAAATGTCTTGCGAAATAAATGAAAAAATATGTGATAAATGTGAAGTTAATTATCCGATTAGTAGTTATAGAAAATATAATGAAACATCCATTGGAAAAACTTGTAAAAAGTGTTTAAATGAACTAGATAAAATAAGAAAGAAAAATCTTAGACAAAAAAGGTCAGAAACTGTTTTGGTAAAATGTGAAAAATGTCAAGAAGAAAAGGCATTAAAATGTTTTGCAAAACTAAAAAAGTTTTATAAAAAAAAGATTTGTCGTTCTTGTTATCCTAATTTTTTAACAGAACAAAAAACGGAATGGTGTAAAAACGAACATGATACAAATATAAATTATAGAATTAAAAAATCGTTAGCTGCCCGTTTAAGAGCTGTTATTGTTAAAAACAATTCAACCATGAATTATATTGGATGTAATATTCAATATTTAAGAGAATGGTTTGAATATAATTTTACGAGTGAAATGAATTGGGATAATTATGGGTCATATTGGTCAATCGATCACATTATACCAGTTTGTAAATTTGAATTAACTGATGAAGATGAAAAATTAAAATGCTGTAATTGGACAAATTTAATGCCCGTAACAGTTAAATACAATTCATCAAAAAAAAGCATAGACATGAAACAAATACAATATATTGTAAATAAAATAGAAAAATTTAAAGAAGAAGGTTCAACGACTAAATGGTTTTCGAGTGAATTTATATTAAATAAAGATTTTGCTGAAATGAAAGCAAATATGAATTCACTATAAGATATAGTCTAATCCTTATTGAAAGATAAGGTAGAGGAAATGTACAGGTAATCCTCAAATTACTTTCTGGAAAGTGACATACCGTCGCTATACCAATTTTGCTATTGAATCAATTGAGCAAACATTCAATGGCCAAGCTGATTTCGGACGTCGTGTTCAATGCACGATCAGTAGAAACGGCGATCTTGCATACAGAACATACTTGCAAGTTACTTTACCCGAAATTAACCAACTTATGGGCATTGCTTCCTTCGCTGCTGGCCAAGGATCGGGTGTCTATGCTCGTTGGTTAGATTTCCCCGGTGAGCAAATCATTGCTCAAGTTGAGGTTGAGATTGGTGGCCAACGCATCGATCGTCAATATGGTGACTGGATGCACATCTGGAATCAACTTACAATGACTGCTGAGCAAGAGCGTGGTTACTTCAAGATGATTGGTAACACCACTCAACTCACATTTATCACAGATCCTTCTTTCTCTGAAGTTGATGGCCCTTGTGACTCCTTGGCTCCTCGTCAAGTTTGTGCTCCCCGTAATGCTCTTCCTGAAACAACCCTTTATGTTCCTCTCCAGTTTTGGTTTTGCACCAACCCTGGTTTGGCATTACCTTTAATCGCCTTAAAAACTGTAGGGCAGAAAAGTATCCATCCTAAAACATTTGAGAACTGTTTTAGGGAAACAATGTTAGGGGCTCATAATGACTGTTGTCATCCCCAGATGCTAGTTGCTTATTAACTTGAAAAATTAGATTTTTTGTAATAAGTAGCAACATATCCAAATTGCGGGAAACCCATAAAGACGTAAAAAAAATATTGTATAAAACACAACTTAATGACAAAGCAATAAGTGGTAGTATAGTAATGGAACAAAAAATATGTTATAAATGTAAATTGCTTTAACACAAAATATACACAATATTTGGGGTACCAAGCTGTAAATGAAAGTTTACAGTGGCTGAGAATAGAACTCGGGTATGGTAAAAATCCTCCGTATGATACTAATGTAAATACATTAGTTGAAATTGGCAATCCGCAGCCAAGCCTCTAAATCCGAATGATAAGGATATGAGGAAGGTTCAACGACTAAATGGTTATGGGTTTGAGAAGTCTAATCAACTTCAATGATAACTTAAGATATAGTCTAGTCCCCTGCAAAAGTCTTATGTAATTTGATCGCAATAAGACTGCAGATAAATACCACGAAAGTGGGGGTATAAGTGATCCCGTACAGTATCACGAAGTTAAGATCAACCTTGATATTAGACCCATTGATGAGTGTTTGTGGGCTGTCACCACTCTTTCTTGCCAGGATGCAAGTAATCAACAATATGCTCCTGGTCGCCCTGTTCCTGCTGCTATTGCATACAATCAATCTTTGGTTGCTGCTTCTTTGTATGTAGATTATGTATTTTTGGATACTGATGAGCGCCGAAGATTCGCCCAAAATCCTCACGAATACTTGATCACCCAACTCCAATTCACTGGAGATGAGTCTGTTGGTTCGTCTTCCAATAAGATTAAGCTCAACTTCAATCACCCCGTTAAGGAGCTTATCTGGGTTGTCCAGCCCGATCAAAACGTTGATTATTGTTCATCCCTGGTTTGTGATGCTCTTTTATTCAAGGTTCTTGGTGCCCAACCCTTCAACTACACAGACGCGATTGATGCCCTTCCCAATGCCATTCACGCTTTCGGCGGACCTGCTGGTATTGCTGCGGATTCTCGTGCTTACATTGATGCCCAAGGTTTGTTTCAAGATGCTGGTGCTCTTGATTACGCAATTCCTAACGGATTCACTGGATATTGGCACGGACCTTCCAATCCTTACAACGAGCCCAGTCTTGGCGGTGTAGTTCCAAACTATAATGGTGTTGCTGGTCTATCTGATGCTGAAAAGGCTGCTCTTGCCGCTCTTCAAGGCGGTTCTCATTTGGATAACTCCACTGTTTCCGATGCCGGCACCTTCGTTCTCTGCGAGACCTCTATTGATCTTCACTGCTGGGGGCAAAACCCTGTTGTCACCGCTAAGCTCCAACTTAACGGCCAAGATCGTTTCTCTGAGCGTGAAGGATCTTACTTCTCTTGGGTCCAACCTTACCAAGCACACACCCGTTGCCCTGATGAAGGTATTAACGTGTATTCGTTCGCGCTTCGTCCTGAGGAGCACCAACCGAGTGGAACTTGCAATTTCTCCAGAATTGATAACGCAACCCTTCAACTTGTTCTCTCGAACGCCACTGTTGAGGGCACCAAGACTGCTAAGGTCAGAGTGTATGCGACCAATTACAACGTCTTACGTATTATGAGTGGTATGGGGGGCTTGGCATATTCCAATTGAGCACCATATATCGTGTGGTTATTATTCATATATTTTAATATTAAAATTTAAATACTTATATTGGTTTTTAATATTAAAAGCAAAAAACAACTTAAAGACATCGCCATATATTAACTTATAAAATGAGCGTAGATATCGTTGACCTTATTGAAAGTAATCCAATTACCAAATTAAATGGTAATTACCAGTCAAAATTAGTTGAAAAGGTTAAAAATAATTTTACAAATTATGAACAGCAACTATTTTTGTCTAGTTTTTATTGTTATTTAAAGTATGATACCAAGAATGACTTCGTGATTGATTTAGATAATATTTGGAAATGGCTTGGGTTTCAGCAAAAATATAACGCAAAATATTTATTAGAAAAGCAATTTATTATTAATACTGACTATAAAATGTTTGCTCCTGAAGCTTCAGGAGCAAAAACAAACGTTAGGGGTGGTCATAATAAAGAAATAATTATGTTAAATGTTGATACATTCAAAAGAATGTGTTTAAAAGCGGGAACTAAAAAAGCAGACGAAGTTCACGATTATTTTATTAAACTTGAAAATATTATGTTTGAAATAGCCAAAGAAGAATGTGAAGAATTGAAACAACAATTACAACAAATTGTAACCATTAAAAACAAAGAAACGGAAGAAAAATTAGTTAAACAAAAGGAATTAGACAAAGAAAAATTTTTATTAAAAGAATATGATAATGCGGGAAATATGATTTATCTTATTAAAGTAAAGAGTTATGAAAATGGAACATATATTGTAAAAATCGGAGAATCAAGAAAAGGAATTCAAAATAGATATACCGAGCATAAATCTAAGTATGCTGAATGTTTATTATTGGATTGTTTTTCGGTTGATAAAAGTAAGGATTTTGAGAGTTTTATACACCATAATACAATTATGTATCATAACAAGGTTAAAAATCTAATCGGTCACGAAAAAGAAAACGAACTTTTTTTAATTGGTAGCAATTTAACCTACCAAATAGTTATTAAACTTATAGACGATAATATTACTAATTTCAATTATAGAGTTTGCGAATTATTAATGGAAAACGAATTATTGAAATCCAAACTAGAAATGATACCTCAGCCCAATATGAATAACGAATTAATTGCGGAACTTATTAAAACCGTTAATATATTAACTGATAAAATTTCTTCGCTTGAACACTCAAATACAGAAATAATAAATAAACTTAATAATCGTGAATCCAAAGTAGTAACAGTAACTGGATTTAACCAACAAATACCTAATTTGGGACCACGTCTTCAAAAAATTAATCCAGAAACTTTGGGATTAATCAAAGTTTATGAATCAGTAACCGAATTAATGAATGAAAACAAAGACATTAAACGACCAAGCATTGTAAAGGCAATTGAAGAAAATACTATTTATTGTGGATTTAGATGGTTATTAACAGAAAGATATTTAGATCCAAATATTATCAATAATATTCAGCAAACAAAAGAAACTAAAGTTCAAAATTTAGGTTATATTGCCAAATTAAATAAAGAAAAAACGGAATTATTAAATGTGTATTTAGATAGAAAAACCGCTGCAACTTTTAACAATTATCAAAGTTCATCAGCCTTAGATAATCCAGTAAAAAACAATACTATAACAAATGGTTATTATTATACTTTATACGATAATTGTGAACCAATGTTAATTCAACATTTTGAAGATAAAAATGGAATACCATTGCTATATAAAAACGGAATCGGACAATACGATATTAATAATAATTTGGTAAAGGAATTTTCTTGTAAATATGAATGTATTAAAGAATTAAAAATGAGCGATAAAACACTTGCCAAAGCATTAAAAAATAATATTCCATATAATAATTATTATTATAAAGAAGTAGGAAGTAAATTAAACTATTTATAAAAAGTTTTTTATAACCATAATATATATATATAATGAACTTGTTAGTTACTGGTTGTTGTGGATTTATAGGTTCCAATTTTGTAAATTATTATTTTAAGGAAAACAGTTCTGTAAACATAATAAATTTAGACGCTATGTATTATTGCGCATCTGAGAACAATGTTGACGAACATATAAGAAATTCTGATAGATATACGTTAATTAAAGGCAATTTATGTTCATTTGAACTTATTTCATCTACATTAGCGCTTTATAATATTGATACTGTAATTCATTTTGCGGCACAATCGCATGTTCAAAATTCATTTGACGATGCTTTACAATACACAAATGATAACGTAGTCGGAACACATACATTATTGGAGGCGTGTCGTAAATATGGAAAAATACAACGATTTATTCATATTTCAACCGATGAAGTATATGGTGAATCAATGATATCTGAAAATGAAGAGAAAAAAAACGAAGGATCTGTTTTATGTCATACAAATCCATATGCTGCAACAAAAGCAGCTGCTGAATTAATAGCTAAGTCATATTATCATTCATTTAAAATGCCAATTATTATAACACGTGGTAATAATGTGTATGGTCCAAATCAATATCCTGAAAAACTAATACCTATATTTATTCAAAAACTTTTACAAGGTAACCAAGTTACTATTCAAGGGGATGGGTCAAATATTAGAGCATTTTTACACGTAAGTGATGTATGTTCGGCTTTAAAATTAGTCTTAGAAAATGGTAAAATAGGGGAAATATATAATATTGGAAGTGACGATCATCACGAATATACAGTTTCGCAGGTGGCGCATATATTGATTGAAAAAATAATCGGAACAAAAGATTACGATAAATGGATTAGTTATATTCAAGATAGACCATTTAATGATAAACGATATTACATAAGTAATCAAAAAGTTAAAGATTTGGGATGGACAATTGAAACCGAATTTAATAAGGGACTTGATGAATTAATTGAAAAAATAAAAATATCGATTATTAAATAATTATTCAATGTTTTCTTGTTTTACGTTTATTGCTTTTTTTATATTTTTTTGTTTTACGTTTAAACATATGGTTTCTTGTTTTTACTTTTCCGCCTAATATTCCAGCTAAAAATAAGGCACCAACTCCTGTTCCTAAAACAGCAGCAGTACCAACACCAACAGCAACATTTTCCGGATTATTTTTAGCATAATCAATAGCTCCTTTACCTATATCGGAAGCATACGTTTTTATTAAATGTTCAATTTGTGGTTTATTAACATTACCTATCGTGGCTCTTGGAGGTAAAAACGGAGCTGTATTTTTTGGTGCTGGTATTGGATTATCAAATTTATTAATATGTATTTCAATCGAATACGATAAATCTTTTATATTAAATTTTAATTTCCCATTCATATTTCCCCATGTAGGCGGTTCGTCATACTCAGTATTGAATAAATCAAGAAGGGTAGATTCAATTCTTAAAACAATATATTGTTCTTTTAAATTTACAATAATATCTATATTTTTGTTACCGCCTCGTTGCATAATCCCATTCTTTGCCAACGAACCTGTAAACATATCGCTTACAAATTGAATATTTTGTTGAATACAACATAAATCAATTATATTAATAATATCTAATGAAATTGGCATTTTTTTGGTATTCATTGAATTCATAAGTGTTGAATTAAAATAATCAACTTCCTGATCATATTGGTCTTTTCCAGCAAAATTTAATAATTCTTTATTAGGAACAACTATGTTGTTAATTTTAATAACTCCTGCTCTATGTAAATCGTGGCCTAATTGAGATTTAAGTTTAGAAATATCAAAAATGCCAGTATTAAATATATCTCGTTTCTGAAAATATAACACTTGTGTTAAAAAATAATACAAATTTTTTTCAGTATTATTATATAAAGTAAAATCTATTGTCCCTGTTGGATTTTGTAAATATCGCCCAACTTCAGGAGAAGTATCAAATAAGGTAAACATCGCAGTTGATTTTTCTTTTTCAATTTCATCGCGATTATCTTTATTTTTACTTATAAACGGATAAATTTTATTAATTTCTTCAAAAACCGGTGTTACTGGTAGCAAACTTGGATTTGTTTTAACAAATGTTTTATAATTATTAATTTGTAATTGATTATACCCGACTACATCTTTATATGGTTCATCGTTCATAATTTTTTTTATATTTGCTACATTTGTTTCATCGCCACTATAACCTAAAATATCTTTTTTATATGTTAATTGAGCATCATAAGTCATATTAAGTTGTTTACAATACGGAGATGAATTTTTTTGACCTAAAACATTTTTTGGACAACATTTTGTATAATTAATTTTCATTTTTTTTAATGGGTCTTCCCCTTTAGATATAGTTGATAAATTCATAATATTACAATCATCGTCTATATTTTTTGGATCACCGCCTTTTTTATATTTTTTTACATACTTTTTATATATATTTTTACGAGATTTCATATAATATATACTTTTAAAAAAGTATATATAATTAAGTTCTTTGAGTCAATATTTAAAAAAGTATTATAATAATGAAAACATGGAAATGGAGCACAGGAGAAGCTTATTACAAGAGTGCTAGACCGGAAAAACCTAGTAAAGAACCGAATTCAAATACAAATCCTAATTACGAATATGATTCGCAAAAAAGCGCAATCAATCAATCTTTAGCAGACGATTCTTTTTTTAATCAAGATTCTGATTTACTTAATATTACTAACTCAATGTTTTCAAGAAATCAAACAGCTAATGAAACTAGACGCGAAGATATTGATACAAAAATGGCCGATCGTGAACTACTAGCCCAAAGAGGAGTTAATCCGTTTTTACAAACTAGTTATGTTAATGATATCGTAACTCGGGATATGTATTTGAAGCCAGTTAATACGACACATGGTAGAGAAAAAGAGGCTATAAAGGATGAATAATAAAGGATGAATAATAAAGGATGAATAATAAAGGATGAATAATAAAAAATGAATAATAAAGGATGAATAATAAAGGATGAATAATAAAGGATGAATAATAAAGGATGAATAATAAAATAATAAATATTTTATTTTATAAATTTATATTATTTATATAATATTTATTTATATAGCCTTTACGCACATAGTATGAAGCAATCTATTCGCAATGTAAGCCAAGAATATATTTAATAATACCATAACAGAATTAATAACAAATGTAATATTAACTTTCTTGAAATGCATAATCATAAAAAATGATATAGAAATAGCACTAAATACAAATAATGCTCCTAAAATAATAGATAAAATATAAAAATAAACACAGTATTCTCTTGGCAAAGGGCCAAAATATTTATTCATAAAGCCGGACATTATAATATAAATAAATATATTAAATTCGTTAAATTAAATTAAAAATAACATATTTAGAGAAAACAACTTAAATAAATTGTCTGAAATCTTAAATAATGAACAACTCAAGTTATACAACTCAAAATGAGTTATTACTAAAGAAACTGATTATTTTCTATGATACCGATTTAAATGGTTCCTTTAATGTAAATAACAATTTAGACAAAATGATTCGAATTATTACTGGCGAATCTAAAATATCTCTTAGAATTGTTGATTGGTTTGCAACTAACTATGCTAAAAAACATTATACGTTATTTACAATTGAACAAACTAGTGATAATATTTCGAGACGGTTTAAGGTCTACGATGATTATAAACTTAAATTAAAAGCTTATAGTAAGTCGCGTTTTGACCCGTTTTGTCGATGGGGTAGAATTAGCATACCATATACCAAGGGAAAATTTATTGAAACAACTATTGGACAATTAAATTTCTTTAAATGGGCTCTTGAAAATAAGGTTATCGAATATGTGGAACAAAATTATGATACCATTGAAAAGGACATGAATAGTCGTAACAGCACCTCCAAAAGAAAAGAAACACTTGTGGATAACTCCAAGACGCGAAAGAAGCGCGAAGAATTGTCCATTTCGGCTACTAAAAGTATCATAAAGGAGAAGGTTGAAATAATTGTTCAGTTTAATTGATTTGCTTTCGTTTTTAACAATCTAAAACGAACATATATATATATATTTAATTTACCAATCGGGAAAGCAATAAAATATTATACAATCAGCGATAATAAAAAATATGTATATTAACTATCTCGCCGAAAGAAATTTATGATTTTATTTGTTTATAATTTGGTAACGGTTTTAAATGTTACAACAAATTCGGCGTAATAGAGGTTAATAATATAATATGTCCGAATTTACACGAAATTTAGATGAATTGTTACATTTATCACCTCAAAGGGCAAATTTAACGTCCAATTTAAAAAAAAATTTTAAAGAAAATATACATTATATTAAAACTAATTTACAAATTGTAAACCAATGGGGCGGACATAATAAAATTATATTTATGCTTACTGAAACCGCATTTAATTTATTACAGAATTCATATAATTTACGAAATAGATATATTGTTGATTTAAGTGAAAATGTAAAACATATTAATATCGGGATGTGTATTGAAACCCAAACTATAGGATTTATTGAAAATTCTTATAGTAATATAATAAATATAAAAAGACAATATTATATTGGTAAATATAGAGTTGATTTGTATCTGATTGACTATAAGTTAGTTATTGAATGTGATGAAAATAACCATATTGATAGAAACCCTACTCAGGAAAAAATACGCGAATATTATATAACCTCGCTTGGAAATAGATTTATACGATATAATCCAAACGAAAGTTCGTTTGATTTATCTAATGTATTAAGAGAAATAAACACCATATTATTTTTAGGAAAAGTGTGATATTGTTATTTTTGATATTTTAAATTGTTTTTATTCAAGTGTGAAAACTGGTATAAAATTTGGATCAACCTTTTTGAAAGGTTGAAAATATTATATTTATTTATTTTATAAATGAATACAATACAAAAACGTTTTCTATTATTTTTGATAGGTTGTATAGGTACTAGATCTTTATTTGTATACTTAGCAAAAAATGCGAATACAACTTATTTAACGTATATGGGATATTTAGCGCTTTTACCTGCTATGGGATTTATTTATTTATTTTTGACTGGATCAAGAAAGACTGGACCGGAAGTTTTTGGTGATAAAATTTGGTGGAATGATTTGAGACCAGTTCACGGATTATTATACCTTTTATTCGCTTATAACGCAATTAATAAAAATAATGGCGCCTGGGTATATTTGTTAGTTGATGTTATTGTTGGACTAACAAGTTTTCTATGGTTTCATTATTACAATGGAGATTTTTCTAAATTACTATAGTAAACTTGTAATAAAAACTTGTAATAAGAACTTGTAATATAGTAATAAAATAAACTATAAGTTAATATGTAATTAAAAATTTAGTATTATAAATAAATATGGGTAATACTCAATCAATGAAAAAAATAAATTACGAAGATATGCAAACCGTTACAAAAAATCCAGAAATATATTTAATAATTAATACGCTATCCCCGTCTGACCAAAAATGTTTAATTGTCAACACAACGGTTGCTGAAGAAGAAGAAATACTTATTAATAAGTATTTAAAGGAAAATAAAAGCATTAGAATTATAGTTTATGGAAAAAATTGTAATGACGATAGTGTTCAAAAAAAATATCAACAGTTATTAACGTTGGGGTTTTATAATATTTTTGTATATACAGGCGGAATGTTTGAATGGTTGTTACTACAAGACATTTATGATAAAGATTTATTTCCAACAACTAAACAAGAATTAGATTTATTAAAATATAAACCAAATCAGTTATTAAATATTGCTTTATTAGAATATTAGATTTAATTATTAAACTTAAATATATTTATTAATTTGAGGAAAGAATGAATTAATTTTAAGTTGATTAATACTACTATTCTTTTTTTTTAAAAAATCTTTTGTCCAATCAACGTCTAATACTTGGACAAAATCATCGTCTTTTTCTTCTTCTTCTTTTTCTTCTTCTTCTTTTTCTTCTTCTTCTTTTTCTTTTTGTTCTATATTTTTAATTAATCCCATATTTGCTAATTGATCTGCTCGTTTATTATGCGTTCGATAAATATGCGTAAATGTTATATATTTAAACTTACATTTCAATGCTCTAAATTTTTCATATAATATCAATAATGTTTCATTTTTTACTTTATAAACCTTATTAGCTTGGTTAATAACTAACAAACTATCTCCATAAACACATAATGATGTTATGTCTAATTTTATAGCTTCTTCAAGACCTATAATTAATGCGCAATATTCTGATTCGTTATTAGTTTTGTTTCCAATATTTTCACAAGACGCAGATATTTCATCACCGTTTTTGTAAATAACTGCGCCGATTCCAGAAGGACCGGGATTGCCTTTACTACAACCGTCAAAATATAATGAATATTCGCATATTGGATGAACTTGATTCAAATTAATATTGTTATTTTTTGTATTTGTATTTGTATTTGTATTTGTATTTGTATTTTGTTTTTTCATTATATATATATGTTATTTAGTGTGTAACTAAATATTTAAATCAATTTTTTAAATTATATATAATTAAATATTTTAAAAATTAATTTAAATATAATTTATTATTGTTAAATAACAATGGTTCACGGTAATTGGTATTCGGCTCGATATGAAATATATTTAACAAAACCATTAGATGTATATAATGATATTTTACCTATTTGTTCCAGTGTTAGATATATGTTAAAATACGTACAAATGGGAAAAGATGAAAAAGATGAAAAAGATGGGGTAGATGAATATAAATTAATTATAATAGATACAGAAAATTTAAATAAACGTTTTACAACAAGACCAATTTCTAAATCTTATGTGTATGCAATAAATACAATAGAATATGATTATAATAATAAACAAATAACTAGAGAAAATGAGCCAACTATGTTTGAATGTCAAGATGTGTTTACTTACGCAAATAAAATTAAACATCAAAATCAAGAAGATAATTTGTTTATCCCAATTAAAAAAGAACAATTGGATGAATTAGAAATTAGACTTAAAGAAATAAATGATCTATTTAATTCTGGCCTTGGCCTACTATGTGATAAAAAAAGTGAAAATGATTTTAAGGCATTAACATTAGAATATAAAAAAATATTAAAAACAATACAAATTCAATACATTATAGCAAACCCAAAATATTATAACAAAATTATTTTAATGGAACAAGAACTAACAAATATTGAATTAACGCAAGAAGAACTTGATTTAATCAAGGCGGTTGAAAATCATCCAACGCTTGCTGGATTAATTAAATTTTCGGGATTTAATTTAGCAAATGGATTTTATTAATTGTCAATTATACCTTTTAACAGACGTAGTCTAATGAAAAGCAACACCATAAGTCAAAATAGCATAATAAATTATTATATAAATATACCTGTTTATATAATATAATGAATTATTTATTATATTTAGTATCTTTAGCTTCGTTTATAAACGCATTTGTTAAAGGAGATACAGAATGCGCTATAGTTTCATCATTCGGCGATAGAAGAACAGACAAAATGTCATTGCGTTTAGTTCAATATAATGTCGAATGGTTATTTATTGATTATTATTCTAATTCAAATTGTCCAGGAAATGGATGTAGTTGGCATACAGTTTCTGATGCCCAAAATCATTTATCATATGTCGCAAATACAATAAATTTTTTAGAACCAGATATTATTAATTTATGCGAAGTTGAAGGATGCGACGAATTAAATATATTAAAGGATCAATTAGATTCTACATATACTTCATATTTAAAAATTGGAACAGACACATCAACTGGACAAAATGTAGGGATGTTAACGCGTATTGATCCTCTTGTTAGTTTATATCGCAGTGAAGAAAGAATAGCATATCCTATTTCTGGAACTAAGTGTGATTCTACGAATGTATCTGGAACATCTGGAGTTTCAAAACATTACATTACTGAGTTTAACATATCTTATATGAATGTAGCATTAATTGGTGCGCATTTATTGGCAATTCCAACGGATCCGTCACGATGTGTTCAGAGAGAAGCTCAGGCCCAAGTGTTACAAAATATTGTTAGTTCATATATTGTAAAAGGATACGAAATTATCTTACTTGGAGATATGAATGATTATGATGCTGAATTAATGGATATAAATTCTAATAAACCAACATCTAGAGTTTTAGATATTATGAAGGGTCTAGATGGCCAAAAGAAGGGAACATATATTTTAACAAATATTGCTTATAGAATGAAACAATCGGACAGATATAGTGATTGGTGGGATTCCGATAATAACTGTAATACAAGCTCACAAAACGACTTGTCAATGATAGACCACGTGTTAGTTACTGCAAATATTAATGAAAAAATAATTGATGCTTTTATTTATCATGATTATAAAGAATATTGTGGTAAATGGGATTCAGATCATTATCCAGTGGTTATTGATTTTAAATTTTGAAAAAAATTATTATATATAATCGCATATTTTAGCAATAAATTTGTCATCTTCGTTTTTTGAATTAAAATTTATAATTACTTGAAACGGTTTACCACAACCAAATATTAAATCGTTTTTTATATATAAATCACACAATTTTTTTTCTGTATGTGGTCCAATTTGGTTTCCAGAGCTTTTGAATGAACCGTGGCGAAAAATACAACAATTTAGTTTTTCAATTAAAATTTGGTCTTTACAATGAGGACATTCTACAACTATATTAGTAATAAATTCATTATTAATTTTGTTATCCATTAAATAAATTATATTTATATTTTAAATTAAAAAAATAAATAAATAAAAAAATTAAAAATAAACAGAAATAAATAAACATAATTTATAAAACAAATTCGTTAATTTCTTCTATCCATTTGTCAATAATTTGTTTATTTACGTAAATATTTATATTTCCATCTAAAACTAGAAGTTTATCATTTTCATTTTCATTTTCATTTTCATTAAGAAATGCTTCGTGATAAGTATGACAGTCTTGTAAATAAGCCAACGGTATAACCTCTTCCCCATCTCTTGATCTTTTATGAATTCTATTATAACAATTTATTGGATCTGTTTTTACATATATCGAATAATTAATAGGGAAATCCTTTGCGAATTCTTCAAACCATTTTAAATAAATTTGATAACAAACATCTTCTATTTTTCCTTGATCGTGAAGCATCTTTGCAAACACCTGTTTATCTGTATATAAACTACGTTCTGTAATAATTATATATTGTTTGTTATTCTTTGTTACAATTTCTTTAATTGTATCTCTCAATATAGTTAATCGTGATATATAAGCCATCATTTGAAACGCAAACGAATACTTCTCTTGGTCAGCATAAAACTTTTTCAACATAGTATTTCCTTGATCATCCTTAATTTTCTCCCAATCATCAACAGGTTCTTTTAGAAAGATTACACATGAATTACCATTATAATACTTTCTTAAATTTTCTAAAAGAGTTGATTTGCCAGACCCAATATTTCCTTCAATTGATATAATCTTGTAATTCGACATAGTATAATAATGTATATAGATACTTTTAGCTTGTTTTTAATAATTCAATTTTAAATAAAATTGAATTATAAAAATAACTTAAAGAAATACACATATATTATAACAATGGATCTTAAACAAAGAAAACTATCTAAGTCTGAATGGGAATCTATCGAAATTCCCGTTTCTAAATCCGAAAATGAAATTTTACAATTAATAACAAGTGGATTTTCAAATGTTCATTTGAAGATTAATAAAACGGATTCTATCTTTACGTTTCTAAAGATAGAATATAATATACAAATTGAAGAATTTCTGTATGTTAAATTCTTTGCTGACAAAATAAAAGATATGGTTCACAATAATAAAATTACGTTTATTCGGTTTGGACCTAATCCAAGTTCAAAGCGTAATTCTACTGTTGGCGAATCGTTACATCAACAAATTCATTATATTGATGTTTCTTCAATTGTTCGTCTTAAAAGCGGAGATCAAATTCGTCTTTCACGCCTTGATAGCGATGTAATTAAAAACGAAGACACGCATATATATGAGTTTATTCTTTATAGTAATCTAGAAAAAATGGTTAATTTAAAATATAGTAATGATAAAAAATGGATGTATTATTATTATACTCTTAGCAAACTAACGAAAAACAATGTTGAAAAGGTAAACAATTATTTGAAGGAAATTATTAATGTATTTATCAGTAATTTTGAAACCGATATTGATTTGTTATATATTACACAACATTCAGTTGAATTTATTGAAAAAAATTCAAATCTATTAAAATTTAGCGATTTAGTTTTATATGAACATCAGAAAGAAATATATACTGTTGTAAGAAGCCCAACTCCTAAATTAATTCTCTATACTGCGCCAACCGGAACAGGAAAAACATTGACTCCATTAGGATTATCTGAAAAATACAAAATTATATTTGTATGTGCTGCTAGACACGTTGGATTAGCCTTAGCAAGATCAGCGATTTCAATTGGTAAAAAAATTGCTTTTGCGTTTGGTTGTTCTGCTGCCGAAGATGTAAGATTGCATTACTTTGCCGCAAAAGAATATACCAAAGACAAACGTAGCGGTCAAATTAGAAAAGTTGATAATACCGTTGGTGAAAAAGTCGAAATCATTATTTGTGATATTAGATCTTACTTATCATCAATGTATTATATGCTTTCGTTTAATAAGGCTTCGGATATTATCATGTATTGGGATGAGCCTACTATTACAATGGATTATGAAAATCATGATTTACATAAAGTCATCAGAAAAAACTGGAAAGATAATATTATTCCTAATGTTGTGCTGTCTTCTGCTACATTACCAAAGCTACACGAACTTACTCATACTGTTTCTGACTTCCAAGAAAAGTTTTCCAATTCAGTTATTAATAATATTGTAAGTCACGATTGTCGTAAAACTATCCCTCTTATTGATAATAATGGTTATGTTGTTATGCCGCATTATTTGTACGATGATTATAATCAGGTTTTACAAGTTGTACATCACTGTGAAGAAAATTTGACTTTATTAAGGTATTTTGATTTGAAAGAAGCTTCTGAATTCATTCATTATGTTGAAACTAATAATCATAATAAAGGATCCTCAAAATTCGAGAGAAATTTTGCTTCAGTTGACGATATTGATATGAAGAGCATTAAGCTTTATTATCTCAAAATGTTAAAAAATATTATTCCTAGTTCTTGGACTATAGTATATAATCACTTCAAATTGTCTCGAACAAAGAGAATTAAACATAATAATAGTATAGATATTAAGGGAAATACAATTACTAGAACGACTAGTGCTACTAGTGCTACTAGTTCTGTAAAATCGGGAGAACCAATTAGCAAAATGTCTAGTGTTCAAATTATTAATACAAATACCAATATCGATCCTCCAGGAAGTTGTGGCGTTTACGTTACTACAAAAGATTCTTATACATTGACGGATGGACCTACAATCTTTCTTGCCAATGATCTACAAAAAATAGCAAAATTTTGTATTCAACAATCAAATATCCCTGCTGTCGTGATGAAGGATATTATGGAGAAAATTGAATATAACAATCAGATTAATATAAGAATTGATGAAATTGAAAAAGATTTGGAATTTGAAGAAACTAAATTGGCTTCAAAAATGAGTGGAAGCACCGCAGATAATTCTAAAGAAGCTAAAAAGCTACAAGGAAAAAAGGAAGGGAAGGGTAAGGCAAAAATCGCTAATAAAGTTATTGAAAAATCATCTGATGGCAATTTAGTTAAATTGCGAGAAGAAATTACCACACTTAAAACTATGGCAAAAAACGCATCATTAGACGATATGTTTATTCCTAATAGATTGACTCATTTATCTAAATGGACGCAATATTTAAATACAACTAATGCGTTTACAAGCGATGTTGACGAAGATACTATCATTTCTATAATGTTACTCAAGGATGTCAATGATAGTTGGAAAATATTGCTTCTATTAGGAATTGGAGTATTCACTGAACATAAAAGCATTGCTTATACAGAGATTATGAAAAAACTAGCAGATCAACAAAAGTTATATCTAATTATTGCTGATAGTGATTATATTTATGGAACTAATTATCAATTCTGTCACGGATATTTAAGCAAGGATCTTGGGTTAACTCAAGAGAAAATCATTCAAGCATTAGGGCGAATTGGACGTAATAATATCCAACAAGAATACAGTGCGCGTTTCAGAGATGATACGCAAATAATTACATTGTTTACCAGATTTAAATCGGAAGATAAACCCGAAGTTATTAATATGAATAAATTGTTTAACTCTAAAAATGTAAGATGGAATGGTGTTGAATATGAAGAATTTCCCGAAGAAGAGTTGGTTGTGATATTTGAGGACGAAGATAATGAGGACGAAGATAATGAGGAGGAAGATGAATCATAATAATAAATAATAAAAACGACTATTGGTTACAACTTAATATTAGATACCTTCCCTAACAATCACCATATTTTTAGTAAACATAAATGCGTCTTTGTTAGTTCTTCTTCTTTTTAAATTACACTCTAAACACGCGACGACTAAGTTGCCATTATTATGTCCTATATCATTATTAATTCTATCAAGTGTCCATTGTTTTTTTTCGCGAACTTTTTCATATAAAATAAACATTTGTTCGGAACAATAATGACATTTCATTTCGCATTTGGTTAATAATTCAATTACTTCTTTAAATTTAATTAGTTGTTGTTCATTTAATTTTTTCTTAAGAATATCCTGTTGTTTATATCCGCATATTTTGTTTTTAATATGTGCTAAAAACATTGCAACATATTTATCTTTTTCTAATGCAGTATCTAACAATTTGTGTATAATATGTAGTTGAGTTTGATATGATAATTCGTATTCGTTTAGACCCCAAGTTTTAGTTTCGACTCTTAGTTTTGTTTCCTTTTCACAATTTATTCTTTTAATATTTTTATTTATATTTTTATTTTTTAATGGTTCATCAATAATTACTATTTTTTTTATATTGTTTTGATTAATATTTTGTTCTTCAATATTGTTTTGATTAATATTTTGTTCTTCAATATTACTCATTATGTTATATAAACAAAAATATTTAATATAAAAATCAATATAGAAATTAAATATTATATTAATATTTTAATATACTATAAAAAATGGAGTTAAAATCTATTTACCATATAATACTATAAATGAACAACAGTGCTCTACAAAGCGATTGTAATGAATTAAAAACATTAAAATATAAATCGATGATATTAAACGGAGTTCCATGGCCAGAAACTAAATCATCCACTGATCTTGCTAATTTAGATAAATTTCTTGAAAATGAAAAAATAACTAATTCTAGTGAGCCTTGGAGCAAATTAGATAAAACTGCTAAAATTAAAAAATTAGTATTATTTTCTGAAAATTACAAAAATAGTAATAATTTATCTGAAATTGAACATCAACAATTAATTTCTTTTTTTAAAGATTGTTTGGATAAAAAACGGTTACAAAGAGTTAAAGATGTTAATTATAATAAGGATACTGGAGAAATTAAAGATGTGCCTGCGTTATATTTTAATAAGCCAACAAACCATTTTACATTAAAAAATGTGGATAAGAGAGTTTCAACCTTGAGAGGACTTGCGCCTAAGAAAAAACAAGGAACTGCTAAAAATATTAAAGAAAATGATTCCGACTGCGAAGAAGATTAACATAATTTTAATTGATTAAAATATTAATTAAAATTGAATTAAGAATAGATATAAAAACAATCCTATATATTATATACTATAATGAACGAATTAATAGAAACGAATGAATTAATAGATATAACAGACCTAATTGTTCCAGAAGAAGACCCAAAATTCTTTAACGACGAAGAAGCATTAGAAATATATCAAACGTGTATTTATCTAATGGATGAATTTATGAAGGATAATCCAAAACTAATTTCGGAACCAGATTTTAATGAAATATTTGATGAAAATATTCAAGAGTTAATGCATTGTCATTTTGATTGTGATATATTTTATACTGAAGATGCTGAAGAGGAAATGGAAGAAATTATAGAACACGCAAAAACGTATGTATTCAAAGAGCAAATCCCACTTAGATCTTATCCAGATACTATTATTTTGAAGGAACCTGATTACGAATTACTTAAAAAACAAATAAATATTTTGAGAAATAAACCTCAGCCAGTTCAAAGAACAAAAGAGTGGTATGAATTTCGCCATAATTTAATAACCGCTTCAAACGCATATAAAGCATTTGAAAATTTAGCAACTCAAAATCAACTTATATATGAAAAATGTCAACCATTAAATCACAGTTTGTATATTAATGGGGATGATGATATTGATGAAGAAGATATTAAAGATGTGTCTATTAAAGATGTGTCTATTAAAGATGTGTCTATTAAAGATGTGTCTATTAAAGATGTGTCTATTAAAGATGTGTCTATTAAAGATGTGTCTATTAAAGATGTTGTTATGGTAAATATAAACGGGACTCTTCACTGGGGACAAAAATACGAACCACTATCAGTTAAATTTTATGAATACACATATGGTACAAAAATAGAAGATTTTGGTTGTATACAACACGAAACATATATGTTTCTTGGAGCATCACCAGATGGTATCAATATTGATCTTGAGTCTAAACGATATGGTCGTATGTTAGAAATTAAAAATATTGTTAATCGCGAAATTGATGGTATTCCAAAGAAAGAGTATTGGATTCAAATGCAGCTTCAAATGGAAGTTTGCGGTCTTGACGAATGCGACTTTTTAGAAACCAAATTTACAGAATATCCTGATTATAGTTCATATATGCTTGATACATTGAATGAATATTTTGAAGACGAAAATGGAATAGAAATATTAAATCCGTGTTTGTCAAAAGATAATAAAATGAAGGGACAAATTATTTACTTTCATACAAAAGAAGGAAAACCATTTTACCTATATAAACCATTAGACCTTATTCACCCAGATGATATATCTGAGTGGCGAGAAAGAAACGTTGATTATTATCAATTTAATCCAGAATTTAAATATACATATATGAAAACTATATTTTGGAAACTAGATTATGTTAGTTGTGTTTTGGTTTGTAGAAACCGCCAATGGTTTAAAGATAACGTACATGATTTAGAAAAACTATGGTCGATAGTTATAAAGGAAAGAGACAGTGGTTATGAACACAGAGCTCCTAATCGCAGACAAAAAAAAGAAAATGTAATAGATATTAATGTTAAACCTAACGATAATAAATGTTTACTACAATTTAATAAGGTAACTGGAAAAATAACTGTTATTAAACAAGACGATGAATTAAAGGACGTTGTAATAATATAAAAGCTATTAATATAGATATAGATATTGTAACCAATTTAATATAAAATATTTTCATTGGTAGGAATAGAATAATATAATTGGTTTGGCTCGGTTCTAAAATAACCAACTCTTGCGCCCGGGCTCTCTTCTGCTGGAGGTAATGGATTAATTTCATTTGATTTATTTTTTATACTATGATACAATGCTCCGCAAAATTCTGGTCTCGAACATGTTCCGTCATCTGGATTATTTCTGTAACGCAAGTTGTTAGTTATCTGTTTAAATGACGGTTCTGCAAATATAGGATAATGCCACCACATTGTGCTAGCGCTAGCATTGGAAACTTCGTTTTTTTTAATAAGGGGATAATCGTTTAATATAGCTTGATCTACAGATAAAGGATATTTTCCTTCTGTCTTAAAGCCTTCTAATTTTCTTATTAAAGGACCTAAATATAGGGCCACTGCTATTATTATTATTAAAAATATACAACTTTTAAAAAAAGTTTTTGACATAATATAATATACTGCGATATAATTTGTTTTGTAATATATTATTCATAAAATAGTTATTAAACTAACTTAAAATTAACTTAAAATTAACCCAACATACTTTATTATATTATGGAATCGAACGATATGTGTGTTACAAAAAGAAATGGCGAATTAGAAGAAATCGCATTTGATAAGATTCTCGCAAGAATTAAAAAATTAGGCTTGGAATCAGATATTCATATAAATTATCAACAGTTAGTTATGAAAGTAATTGATCAATTGTATGATAAAATATCTACTACTAAGATTGACGAATTAGCTGCCGAACAATGCGCATCGATGTCTACATTACATCCAGATTACGGAACTCTTGCAGGACGCATTATTGTTTCTAACCATCAAAAAAATACTGATGCTGAATTTTCAAATGTTATTTCTCAATTATATAGCTTTAATGATATTCATTGTAATCATAAGCCGTTGTTATCTGATGATTTATATAACTTTGTTTGTAAATATTCGTCTGAATTAAATGAAATGATTGTTCAAAATAGAGATTATCTAATTGATTATTTTGGATTTAAAACACTAGAAAAAGCATATTTGTTCAAAATCGGAAATAATATTGTTGAACGACCTCAGCATATGTGGATGCGTGTTTCTGTAGGAATTCATGGCGATTTAAAAAATGCTAACTCTCTAGAATTAATCAAAGAAACATATGATTTAATGTCGCAAAAATTCTTTACTCACGCCACACCTACGTTATTTAATGCCGGAACTATAAGACCACAAATGAGTTCCTGTTATTTATTAGCAATGGAAGAAGATAGTATCGATGGTATTTTTAATACATTAAAGGATTGTGCTAAAATTTCTAAATACTCCGGTGGAATTGGGCTACATGTTCATAATATTAGAGCTAAAGGCAGTCATATTCAAGGAACTAATGGTAAAACAGATGGATTAGTACCAATGTTACGAGTATTTAATAATACTGCTCGCTATGTAAATCAATCTGGGAAAAGGAATGGTTCCTTTGCTATTTATTTGGAACCTTGGCACTCTGATATTTTCGATTTTTTAGAAATGCGTAAAAATCACGGAGATGAAGAATTAAAAGGCCGAGATTTGTTTTATGCTTTATGGATACCAGATTTGTTTATGGAAAGAGTCAAAGAAAAGAATGGAAAATGGTCTCTATTTTGCCCCAATGAATGTCCTGGGTTAAGCGATGTTTATGGTTCACATTTTAACAATCTTTATGAAAAATACGAGCAGGATGGTAAGGCTAGAAAGACAATTAATGCTAGAGATTTATGGTTCTCCATTTTAGATGCTCAGATGGAAACAGGGACACCATATTTGCTTTATAAAGATGCAGCAAACAAAAAATCAAATCAACAGAATCTTGGAACTATTAAATCATCTAACCTTTGTACCGAAATTATACAATACTCAGACGATACTGAGAGCGCTGTTTGTAATTTAGCATCTATAGCTTTACCTTCATTTATTAATATTATAAATAACACGTTTGATTATGATAAGCTTCACAAAGTTACAAAGATAGTAACTAACAACTTGAATCGTGTTATTGATATTAACTTTTATCCGACAGAAAAAACCAAAAGAAGTAATCTAAAACATAGGCCTATTGGTATTGGAGTTCAAGGTCTAGCTGATGTGTTTATTCTTATGAATATCCCGTTTCATTCTGATGAAGCTAGAGAAGTTAATAAGTTAATTTTTGAGACTATTTATCACGCATCTTTGGAAAAAAGTAATGAACTCGTTTGTGATAGGATAGCTAAATTACAGAATAAGACAAATACAAATACAAATACAAATACAAATACAAATATATATGAAATATTTAATGAATATGAAATCGGACAATATAGAAATTCGGAACCTTGTTTTTGTGCTTACAGTTCGTTTAATGGATCTCCGGCATCTAAAGGTATTCTTCAATTTGATATGTGGTCTGTTAAACCTTCAGATCGTTATGATTGGGCTAAATTGAAACAATCGATAATAAAATATGGTCTCAGGAATTCGTTGTTAGTTGCTCCTATGCCTACTGCGTCTACATCTCAGATTCTAGGATTTAACGAATGTTTTGAACCTTTAACTAGTAATTTATACAGTCGAAGAACATTAGCTGGAGAATTTGTAGTTATAAACAAATATTTAATGAAGGAATTGATTGAACTAGGGTTATGGAATGAACAAATTAAAAATAACATTATTGCTAACAAAGGTTCAGTTCAACAGCTAACAGGTTTATCTCAACATATACGAAATAAATACAAAATTGTTTGGGAAATTCCAATGAAACATTTAATCGATATGTCTGCGGATAGAGGTGCTTTTATTTGTCAAAGTCAAAGTCTAAATTTATGGATGGAGGAACCAGTATACAGCAAACTAACATCTATGCACTTTTATGCTTGGGAAAAGGGTCTGAAAACTGGTATTTATTATTTGAGACGAAAGGCTAAACATCAGGCTCAACAGTTCACCATCGAGCCTGATATAAAAGAAATTGGAGAAGAAGATATTTGCGAAATGTGTTCTGCTTAAAATTATCTTTTATTACTACGTTTATTACTACGTTTATTAATTCTTTTTCTTTTATTACTTTTATTACTACGTTTATTACTACGTTTATTACTACGTTTATTACTACGTTTATTACTACGTTTATTACTACGTTTATCACTACGTTTATTACTACGTTTATCACTACGTTTATTACTTCTTTTAGATCCGCCTATTATTGCTGGGGTTTCTCCAGGACATTGATATCCTTCTGGAGAAATTTGTTTAATATAATTTGTTATAATAGAATTGGTTCCACATACATCTAAATTATATTTATAACTACAAAAAATTCTTAAACATACAACTACATCAACTAAAGCATCATGTAGTGCCTCTCCAGCTGGAGCATACTTAAAAAAATGAATATATGCTTCTGATAATTTGGGGCTTTTTATTTTATAAAAAAATTTAGCTTCTCCAGTTTTTTTATCTGTATAGTGTTGCTTATATTGTAAAGCACAAATCGGTGTAGTTTGTATCATCGTACATTCAAAGTTTGAATCAACCATCATATCTTGAATTTGTGGTAAATTATCTTCGACAGATAAACGCAATAGTTCGGATATAATCATTTTTCTATCGAATTGAACATTATGTCCAACAACAACGTTAGCTAATTTAATGTCATCTAAAAATTCATGTAATGCTTCTTGAATTGTAGCTCTATTTTCAATAGGAGCACTAGCTATTTTTTCTCTTGTAATATGATGAATTTTTAGACTACCTTCTGAAATAACTATATTATCAGGTATATCTATATATTTATTAAATATTTTTGCGCTTTCAGGACTTTCAGTATCATATAAAATATAACTTAATTGAATAATTGAAGGCCATTTATCTAACATAGGTTTCCATGAAGTTTTAATACCTTCGGGTTTCAATAAACTAGTATCAAACGTTTGTCGTTCAGTCCAGGTTGAACCTGGCATTTGGGGAGGTATATCGGTTGTTTCAGTATCAAATACAAGTATTTTTACCATTTATATAATCATATAAATAATTAAATAACTTATGTCTTAATTCGTATTAATTAATTAATTCGTATTAATTAAATTTGTGTAGTTAAGCAAATTCTTTACATATTCCAAAAGTTTTTCTATGCCATTTAGTAATTCCGTGTTGTTTAATTCCATCCATATGTTTTTTAGAACCATAACCTTTATTTGAATCAATTCCATAATGTTCAATTAATTCAGGGTTTAAAACGCACAAATCGTTAATATATGTATCTCTTGCTACCTTTGCTAATATAGATGCTGCCGCAATTGATGTATATTTATTATCACCGCCTTCAATCATTTGATATCTAATAGTATCCATTTTTGTTTTTGTTTTATTTAAAACTGTATAAGGTTTAAAATAATTACCATCCACTAACAATAATATGCTTTCTATCTGGAACTCGGGTATTTTTGTTAAAACGGTTTTTATACATTTATGCATTGCTGACTGTGTTGCCTGTAAAATGTTAATCTCATCAATAGTTTGTTCGTCTTCATATTCTACAGCCCAAGCAATCGCATTTTCTTTTATATATTCAGCAACTTGTTCTATTTTCTTTTTATTTTTACTATGAAATTTTTTACTATCTTTCATTTGAGAATGGTCAAAGCTATCATCTTTAGGTAAAACTACAAGTCCCGCATATACTCTACCAAACATAGGCCCTCGTCCAGCTTCATCTATCCCACATTCTATTATGCTTACATCTTCATCTAAATATTTTTTTAATGGTTGTTGGACTATTCTTTTTCTTTTTTCTTTTATTATTTCTTCAGGAACATTTTCGTTTTTTATAGCCGTTTTCTTTTTAGAGACAGGAATAATCTCTTTTACTTCATTTTCGTCGTCGTCTTCAGAATCTTCAATTATTACAGCACTGATCCAGTCATTGTTTTTCTTTTCAGACATAATTGCTTTATATAATTATTATAAGATAATAATTATTTAACTGAATCAATTTTTTTCACTATATAAATTATACAATGAAAGGCGAATTATTAATACTTTTTGTAATTTTATTATTAGCATTAATTTTATGTTCCTTTTTAGGAGGTAACTGTGGAAAAGAAGGTATGGAAAATGGTCAAACATATTATGGATCTAACGGCGCTTCTGCTCAACTCCAAACAGATTCATCTGGTAACAACAGTTTAGTTGTTACAACAAGTGACGGAACAAGCACCACATATTTAAACACTAATTCGGATATGTATACTGGACCTAATGGTGCTACTGCTACTGTAAAACAAGAAACAAATGGAACTGCCGTCCAAGTAAAAGATAGCAGTGGAAATATTGTTTTAACTTTAACTAACAATTCCAATAATGGAAATTCAACGGCTACTACACAAAATGGAACTAGTACGAATAGTTCTACTACAAATACTAATGGTACAACAAATGGTACTACAAATTATGATAATTATAATCATTATAATGGTTCATCATATCCAACTACCTTTTATGGTCCTGATGGCGGAACTGCTCGTGTAATAAAAACGGATAACAATAATACTCTAGTAATAACTAACAAAAATGGAACTACTGATATTTATTATATTGATTCTAATGACAACAATAATGTTGATACATATACAGGAAAAAATGGCGGTTCCGCAAAAATGATTACTGATAGTAATGGCAATCAAGCAGTAGAAATAACTGGCCCAAATGGTTCTAAACTAGTATATACCGGAGACAATGCGTATACATATAATAGCCAAGACGACACCATTAACCAATATGATTCTAATAATAATACAACCGGATCAGACGTTAATGCGTCCGCTTCCACTTATTATGGCCCTAATGGTGGCCAAGCAACAACCGTAACGGGTCCTGGTGGCAATACATATTCGTCTTATGATTCCTCCGCTTATTATAATTCTTTGCCTCAAGGGGTTTCTAGGTCGCAAATTCTACCAGGTGAAGAAGATTTGTATATCTTGAAGTCTCAAGTAGTGCCGCCTGTCTGTCCAGCGTGTGAAAATCCAATTATTAAATCTTCAGATAGCATGGATGTAACTAAATGTCCGCCGTGCAAACCTTGTGGTCGTTGCCCTGAGCCCCAATTTTCTTGCAAAAAAGTACCTAATTATGGTGCGGTTAATCAAGATTTTATGCCAATGCCCGTTTTAAATGACTTTTCAACATTTGGAATGTAATTGTGGGGATACTAACAAAATATAAAATTAAACAAACTTAAATATAATTTATAATATATTATCAAGCAAATGGAACCTGTTGATAATATAAAAAATGAAAACGAAGATTTAAAAGAAAAAATATTGCTTCTAGAAAAAGAAAACAAAGATTTAAAAGAGCATTTAAAAAAATACACAAATGGAGAAAATAATAAACGTTATTATGAAAAAAATAAGGAAAAAGTTAAACAACAAGGAGCCGAATATTTGAAAAAATTATCAGAAGAAAATCCAGAAAAGCTTAAAGAATATAGAAGAAATGCTTATTTAAAAAGAAAGGAAAAAATACAAAATATAAATATTATAAATTAAACAATTGTGCGTTAAACTACTTAAACATATCTATTCTTATTATATATAAATGGAAAAGGAAGAAGAAATATGGAAAACAATTGAAGACTATCCTAATTACGAAGTTAGTAGTTTTGGAAATATTAAGAACAAAACAACTAATAAAATATTAAAACCATCATTAAATTGTTCTGGATATTATAGATATACGCTAATAAATAATATTAAACAGAAAACTGTTTTGGCACATAGAATTGTAGCCCAAAATTTTATACAAAATCCTGAAAATAAACCTACCGTAAATCATAAAGATAGAAATAGAATAAATAATAACTTAGAAAATTTAGAATGGGCTACTCATCTTGAACAACATTTACATAAATCAAAATCAAAAATTATTCGTTGTGATGCATTAGATGTTACAAGAATTTGTAGTAAAACAAATATTATATTGGAATCTTATGAATCGTTAAAAAAGGCATCCGAATGGGTAATAAATAATAATTTGTCTAAAATAAAAAATAATAATTATAAAAGTGTTATGAGCAAAATATCTGCGGTAATTAACAATAAAATACATTGTAATACATCATTTGGATATAAGTGGTCAATATATAAAACGGAAATCTATGAAGATGAAATTTGGAAACAAATACCAATATATTTAACTAATAATATTAAACCTTATTATATATCTAATTATGGCAAAATTAAAATTAGAAAAACAATAAAACATAAATTTGGTATTATTAACGGATATCAAGTAGTTTCAATAACGAAAACACATTTTTATGTTCATCGTTTAGTCGCTTTAACTTTTTTAGAAAATCCAAAAAATAAAGAATTTGTTAATCATAAAGATGGTAATAAATTAAACAATTTATTAGAAAATTTAGAATGGGCTACTTGTTTAGAAAATAATATACACGCTATAGAAACTGGCCTTTCAAAAAGAAGAATAAAAGTAATACAATATGATACTAATATGAATAAAATACAAGAATTTAATTCTATTGGTGAATGCGCTAAGGCATTAAATATAGGTAGAACTTGTGTAAGTGATAATTGTAGTGGTAAATATAAATCTGCCAAATGTGGCTACATATTTAGATATGCTGAATAATTATTCCCGATGTTTCATACATTTTTTGTCAATTTGAATGCTTTGCCCCTTTTCATCCTGCGGAACTATATTTATTATACAACGCGCCTTCTTCCCATATAATGGTTCCGTGCATCCCTTTTCTTTGCCCTTTTTATTTGTTTGTGTTTTTATCTCCGAATATTTAAATACTTTTGGCTTCGCATCCACGCATCTAGATCTAAAATGCTCATATCGTTCTCTAACATCACAATATGTTAGATTTGACTTCTTTTTAAGCATTTTATTCACTAATTCGTGTAAATTAAATATATAACGCGAAAATGTGTCTCTAGACGCCATGTCTCCCATTGTTAATGGTAAATGTTTCAAATTTGTTCTTAAATTTTTACGGCACGCAGCACATGGCAATATATTTTGTAACGAAAGCACAAAATCCATATATTGTTTCTTTTGTTCTAAACTTGGATTCACAGGGTAATTAAAACTTATGGTATGTAATGCTGTCCATATAATTGGACCCCACACCGTTGTTAAGAAGCCGTCGCCCGAATAAAAATCGCCCTTTTTAAATACTCTTTGTTTCTTTGTTTTGTTATTTGATTTCCTATTTTTATGGGTCTTTGTCATTTATATATAAGTATAAAAAATAAAATATAAAGATATTTTAATGACTTATTCTTTACAAAATACACCAGTTATCGAATATGCCAAATCAACTAAAAACGTATGTATGTGTTTAGGTATATCCATATTTCTTATTATTTTATTTATGATGACGCCTCTTAATTCCTTTTTGTTATCTTCTATTTTTGGGAAAGTCATTATTATCACGCTTTTAGGATATACTATATATTACAATATTAGCCAAACTAACAAATTCTCTAATAATTTTAATATTTCTTTATTATCCGGTAATTGGGATGAACTTAAGACTAATGTTATTAGTAGTTATATATTTTCTTTGTTTTTGTTAGTTCTATTGCTTTCAATCATAAGAAATATAGTTTAATAATTAATACAATATAATTATTTGTATTAATTTTTATATTGTGATTACTATATGAGTAGAAAATTAATATATAAATTTCAAGAAAAAGATAACAAGGATTTTACTTTTAAGGTTGAAAAACATCCTACTAACAATTATTTAATTTCTACAATAAAACAGGGTGTTAACATTGTTACTAAACCAGTTTTAAAATTAAAAGCTGATCCATCTACATTTGTTATTCAAAATATTTCAAACATTTTAGATCAAGGTAATTTAGGAGATTGTGTTGCTAATGCTTTTAAATTTGCAATATCTTCCCAAACGAATAAACGTGTTCAAATATCACGACTATTTTTATATGCGATTTGTCGAATCCTGGATAACACTCCTTTAAATCAAGATAGTGGAACTACAGTTAGAACTGCTTCTTCTAGTATATTAAAGTATGGTATTATTAATGAAACAGTATATGATTATAATATTAGTTTATTTTCTAATTTACCACCGTTATCCGTTTTTAAATCAGCAACATATTTACAACATTACAAATATACGTTTATAAATCAAAATGAATTAAGTATTAAGCAATGTCTTATTATAAATAAAACACCAATTATTTTTGGATTTATGGTCTATTCAAGTTTTATGTCAACTAGTGTTACAAATACGGGTATTGTTCCAATGCCGGATTTATCAACTGAAACTCTTATGGGCGGTCATTGTACTTGTATTATAGGATACGACGATGTAACCAAAATGTTTACATGTGTTAATTCGTGGGGTACAAATTGGGGTATTAACGGAAAATTTTATATGCCGTATGCTTATTTAGTAAACTCTAATTTAGCAAGTGATTTTTGTTATTTAAGTGTTATATAAATTTGTTAGTAATAATTTCTATTAATATTTATATTTATTTAGTAATTTAATAATGATACTTTATTCGTTATAAACGCTAATGTAATTTATTCTTATTTAATATATATAATGAACTATTCAACTATTAAACCTGTTACCCAGAATGTAATTGGAGGAACTCCTTCTATAATGCAACGAGCTAGTGGTCTAATGAATTTTAAAACTTGTGCTATACTTATTGTTTCTATTTTATTAATACTTTTTGCTTATTATACATATAAAAACTATGCGGATACTAAAACGGCATTTAAGGCAAATAGAGAAAATATTCCAAAAGATCAAAATTCAAATAAAACCGCTACATTAATGCTTTTTTATGTTGATTGGTGTCCTCATTGTAAAACAGCTAAACCAGAATGGGAATCGTTAAAGTCGGAATATGACGGTAAATCAATTAATGGATATACAATTAATTTTATGGAATATAATTGCACTACTGAGTCGGATGAAGTTAGTCAATTAATGGATAAATATAATATTGAAGGATATCCTACCATTAAATTGATTAAAGATAATCAGGTGATCGAATATGATGCTAAACCAACCAAATCAACGATGGAACAATTTTTACATACTGTTCTGTAATAAAAACTCCAAGGCATCTTCTTCTCCCATTTTAATCAAATTTCTTCGTAACTCTTGGCTTCTTATTGACTCTTGTATTGAATCTAAAGTTAATGGATTTTTATTTACATAACAACGCACTGTATTATCAATATTATCCATTTTAACACTATCTCTAATATAATTCATTGAATTAATAGACATACATATAACATATTCTAATAACGACGAATCCGAGGTTACTTCTACATTAGAAAAGTTTTCGGTTTCTTTGTTAAATGAGCTTTTAATGCCTAATATTTCGTCTTTTAAAGTATGGTCTCTTAAACACTGAGTTAATGGATAATTACACATTACTCCTCCATCAATATAACAACAGTTGTCAATAATAGTTGGCATAAATATTCCAGGTAAAGAAGAAGACATTGTTAGTGCTTGTAATAAACTCAAATCGGGGTTTGTTAAATGCGATAATTCAATTGTTTGAAATTTATGTAATTCAAATGTGAAAATATGTAGATCAATTTTGGAAAATTCGTAAAATTCTTTTAAAGTAATGTTTAAGCTTAAATCCTTTGCTTCTAGCAATGGTTTAAAAATAATTTCAGCAAGTTTTTTGTCAAATAGTCCTTTATTATAGTATGAATCAAAAATCTGTTTAGGATTAACCTTAAACGCATCGTGCCATGGTCGTTCAATAATATATTTGTTTAAAGTTGCCCAGTCGTATTTTAAACATATAAAAGCACCAATAATGGAACCAATGGATGTGCCATAAATAGATTCGATGTTAGTAACATTCCAAAACCCTTCTTGTTCTAATTTTTCAAGAGATCCCAAGTATCTGAATCCTAATGGGCCTCCGCCACTAATAACTAAATGTTTTATAGTCATACTTAACAATAAAATTAATATTTAAATTTATTTTCTTGTAATGATTTAAATGGCTAATATTTTTACGTTGGAAAACTTTACAGAATTCTCAGAAAAAATAAATATTGATGATTTATACGAAAAAAAACGTCAGGTAGATCAAAACAAGTTAGAATTGTTTAAAAAGATATTAAATCGTATTCATGTAAGAATAAAAACAACGGCAAAACAAAATATAAATGAAAAATTTTGTTGGTTTGTTGTTCCCGAAATAATTATAGGTATTCCAAAGTATGATCAAGCAGGATGTATAGCATACTTATCTAATACATTGCAAGAAAATGGATTTAATGTGCGATACTTTCATCCAAACACATTATTTATTTGTTGGGACCATTGGGTTCCGTCATATGTTAGAACGGAGATTAAAAAGAAGACAGGTGTACAAATAAATGAATATGGTAAAATAATTGAAGAAAAAGGAGAAGAAGATGAAGGAGAAAAAGGCCAATCAGAACAACCAGGTTCTAATTCTATACAACAAATCAAAAACAGTAAAAAATATACCCCAATTAACTCGTATAAGCCGTCAGGTAAGTTGGTATATAGCGAAGATTTGTTAAACAAAATAGAGACAAAGATGAATTAAGGATTATATATATATATATATATATTGTAAAAAAGGACTTAAAGAACTTATTATTCTTTTTCTTTAAGTCCTTTTTACAAGTTATAAAATTAATATATATAATCTAACAAATATTTTCCAAAAAGTATTTTAGGTTTTGAAAAATGGACATTTATAAATGTCCAAAATGAGAAACCTGAATAAAGTTTTGAAAATTCATTTTCTAAAAAGACGTTTTAGACCATAATGCTCTAAAAAAGAAAAAATGTTAGAAAAATCTGTTATGATAAAATTTTATAAATTATAAAAAAGTATTTAGAAATTTAATATATTATTAATATACATGACAACGGACGACAACGTTTCTTTAGTAAAAATTAGCAATATTTTTGAATGTATAAAATGTAACTATACTACGTGTAGAAAATTTAATTTAGAATTACATAATAATAGTAAAAAACATAACTGTAGTAGTACAACAACAAATAACAACCATTCGTTAGTAAAAATTAGTAAAGTATATGAATGCAATAATTGTGATAATTTTTTTAAAGATAGAGCCGGATTATGGAGACATAAAAAGAAATGTGGTATTATTCAGTGTAAAGATGACTTAAATGATCAATCAAAACAACAACAATTAATCGAATATTTATTGAAAGAGAATTCAGAGTTTAAGCAACTTATGATAGAACAGAATAAACATATGTTAGAACTAGCCAAAAATTCGGGACATCATAATAGTCACAATACTAATAATAATACAACTAACAATAACAATTTTAATCTTAATGTCTTTTTAAATGAAACATGTAAAGATGCAATGAATATTATGGAGTTTGTTGATCAGTTGCAAGTTAGTGTTAAGGATTTGGAAGAAACTGGGAGATTAGGATACGCGGAAGGTATTTCCAAAATATTCATTAATGGTTTAAAACAAATAAATATATCAGATAGACCGATTCACTGTGCCGATTCAAAAAGAGAAATTGTTTATATTAAAAATAAGAATCAATGGACCAAAGAAGATGGCGATAAAAGTTTGCTAACAAATGCGATTAAACATGTAGCACATAAAAACATGAAACAAATTAAGGAATGGACCAAAGTAAATCCAGAATATAATGATTCCTCGTCTAAACAGAATGATAGGTACTTAAAGATTGTTAGTAATTCTATGAATGGTTTAACAGAAGAAGAAACTAACAAAAACTATAATAAAATTATTAAGAATATTACAAGGGAAACTGTTATTGATAAATAATATATATTATTGCGAAATGGACTTAAAGAAATAAATAATATATAATAAAAAAGGACTTAAAGAAATAAATAATAAAAAAGGACTTAAAGAAATAAATTATATATATATTAAAAAAGGACTTAAAGAAATATATAATAAAAAAGGACTTAAAGAAATATATAATAAAAAAGGACTTAAAGAAATATATAATAAAAAAGGACTTAAAGAAATAAATAATATATATATTAAAAAAGGACTTAAAGAAATATATATAATAAAAAATGACTTAAAGAAATAACTAATATATTAGTTTGGTTATATTATTTCCCTCCCAAAAACTCCATCGGGCATATATTATTTTTTAAAAATATACTTTTAAAAAAGTATAGCAAAATATACTTATAAAAAGTATATTTTTAAAAGTATATTTTGCTATACTTTTTCTTTACTAAGTTATAAAAAGTATATTTTTAAAAGTATATTTTGCTATACTTTTTCTAAAAGTATATATATATATGACCACAAGAAAACACAAAAATACACTTAATGTTACAAAAAAAAGTTATAACGCAGTAAGACCTAATCAAAAACAATTAAAAATATATTGTAGAGAACATGCAAACACATTTAATCAATTTGAAAAAGATTACGAAGAAAAATTTAAGGACAATTTAACAAAACATCATGAAGGTGCCGAAAAAGAATTAATAAAATTATTTAAAACACCATTTACTCCAACAAAATATAAACCACAGGACGATTATTACACATATATTAATTATCAATGGTTAAGCGATAAAACGAAAGAAATAAAATCTAAACTAAAATATTATGTCCAAGTAGATAGTTTTAGAGTCACTCAAGAAAAAGTATATTATGAATTAATTGATATAGTAAAAGAACATATTAAAACTAACACATCTCCTCAAGCCAAGGCAATTAAAAATGTCTACGAATCTCTTTATAATTTAGATGATAAGTCCGCAGAAAAATATGTACAATATTATATAGACTTAACTGACCAAAGGATTGCTAGCGGCGACATATATGACATATTGGGAGGAATGAATAAAAATGAAATAGTTTCATGGGGGTGCCCGATAGTATGGACTGTTTTAAAAGATGAAAAAAATGTTAAATATTATAGATCAACTATTTCTGCTCCACAACTAACAATTTATGATTATGAAATTTATATTGAAGATGTAAACGATGATCAAAATACAAAAAAATATAAAAAAGAATTTAAAATAAGATACTTGGAATTTATTACAAAAATGTTTGAATTATGTTTAGGTAAAGACAATGGTTTAAAAGCAATCGATGTTTGGGATTGCGAATATGACTTGCTAGGCGCATTAGGTTGCGATTCAATTAAAACAGACGATCTAGATGGATATAATATTGTTACAAAACAAGAAGCATTATCAAAATATAAGTTTGATTGGGAAAAATTAGCAAAAAAAATAGGATATAAAATTGTTCCTAATACATTTATATGCTCAAGCACAAATTATTTAAAATGTATAATGGATATATTATTAACAAATGATGCGTGGAAAAGTAATAAATGGAGATCATACTATTTATATATAAGTTTTAGACAATTAATGCGATTTCATAGCAAATGGAGAATAGATTATTTTGATTTTCATGGTAAATTTATAAAAGGCCAACCAATTCCTTATCCACAAGAAATATATCCGGTTTTTGGATTATCGTTGTGTTTTAACACGTTTTTAACAAACGAATATATAGATAGAAATAAAAAACAACAATACATTGATTATACTCATAATATGGCTGCTGATTTATTGACTATATTTAAAAGAATTATTAAACGCAATACATGGTTATCCCCAAAAACAAAAAAATACGCTTTATTGAAACTTGAACATATTAAATTAGAGGTAGGAAGTCCAAAGATTTTAAGAGAAGATCCTATATTAGATTATAGTAATAAAGAAGCGTATCAAAATATGAGACTAATCGCATATTGGAGAACAAAAAAGATGATTGAGCTAGACGGTAAATCATCTGAAGTAGATATACCTACAATAGATTGGGAAGAGTTGAAAATGGTTGGTAAACAATCATATATTGTAAATGCGTATTATACGCCAACTGAAAATTCTATTTATGTTCCTTTAGCTTATTTACAAAAACCATTTATTGATTTAGACGAAAGAGGTATTGAATATAATTTAGCACATATAGGTTATACTTTAGGACACGAAATGTCTCATTGTTTAGATGATTTAGGAAGCAAATATAACGAAAAAGGTAATTTACATAACTGGTGGACAAAACATGATCGTAATAAATTTAATGTAAAGGTAAAAAATGTAATTAAGCAATATGAACAATTTGCTGGTTATGATGGAATAAAAATGGATGCTAGTTTAAGTACAGGAGAGAATTTAGCAGATATTTCTGGTTTAGCAATTTGCGAAGAATATTTAAAGGATTTTCAAGATAATAATGACGATATTGTTCCAATTAAGGCACTTTCTTTTCATGCATTCTTTGTTTATTTAGCAATTCAAGCGCGTCAAAAAATATTCGATGAAGCGGTAAAGGCCCAATTAAAAACAAATCCCCATCCAATGGATAAATATAGAACAAATTGTCCATTGGCTCGTTTAGAATTATTTAGAAGTCTTTATAATATTAAAAAGAAGGATAAAATGTTTTGGGCATCCACGGATACTATTTGGTAATCCACCGATTTTATTAGGTAAACTAATAAATAAAACTAATTTATAAATAAATTTATATTTAGAAGTTAAGTTAAAATTTTGTTAAGTTTATTTAGACATTTGTTAAAAATTTTATTAAAAATTTTATTAGACATTTGTTAAAAATTTTATTAGAAATTTTATTTTTTTCTAAGAGTAATATATATAATGGCTCGTCGTACTCGTTCTCGTTCATCTCGTAAATCTAGATCTGCTCGCCGTTCGCGTAGTGCAGCTAAAACAATGAAGCGTGCTGCTGCTCGTGGTGCTTCTCAAGCTGCTTCGCAAGCTAAGTCTGCTGCTAAAATGGCATCCAAGGCTGCTTCTCGTGCTGCCTCCGCGGCTCGTTCTTCTTCTGCTGGACGTGCAGCCACTGCTGCTAAATCCGCATCTCAAGCGGCATCTAGGGCTGCTCAAGCCGGTCGTAGCGCAGCAGCTGCAGCATCCAGAGCCGCGCAAGCTGGTCGTATGTAAACTGGTAACTGGTAACTGGTAACTGGAAACTTTGAAACTTTGAAATAATTTATATTATTAATTAATAATATAAATGGCAAACAAAACACGTAAGAATTTTAAAAATAATAATGTTAAAAAGGCTACACAACTAAAATATCGGATGAAAACATGTAGAGCGAAAAAATATCAATCAATATATGGTTCTGCTGGAGGATCAATTAGATCAACTAGACAATTGTTTTATTAAACAGGTTTTAAATTTACAGGTTTTAAATTTACACCAATTCATAACCTTTTTCATTTACTATTCTTAATTCTTTTGTTAAGTAATATCTAGTTACAATACCTGCCATTATTAAATCTGATGCTATTTCAACTAAGAAAATATCGGCTTGTGATAATAAAACGTTAATATAAATATACCAATCAATCCATGAATAAATGGTAACTACATATACTGCTTCATACGCAAAACAATGCATATTATTATCTTTTTTTTTAGTTACGTCTTGAACCGAATTTACAACCCAAGGAGACAAAATATTATGAATAGTTGTTCTCATAATACTATTAATAGCACAAAATGTTATTACTATTGTATATTTTGAATAATTATTAATGGCAATTCCTAATACATTAAGAGACTCGTTTGGTCCAAACTTATAATAAGCCATTTGTTCACTATTTATATTGTTACTTAATATAAATAGTGAACCTACTACACATACAATCCACAACATAATCATTCTGCTAACGAATTTCTCCATTTATATAATATTATTGGTTATAAAATATCAACGAAAAATTGATTCAATTTTTTAATAAACAAAGGGGGTTATCGTGTATATTTTCTTGTTTTTTTATTTCTCTTATTACTTCTTTTTACTACTTTTTTTACCTTTTCTTTTTGTTCCTTTTCTTTTTGTTCCTTTTCTTCTTGTTCCTTTTCTTTTTCTTCTTGTTCCAGCATTCTGAATAAGACCATAAGGATTTTTATTTCCAGTAAAGTCTAAATTTTGACCATTATATAAAGAAGAATTAGACATTATACATTATATTTATATTATATTTTTACTATGGCACAAATTTATTGCGTTAAATTACTGTAGGAACTTCGGCTTCTATTTTCTTAATATCAATTTCTTGTTTTTCTATGTCTTCTTTCTTTTCATTTATGTTTTCTTCTATTATTTCTTTGATTTGTTTCACCTCAGCCGGAACAGGAACTACAGGTTCAATCATTAATTGATCAGACATTTTGGCTAAATTGTTTATTTGGCTTTGCGCTGTTTCTAATATTTTTTGTTCTACAATTGCTTCATACATTTTTAATCCATTTACATAATCCATTTCGCATGATAAATATAACTTAATTATTAATGCTCTTGTTTCTACGACAATGTCCTGTAGACCTTGTTCCGTTAATAAAGGATTAATACGAATTTGCTTTTTAATTGTTTGCGGATCAACTGTATATACAAATATTTTATTTATTATTGCTAGCAATGATTCTTGATTAATATTAGCAGTTTGAATCATTTTTTTAAGGTTTTCGGCATAATCATTAAACAATTTGTTAGTTAATGGTCCTTTATACTTTCTATCAAAGAGCGGATTAGAGCCTTGACATTTTTCCATTTTATGGTAATCTCTTAGTTTAATATCGCTAAATTTAGTTATACCTTCGGGCAAACCTTGATTACCCGTAAATACATTATAAAATATTTTTAGATCTTCTTGAAATATATGTTTAGTGGTTTCAGACATGCCTGTAAATTTACCTGTAGTATAATCATAATTATCATCATAATATAATTCCATTAACTCTGGGATTCCTGGTTCATCATTTAATGTTTTATCAGCGCCATTATCTCCAATATTAATATTACACATTTTTGGCCCTACTGAAATATTTCCGTTAGCATCGGGCTCTACAGATGTTTTGTTAGTTAACGAAGTTATACGATTATCGCAAATATTTAATTTATATATGGCTCTAGGAGTATTCACAGGTATTTTTCCTTTTTCAAATAAGGATGCTCTTACAGTGTTGCCTTCCGTGTCTTTATAAACATATATTGGATTTATAGTTGTGACAATTGCTGCAAAAAGATGAGCTATTTTTATGTAAAATTTGGCTATTCCAAGACATATACGTTTCTTTTTAATAGGATTTTGAATATCTAATTTGCTTAGATCATCTCTGTTAAAAAATATTACTTTGTCTTTGTCTAATTCATTCACTTCAACACCATTTTTTACACGCTTTGCTAAATAGGTTATTTCCATATCAGTAAAATACCGCTGAACAATATCAGAGGTTAATATAACTAATTTGTCGCAATATTCTTTTTCATATAGTTTTCTTAAGCTTTTAAAATCCATTGTTAAAATATAATAAGTTGCTATATAATCAAGAATTTGAGAAACGGATTTAGGCTTTAATTCATCGCTTTTCTGGTCTTTATTTTCAGTAGAAGTTTGATTTCCCATATACTATATATTTAATTTTATTTTTATTTTTAATATCTACCTAAAATATATTTATCTATATATATAATGAAGCTTATTACCGATTTGGCGTTTTCTGGACATTCAGCTAAAAGGAGAGTATATAATTGCGTTAATGACAATTTATTTGATTGTTATTTTAATATTAATAAAAAATGTATAAAACATGATTATGGTATTTATGTAAGAATTGGTGGCGATACATCACAACCTTACTTTTTAAATATTACTGAGGATAATAAATATGTTTATCGAAACAGCCAAAATCATACGGTTATGAATGGAAATCACCCTATTGGTAATAATTGTAATTCAATTGGTCTTGAAGTTATACACCGCAATAGTGATAACATTTTAATATCAACTTCCAAAATTATATATGATTATTTAGATGAAACCCAAAGCATTAGTACAACAAAGGGTACTGCTTATGCTCCAGGTAAATTTAATAATATATTATATATTGGCTCATATAATGCGATACATAAATATAATAAGCTTAATAATGGAAATATATTATATAATAATAATTATATATTTGAAAATGGACAGATATCATCGGCAAGCTATATTTTGTATAAAAACTAAATATAAAAAACTTAATATAAAGGAAAATCAATATTATCAAATATTAAATAAAATTGATTTAGAAATATTTTTTATAGTTTAATAAACAATAATAATGATGAACAACGAAAGAAGCAAAAAGAATAAAGATAATAAAATTGATAAAACAAAGCTTTGGAATGTGTTTGATTCCGAAATTGTTAATCCCGACAAACAAAAAGACCCATTAGAGTGTTTATACAGAACTATATGCAATAGAGAACATTGTGAAATGTGTCAATATTCTTTAGCATTTTCAGATGAAGGTTTCTTAACGTGTACAAATAATAAATGTGGAATTATTTATAAAGATATGTTAGACCAATCACCCGAATGGAGATATTACGGAGCAGACGATAATCAAAATTCGGACCCAACTAGATGTGGTATGCCTATTAATCCATTATTAGAAGAATCATCGTTTGGTTGTAAAGTGTTATGTATGGGTAAATCGTCTTACGAAATGAGAAAAATCAGACGATATACCGAGTGGCAATCTATGCCATATAAAGAAAAGGCACAATACGACGATTTTCAACGCATTACCATTTTTGCGAATAACGCAGGAATATCTAAAAAGATTATAGATGATGCTATCCGATATCATAAAAAGATTTCCGAATATGAACAGCATTTTAGAGGAGATAATAAAGATGGATTAATGGCTGCTTCAATTTATATATCGTGTAGAATTAACAATTATCCGAGAACAGCTAAGGAGCTAGCAACTGTATTTAATTTGGATGTTACTAGCGCAACTCAAGGATGTAAAAATGCCCAAACGATTATTAATGTTTTGGAAAAAGATATGGATAATAAAGATAAGACATCGTTTTGTAAAACTAAACCAGAGGATTTTATTGAGAGATACTGTAGCAAACTTAATATCAATTCTGAACTTACAAAGCTGTGTCAGTTTATTGCTATTAAAATTGAGAAAAAGAATTTAATGCCTGAAAATACACCTCATTCAATTGCTGCTGGAATTGTATACTTTATATCGCAACTTTGTAAATTGAATGTGTCTAAGCGCGATGTTAAAAATATTAGTGAAATTTCAGAGGTTACTATTAATAAATGCTTTAAAAAACTTGAAAAAATGACAATCGAATTAGTTCCATCAGTAGTATTAAATAAATATTCTCCTCTTACAAATATATCTATAACTGGTTAACTATAATGGATTTATTCGCCTTTCTCTTTGACTCAATAATTTTTCATTAGTTAATTTTTCATTTGTTTTTGTAAAACAACAACAATAATATAATATACAATTAAACATTTTATATTATCATATTACGGCAGTATCTTTAATATATTATTTATTATAACTTACGTAATTATAATAAGAATACATATTTATAATAATTTATATAACAATTCGTAATCTTATTGATATAAAAATAGAACATTATTAATATTATGACAAGTGTTTTAATTCCTAAGTTTGTATTTATTGTTCCTTATAGAAATAGACCCCAACATAAATTCTTTTTTTCAAATTATATTAGTTCAATATTAATAGATAATAACGACTATGAGATTTATTTTTCACATCAATGTGACGCTCGTTCGTTTAATAGAGGTGGCGCTAAAAACATAGGATTTTTAGCAATAAAAAATAAATATCCTAATGGGTATAAAGATATTACATTTGTGTTTAATGATGTGGATACAATACCATTTACCAATTTATTTGATTACGAAACTGTGCCTGGTATTGTTAAACATTTTTATGGGTTTAAATACGCATTAGGTGGAATAGTTTCAATAAAAGGTTCTGATTTTGAAGCAACAAATGGATATCCTAATTTCTGGGGATGGGGTATGGAAGATAATGTATTACAAACAAGATGTGAAAAAATAGGATTAACGATTGATAGAAGTCAGTTTTTCCCAATAGGAAATCCCAATATTTTACAACTATTTGACGGAGTTACGCGTATAATCAACCGAAAAGACCCTTGGAGAGCTTATCATGATGACGGGGTCGATGGAATAAGAAATATTCATAAATTAAATTATACAATTGATAGCGAATCGTTAAATCCATTGGATAATATACATGTAATTTCTTCAAATAAAATATTCATTATTAATATTTCTACATTTATGACGGGGACTGTATTTGAAAAAGAGGATTATTATAATTATGATTTAAGAGAACCCCCTAGAAAAATTATACATCCTGATAGAATTGGAACTAAAAAAGTTGAGGCTCTTACCGATGATTGGTCTAATATTCCATTTTATCCTACTTCGGAAAAGAAAAAAGAAATGATCAAACAATATGGCGAAAAAACTGCCAATGAAATAATTAAATATAGTTATGAAAACTCAACAGATCCAACAAAAGAAGTGTTACCTCCGTCTATACCTCCACAAGTTCATCAACAACAAAATATGAATGTTTATCAACAACAACTAACACAAATACGTCAATACAATGAATCAATGATGCGAGCAAATTCGAATCAAAGAATGATACCACCAAATGTGAATAAATTCTCTCCTGCATATAGTAGAATTATAGCAGCAAGACCAAAGGCTACGGCTTCGGCAAATATAAAATTAGGTGGCGTATACTTTTTATAACGCAGTAAAGAAAAGTATAACAAAAATGTAACAAAAATGTAACAAAAGTATTATAAACGTATTTAATTAAAAAAGTATTTAAAATAAACTTATAAATATGTTATAATGTCAATAAATAGTATCGCTGATATTAAAAATATATTTTATATTAATTTAGAACATAGAACTGATCGTAAAGAACGCGTTGAATCAGAATTACTTAAGATAGGATTTAAAGAAGCTCAACGATTCAACGCAATAAAAATGGACAATGGTGCTATTGGTTGTAGTATGAGCCATTTGCGCATATTACAAGATGCGCAAAAAAATAATTTAGATCATATATTAATTGTTGAAGATGATATAACATTTTTAGATCCAGAATTATTTAAAAATCAATTAAACACATTTTTTGAAACGCATAAAAATGATTGGGATGTAATATTGTTAGCTGGTAATAATATGCCTCCATATAAAAATATAGACGATACATGTATACAAGTATCTAGATGTCAAACAACCACAGGATATATTGTGAATGGGCACTATATAAATACTTTATTACAAAATGTTAAAATTGGTTTAACGCATTTAATAAATAAACCGACTGAACACTCAAAATATGCTATAGATAAGTATTGGTTTATTTTACAACAAGTTTATAAATGGTATTTAATTATTCCTTTAACGGTGGTTCAAAGAGAAGATTATAGTGATATTGAAAAACGCGTTACTAATTTTGAAAAATATATGCTGGATGTAGATAAAGAACAAATGATGAAAGCAATAAATAAAAAACTTAGTTAAAAGGAATCTTGACCCAGTCTTCCTCAAATAAGTCTGTTACATCCTTTTTTACCTCTGGCATAAACCAATGTTCTGGATAACATACTATTTTTTCAGGATTATCATTTAAATATGCTCCCCACCAACTAAATGTGCTATTCGCTATTATATTGTGATTACATAAACTCATTAACAACATTTGTTCCCAATCTTCTAACAATGGATTTGCTCTTTCAAACTGTATCAAAGGAAAAAGGAATTGTAAATTTTTTATATTATTTTCTACCTCGTTTAAATCTTCTACCTCACAAAAATATAAACAAGTTATAACATTTAAATTATTATCATTTGTTTCATTAACATTTAATTCGGATAAAATATGCGTTATTGCATTACTGTAATATTTCTCTTCTAAAATAGGATAAATATTGGGATACTTTTTATAATCTCCTAATCTAAAATGTAACGAAATTAAAATTTTGTTAGTAAACAAGTTAGTAAACAAGTTAGTAAACCTTTGTTTAATAATCATTTGTTTAAAATCTATTTTAATCAGTTTACAAATTTGTTTCTTATATTTATTAAAATATAATGGACTTTGAAAGTAACCAACTAACAAATTCGACATATTCTTTTCTAAATTTTCGGGTAATTCATTATAATTAAAACTGGGTTCGTTAATAAACATTAATGGTGGAATATAATGCATATCTTTTAAAAATGGTTTTAAACATGATAAAAAAGTGTTCCAATATGTATATCTTATTGTTGACCCGCTATTTAATTGGTTATTATTCAAAAAGAAAAAAGCTTTTGAATATTTTAATGCGTAAGCAATGGTTGTAAATATTTGGAATAATTGGTTTCCTAAGCCTCCTGCTAATTTACACGATATCATATATTATATATTCCAAAATATTTAATATATTATTTTTACAAGTTATAATATTTAATACGTTATATAATTTTGCTATACTTTTTATAACGTAGTAAATAAAAGTATATTTTGCTATACTTTTCTTAAAAGTATAAAAAATTGAAACTATTTTATTATATACAATATTAGTTATCTTTAATAATACAAAATGAATAACAATCTTTACAAAAATAATCTTTACGAAAACAAATTAAGTGATAATAAGATTTACGATCTTATTAATAAAATTTTTAGACCTTTGTCGTCTAAAGATAAATGGCATATCAAATCATTAATTGAACACGGTAAAAATATTAAACAAACGTTGATATTAATCTCTGAAATAGTTACCAATGAATTTATAAGAATGAAATGTGTTGCTGACGAAAATAGACAAGACTTTATTGCTACAAAAATACTAAAATTCATTCGCCAAAGAACAATGATAACTGACAACACACGAATAGTTGATATTGGCGGAGGAAATGGTAATGTATTACAGCAAATGAATTTTATGTTGGGATTTACAGAACAAAAAGAGAATTTTATTTGTGTTGAAACAAAAACAGATTGGGTAGAAACATATGACTACAGTAATAAGAATATTTCTTATATGTTTTGGGATAACAAATCTTTACAAATAGAAGATAATAGCATTGATACGATTTTGTGTATGGTGTCTTTACATCACATGACAGACGCAACTATCGAAACAACAATTAAAGAAATTAGTCGAATATTGAAACCAGGTGGTATGCTTCTTGTAAAAGAGCACGATGCTAACGAAATGTCAAAAAAATTTATTGTATTCGAACATTACTTGTATCATATTATGGACTCCGCATACCAACATAAAGTTATTGAACCTGACGCTTATTTTGAGAACTGTGTTGATAATTTTAAGAGCATACGCGAATGGCGTGGATTAATTGAGAATATTGGTGGACTAAATTGGAAGACAACGACGAATAGATTTTTAGATGGCCCTTTTGTAAATGACAGCAAAAATGCTTCCAATTTATATTGGGAAGTATATACTAAATAAATAATTACATTTTTCTAAAAATCTTCTGTAAAATTAAAATCATTGCTTGTTTTTGTTTTATCTGCGAGAGCATATGCGTCTATTTTTTTTTCGAACATGTTCGTTTTTGATTCAAGACTAATTAATTCCATAAAAGGGAAAGAATTTAACACATTATAAATCTTTTTGTAACCAAGCTGAACAGCCAATCTATCCGCCACAAATTGAATATATTGCGTCATCAATTCGCTATTCATCCCAATTAAGCGACATGGTAGTGCCTCGCAAATAAACTCAATTTCAATTTCAACTGCTTCTTTGATGATCTCGTGAATGCGCGCTTTGTCAATCTTTTTAATCAATTTCGAATATAACAATATAGCAAATTCACAGTGAAGAGCTTCGTCACGTGATATAAGTTCGTTACTAAATGTTAGACCAGGCAATAGGCCGCGTTTCTTTAACCAAAAAATACTACAAAACGCACCACTAAAGAAAATCCCCTCAACACAAGCAAATGCTACTAACCGCGTGGCAAAACTGGAACGATTATCGTGAATCCATTTTTGCGCCCAATCTGACTTCTTTTTAATACACGGGAAATTGGTAATTGCATTAAACAACTTATCCTTTTCTTCCTTATTTTTTATATAGGTTTCGATTAAATTGCTATATGTATGACTATGAATATTTTCCATAGCAATTTGAAACCCGTAAAATGCTCTTGCTTCGGAAACTTGAACATCACTCATAAAACGCTGAGCCAAATTTTCCAATACTATTCCGTCGGAAGCGGCAAAAAATGCTAAAATCATAGAAATAAATGTTTGTTCATCTTTATTAAGACCTTCCCAGTGAGTTAAATCCTTAGATAGATCTATTTCTTCTGGTCTCCAAAAGCAATCGACTTGTTTTTGATACATTTCCCATATATCCTGATGCTTAATTGGGAACATCACAAATCTATTATCGTCTGGAGCTAACAAAGGTTCTAAATTGTTCTTTGACATCCTATATATTCTATATATACTATATTTATAGATTTTATATGTATTTCTTATAGTATTTATTTTTATAGTATTTATTTTTATAGTATTATTTTTTATAATATAGTATTTTTATAATATAGTATTTTTATAAAAAATTAATAACAAGTTAGTTTAGAATGAACTTCCAGTTAGCCGAAAGGGATTTACATTTAATACAAATTGAACAAGAAATAATGAGTAAAAAGAAATTGTTAATAAAAAAGAAAAAGGATTTAGATAAAAAACAAAAATTAAATCAATATCTTGATGGGGTGAATCGCGATTATACAAAATATTACGATCATATCGTTGGAGAAAAACAACAACAACACAAGGCTTTAATGCTACTTAAGGAATATATGGATGACCTTATGAAGACGGAGAATTTAGTGGATGACCAATTAAGAATTGTGAAGCACGAACAAAACGAAATTATCGGAGAAATTGACAAAGTTAAGATAGAATTAGATGAATTGATACAATAAACTTATTGTAATAAATTTAGTGTTAACTTTTAAAAAATAAAATACTAATATATAAATGGCAACAAACGTTATTCAAGAAATATTAAAAAACGGAACAGCTATAAACGATAATTTAGGTAAAAAAATAGGACTATTAAACGAAAGAAATAGCAAATTTAATAACGATTTGTTAAAAAAATTAAATGAAATAATTTCTGCTATATCCGCGTTTAAAAACACCAACATTCAAGGATTAACTGATACAAAAAATAAACTTACTGAAGTATCTAATGAATTAGAAACTACTAAAGCGACTTTAAATCAAAACCAACAACAGTTACAAACAGTTCAGGCTAATTTATCAGCAGCACAAAACGAGCTTCAAACAGCTAACACAACAAAAAATGAATTGGAACAAAAAGACAAAGAATTAAATGACAAGTTAACGCAATTAGAAACGACTTATAATAATAAAATTTCAGGAATACGTGATGAAATGTCAAAAAAATCTACTGCAGAAAAAAATACAATGCAGCAAGACTTTAATAATCAAATTACTACCATTAACAATGAAAAGGCCCAATTACAACAAGCAATCGAAAATGCTAAACTAGCCCAAACAGAAGCTGTTAATAATTTGTCCTCGTTACAAAAAGATCAAGAAAATCTTATTGTTAGTTTAGGAAATATTAATAGTTTTTTAACTAAACAGCTTGAATTAATTGATTCAATTAATGTTAATAGTCCTAATATTGAAGAATATACCTCTTTATTAGATACCATTCAAACTGGATTAGGGGGAGTTATATCAAATATTAATCAAGCGGTTTCTGAGCCTGTTAATTCAGATACTCTCGTATATGATAAATTTATATCATTAACGCCAGATCAACAAGAAGCCGTGTTACAAACTTTATCTTTTAATGATAAAACATATATAGAAAACAATATAAATACCACAGACGTTGTAGTCAAACGAAATATTAGAAATATGTTAAAAAGATATCGAGGAGAACTATTAAAAGGTGGAAAAGGAAAAGGAAAAAGAAATAAAAAACGAAAAACAATGAAAAAGAGGAGCAAAAAAACTCGTAAACTTTTTAAAGGTGGTTATGTTTACAGTTCCAGTAAAGAGTTAGACAAAGCGAGTTCAATAATTAGCGCTTCATCTAAAACGAATTCTAAATCTAATTCTAAATCTAATAAAAAGACTCACAAAAGAAGTAGTAAACAATAATTACCGTTTTAGTTCCTTTAACATACCTTTTAATCCAGGTAAATTGTTACACGTTTGTGGCCATTTACCATAAATTTCTCTTGAATTTATAGACGCATTTAAACAACGATGTTTTATAATGGTTTGTCTTTCCGAAAAAACCTTTTTCCATTTTCTCTGAATTATTCTTAACCAAACGGTTTTTAAAATAGCAATTGCTTCTTGTGTAGGAAGAATAATGTATTCCCCGATTTCAGGTTTAATATAGTTTGATTTTGAAATTATATTATGATAATTTCTAATTGTTGGATGATATTTTAAATTATTATATAAGGGAAATGAATTATAATAATGGTCTTTTAAAAACTTTAATACATCATTCATGTAATAATCGTCTAATTCATTATCAAACGATTCAGATGTTAATGATTTACCTGTTTTAAAATCAAATCTGTCATAAACTATATAATGAGTTTCAATAAACAGATCACTGTATATATCTTTACCATGAATTGATGGATGATGTAGTTCGCATAACATTAAATAGTGTTTATTTTTTTCATTAGTACTCATTATAAAATTTGATTTAATCGTATTATTATTTTTTCAATCAATTTTTTTTAAAAGAATATATATATATAATATGAGTTTTGCAAGCGAAGCGTCGAAATTATTAACTAACAAATATTTTTTGTATTTTATTGTATTTTTGTCGGCAACAAATGTTTTGGGTTATTTAGTAACTCACAAATTAAATGCGGTTGCGTTCTTTGCTTTAGTTAGTTTACTATCTTATCAGTTTAGTAAAAATATGGCGGTTGTTTTGTTAATTTCGATAATTGCTACCAATTTTATGATGTCAAATAAAATGTTACGAGAAGGTATGGATAACACGACTACTACACCTACTGATACTTCTACTGCGACAGATATGGCTAATAAAATTGCAGCTGCTTTAGACAACGTTGATGCCAAAGATCCAGAAATAGCTGCTAACTTGCCAGTTGTCCAAAGTTCTTCAAGTGTGGATGCGGTTAATGCAAAAAAATTAGAAAACCCTGTTAGAAATTCATTATCTGATAATAAGAATGTAGATTTAAATAATCCAGATCTAAATAACCAAACTTCAGAACCCGCTCCTGAAGGTTTTGGGGAAAAAATGTCAAATAATAAAAAGGGTAAAAAAGAGGAGCATTTTGGCCCACGTTTAGATTATGCAGCAACGATTGAACAATCGTATCAAAATTTAGATTCATTGTTAGGTTCTGATTCTATTAAGCAACTAACAGGAGATACCCAAAAACTAATGCAACAACAGCAAAATTTATTTAATACAATGAACCAAATGGTTCCTGTTTTAGAAGGAGCGCAAAATATGTTAAAGGGATTTGATATGAGTAGTTTGACAAAATCATTAGGAGGTATGGGTGCTTTAGCAACTGCTCCTACAGCCGTTACTAAATAAGCATTACTAAATAAGCCTATAATTAATAAGCCTATAATTAATAAGCCTATAATTAATAAGCCTATAATTAATATATTTTTAATAATACAATATATTAATGAAAAAGTGTCCTCCTGGAGTTATTTGCGTTGAAAACATAACCTTATTTTTACTTTTAATAATAATTTTTGTATTAGGATTGTTTATTTATTCAAATTCAAAACAAAATATTATAGTAAATGATCGTAACAATATTACAATTCACGATAAAAAAGAATCAAGCAATTCAAGCATATTTTCAAGATTTTTACCAAGTTGGCCTTATACTAATGATGTATTATTGAATCCATATTCAGCGCCTTATAGTGATGAACGTTATTTAGTTCCAGAATTAAATTATCAACCATCTATGACTAGAGCAATTCCAATTAATATGTCAACTAACATTGGATCTGTTAATACAGAGTATCGTCAAATGGGCATAATTACACCATTAAACGGAAGTTCCAAGGATAATATTTTATCTTTAATGGGTCGGCCATTATTTACGAATAGAGATAAATGGCAATATTATACAATTTCAAATCAGCATAATAATGTTAAGCTTCCAATTTCATTTAAAGGCCGGAGCGCATTAACCGATTATGGAGTAGATAAAATATTTGACGGAGACACGGTTTATGTGGAGGGATATAATGATGCTTTTAGAGTAACTGTGTATGAAAATGATACTATTAAATATCTGCCATTTGTTTAAGCTATTTGTTTAAGCCAAAGTGGTAACTATTACCAATTTGTAAAACATTATAGTTTTATTTTGTTACTATTAATGGTAACAACCTTTTAAACTAACAAAATCAACAAAAACGTCCGGCGTGATAGAGTTTAAGCCATTCGTTTAAGCCATTCGTTTAAGAAGACCAGTTTCGAAGTGTCCTATTACGTAAATTAAATTGTTTAGTATTGTGTTTATTATTACAAATGGAATTGGTATGATTTAAAACCTTTTTGCCCTTTTTGAAATTTTTTCTGGTTTGTTTGTTAGTATTGTTAATAGTTTTTTGTAAACGAGCTTTAGTTAATTTCATATTTATATTTATATTTAGAAAAGGTTTTAATAAAACCATTTTAAGAAAAATAAAACAGACTTCCTTAATTAGTTTTACAATTTTGTTATAACTTTTTCTAAAAGTATATTAATTAGTTTTTCTAAAAGTATATTAATTAGTTTTTTAGTTTTGCTTTACTACGTTATAACTTTTTCTAAAAGTATATTAATTAGTTTTTATTAAAAGTATAATATAAATGAGTTGTCCAACAGCTACTGCCCCAATAGATATAAGTATGTCAAATATAACCGGAAAATGTGATTATAAATGTTCTTATAGCTTTAGTTACAATAACAGCTCATGTGTCGCAACAAATAGAGGAGATTATTTATCGCTTTCGTATGATAAATCTTCTTCGCCACCAGTATTATATAATTCATCTGGATATGATGTTCAAGAGATAAGACTATATATACCATCATTACACTCTTATAATAATTCAAAGACAGATGGCGAATTGATAATTGTTCACTCATCAAATACAGGAGCAAAGCCTTTGTTAGTTTGTATTCCAATTAAAAGCAATAATACATCAAGCATTAGTGCTTTGTTTTTTAAAACAGTAGTTGATACGGTTGCTGACAGCGCCCCTTCAAATGGCGAATCCACAACCGTAAATATTCCAAAATACAATTTATCAGCAATAGTCCCTAAAAAGCCGTTTTTTTCTTATTCAGCAACAGAACCATATCAGCCGTGCTCTTCGGATGTAGAATATATAGTGTTTGATTTGTTACAAGCACATTTAGATATGATGCCAGAAACACTAACAAAACTTGAATTAATCATACAGAGTAATCCATATGATATAAAAACAGGTCCTAGTTTGTTTTATAATGAAAAAGGTCCAGGAAAAGGTTCAGCAGGAAACGACATATATATTGATTGCCAACCTGTAGGCGAATCAGATGAAACTACTGACGTAGTAACTGATACAGGAGGATCGTCAGCAATATCTTTTGGGGATTGGTTAAATAGTCCAATAGTAAAGTTGGTATTGGGTTCATTGTTATTTATAATAATACTATATGGAATAAATAATTTATTAAAATTATTTAAACCTATTAAAGGCGGATCTTTAGAAGCAGCGACTGGTGGACTAACTGGTGGACTAACTGGTGGACTAACTGGTGGACTAACTGGTGGACTAACTGGTGGACTAACTGGTGGACTATCCTCTATTATATCAAAAGGAGGTGGTATAAAATTATTTAGAAAATAATAATTAACGTTTTTTATGTTTTTTACGGGTATTTCGTCTGCGTCTTCTAGTGCCGTATTTATATTTTTTAGAACGACGTTTTCTTTTACCTCCACTAAAATCGTTGGCCTCAGCAGTAGTTAGAGGAGCAGCAAGAGTTACATGTATAAATGTAAATATTGGTTTAGAACCAGTTACATCACAAGCTAAAAAGCCACATTCTTTAATACTTGTTATGTCATTATATATATCATTTCCGCTATTTCCTAAAGGCATTGGGTCTAATTCAGTACCTCCTGTGCCGACAATATATTGTTTAATTTCCATAATACCAGTATTAACTGGTAAATGAATTGTTCCTTCTTGATACAAATGTAAATCCGAACATAAATAATAAAAATTTGGTATTAATTCAGATTTACATAAATCATATATTTGGCTTAATACAACTTTAAAATCTTCAATATCGGTAAATATTTTATCTATTCCGTTTTTTAATTTTAATTGCTGAATGGGGTGATGTCCTGCTATTATAATATTAGAATAGTTTCCTGATGATATCGCCGCTTGAATTAGTTTAAATTGATACGCGCGTAACATATCAATTGTTGTGGTTTCTTCGCTTGGTAATTCAAGTGGTTTTAATTCAGCAAATTTTTGATAACACGCTAAATACTTATTTGAATCTTTTGTTTTTTCATATATACTGGTATCAACCATTAATAATAATGTATTATTTGCTAGGTTTACAGATTTAAAAAAATTATAACTGATATTAGGTAACTTATTGATAGTTTCGATTTGTTTAGTTACTATTTCACATCGTCTATTTTCTTCTCTACGAGAAACATCAGGATCATCAACAAATAAATTTTTTTTGTCTTCGTCAAATCTTTCTAAATCGTGATTTCCTAATATAGTATAAATTGATATATTTTTTGGAAGTAATTGAAACCCATAATCAATATCATTTAACACAATTATTTTCTTTTTTTCAATAACTGGTTCTATTTCTTCATCAACTTTTTCTTTTTTTTTAATAATTGGTTCGCCATCAACTATTTCTGTCTTTTTATCTTTATCTTTATTTTTATCTTTATTTTTATCTTTTTCCTTTTCTTTTTTCTTTTCTTTCTGTGGATAATAATTGTCTCCAGTAACGACAATAAAATCTTGTTTAAAATCTGAAACATATTCATTTAATTTGCTCATTACCTTTTCAAGACATCCTTCCTTGTTTATATTATTCCAACACCCAAATTGAATGAAATTTGTTGGTTCGTCAGTTGTAGCCTTTTCCATATTATAATATGAAAATATTAAAAAATTGAAATTATGTTATAAATTCAATTATATCATAATAATATAACAAAAAAAATGAATATTAATAATATAAAAAATAATATGTTAAATGTTCCTGTAATTTATTGTAAAATTTGTTATAAGTTATGTAATTGTATAGAAGAGCATAATAGTCATATTTCGACACAAGAACATATAAAAAATAAAATTAATTTTATAAATACGATAAATTGTTTAACTTATACGCAACTAAATGAAAAACACGAAACTGATAATATTGAAAAAATAATAGAAATGAATGAAATAGTAAAAGGACTACAAATAGATTATGAAATTGAGTTATGTAAAAAAAAAGGATTTCTTGTATATTTTGATCCGGATTTACACAATTATAAATATGATATTGAGTTCTTAGAAAAATATGTAAAATATTTTAATGAAAAAACATTATTGCAAACACAAACGTTAACAGCGAAATTTTGTATTATATATATTATGGATATGGATATAAATAATGGAAGCGAAGATTCGTATTTGTTTGATATTCCGTATATATTATCGTATCAGACACATATTACCAAAGAAGAAATGTACGAAGCATATAAAAAATATTATAAATATAATGTGTTTGAATTGTATAGAGAAAGGGGGTCTAAATAATATATTATATTTTTTTAACTTAAAGGCGCGGTCTTTAAGTCATTTTCATATATTATTTAATTAAGCACTTAAAGAAGACGCCTCGTGTGTATCATCTAATGTGGGGGAAAACGAAGCCTTAACATATTCCGTGTTGAATTTTTGGGTTGTCATGTTTTTAACGACCTCTTGTTCTAAAGTATACGGAAATTGATGAGCTGGCGTAAATGGGCTCCACTTTTTTTGTTCTGTTGGATAGTATTGTTCTAAACCAGCCATACCTGTTTTAACGGAAGCCGACTTTATCATCTGATAAGCAACTAACAAAGCTAATACACCTAAAATTGGGGTTGAATATGCGAATAACATTAATGCTACTATAACTACAACTATCTTTCCAATTGATGAATCAATTAGTCCAGCAGCGCCTTCTGGCATTTTGTATCCCATCACTAAATAAACAACGAATAATACAGATAATACTAGTTGTGGCATGTTTTTCTTGTCAAATAAAGTACTTAAATAGTCCATCTTATATATTATACTTTTAAAAAAATATACTTTTCTAAATGTTACATAAAAACTATCTAAAAACATTGTGCTAAATAATGTAACAAACTAATGAATTATTATAAAAAGAATAACAATAAGAATGCTAAGGCTGAGCCCATTGTATGGCCTTCATTACAAAATTCATATTTAGGCAATAAAGGATATACTATACTTAAATCTGAATTATCTATTAAGCATCAACTTGCTTTAAAGGAAATGCTAATGGTTAAACCATTTGTTCCCGGTTCGCCTGTTCAAGTTCAAAAAACATATCCAGTTTACCGAGAATCCGATAAAAAAATATACATTCCTCGATATTTTGGAGAAGAGCTCTTTAAAAAAGCAAACGAAAATAAAATTCCCGAGGGCGATGATATTAACCTCACGTTTCAAGGTGTATTGCGCGATTATCAGATACCTATAGTGGATAAATTTATATCATATGTTAAAAATAAAAACACATTAGGAGGATTACTAGAACTGCCTTGTGCGTGGGGTAAAACTTCGGCATCATTATATATATGTTCTCAATTAAAGAAAAAAACATTAGTAATAGTTCATAAAGAATTTTTATTGAATCAATGGATTGAGCGAATTCATCAATTTTTACCTTCAGCTAAAATCGGTAAGATCCAAGGTCCGGTTATTGATATTGATAATAAAGATATTGTATTGTGTATGTTACAAAGTTTAGTACTTAAAGAATATCCTATCTCCATGTTTGATAGTTTTGGATTCACTATTATTGATGAAGTTCATCACATTTCCAGCGAATCATTTTCAAATGCACTTTTTAAAGTAGTAACAAAATATATGCTTGGATTAAGTGCTACAATGAATCGTAAGGATGGGACTACTAAAGTATTTAAAATGTTCTTAGGAGAGGTTGTACATAAAGTGGAAAGAAAGGATGAACATAATGTTCAAATAAGAGCAATAACATTTAAAACAAATGACGAAGAGTTTAACGAAACAGTGCTAGATTATAAAGGCAATCCCCAAATAAGCACAATGATTAGTAAGTTATGTAAATATAATAGAAGAACCGAATTCATTATTAAAGTTTTGGTTGATTTTATAGAAGTTGATAGCGTTGAAAAAAATGTTATTGAAAAACATAAACAAGATATGAATTTAATTAATCCAAATTGTGATATATGTAAAAAAAAAGAAAATTATTTAATAAAAAATAGTTGTTGCGGTATTGTTAAATATTGTCTTCCTTGTGTGCAGGATATTGAACATAAATCAGAAACAAATATTTCATATTATATTGATTCAAACGGCAAAGAAAAATCATCTAAAGAAAGACCAAAATGTCCTCATTGTAAAAAAGTATTAAAATACGAACAAAATTATATTGAAAATCCTTATGTAAAACCATTAGAACAAGTACATACGCTTATTTTATCACATAATTTAAATGTATTACATTATATTTATACCAAAATGGTATGTAAAAATATAGCGTCTGTTGGGTATTATGTTGGCGGTATGAGTGAACATGAATTAAAAAAATCAGAAAAAAAACAGGTTATATTAGCCAGTTTTTCTATGGCTAGCGAAGCTCTTGATATTCCAAGCCTAAATGCTGAATTTTTAATAACACCTAAAACAGATATTGTTCAAAGTGTCGGAAGAGTACTTAGAGCAAAACACGCATTTTCTGACCCTATAATTTACGATATTAAAGATAATCACAACGTTTTTGAAAAACAATGGTTAAAAAGAAAAGCATATTATAAAAAACAAAATTATAATATAATTGAATGTGATATATATAATTATAGTAAAAATTTTTCAAACTGGAAAATTGCGAATAGTAGTTGTAAAAATAATTTATCAGATAACGATGATGGCGACGACATAAATGGAACAAAAGGCGTTTGTTTGTTAAAGATTAAATCGTAATTATTATTTCTTTATATCTATTATATTTCCTTTTCTATCATATATCCAAATTTCATAATCATAACCTAAATCTTTCGTGGATTGTTGTTTTAATAAAATTATATCATAATTTACGGTAATAGTATATTGTGATTTAACTTCTATACATAGATTTCTGCTAGGAACATAAATATCAATAAAATGACGTCTTTTTTTATTATTATCGCAATAAAATACGATGGGGGTTTTTGTTTTACAAGTAACTATGTCTTCTTCATCAATATTATCATTTAATAGTTCGCGTATTGCAAAATGTTCAAATCCTTGGTAATTAACAATTTTACCTGAAGGCATAACATATTCTTTTAATTTATAACAGCTTTTTTGTTGTTTTGTCAATACATCTGGATTTTGTAAACAATTTTCAACCCCATATTTTACTAAATTTGTTTTTATTAATTTATTATATATTTCTTTATTTTGTAATGGAAATTCAACACCATATTTTACTAAATTAGTTTGTTTCATTTTATTTATACAATTAATATTTTTGCCTGGATTTTCAACTCCATATTTTTCTAAATTAGTTTGTTTAATTTTATTTTTAATTTCTATATTTTGTGAAATATGTTTAACTCCATATTTTTCTAAAATTGTACTATCCATTTTATCTTTTATTTGTTTATTGTGAATTAAAAATTCAACACCATATTTTTTTAAATTTGTTATTTTCATTTTATCTTTAACCTCTTGTGTTTTTGATGGATTATCTACCCCATATTTTTTTATAAATCCTTGTTTGATTTTTTGTTTTATTTCTATAGATTGTGATGGATGTTCTACCCCATATTTTTTTACCATAGTTTCTTTTTGTTTTGATAAAGAATTTATTGTAATACATTTTTTACATAACGAATTTTTAGTTTTAATCATATATCCAAGGCATTTTTCTGTTTTGACTAAACATTGTTTACATGTTAATATTATTTTTGAGTTGGATTTTAGGTGTAAATTTGTATAATCAACCAACAATAGCACGTCGTATGATCCAGATCCAACAAAATGGAATGTAACATATGAACCACAACAAAGTAAAAAAACTAAAATTCAGAAACCTGATAATTGTATTAACCCAATTAATACACTAACAACTCCAAGTAGTCGCAGTTCATCAGAAAAAAGTATAGCGGATGATACAGAGGATGAATCATATGAGGAATCGGAAGAAGAAGATGATGGATTAGATGGGGGATTAAAAGGTGGCGTTAAACCCGTAGTAAAAGGGGGTGTTTGTTTTCTAAAATTTAAAAAATAGCATGTAAATTATTTATTTTGTTGTCTGACCATATATGATAACAAAATATTAGGATATATTTATATATATTTATATATATTTATATGATAATTTCAGTAAAAAATAATTTCCAAAAAGTAATTTAGGTTTTGGAAAATGGACATTTATAAATGTCCAAAATGAGAAACCTGAAAAGAGTTTTGAAAAAGCCTTTTTTAAGTTTACGAAAAGTGGATTTAGACCATAATGCTCTAAAAATGAAAAAATAGTTAGAAAAAATTATGATGTGAAAAATATTTATATTTTATAGAAAAGGATTTAGGGATTAATATAAGTATAAGGTATGAACGACCATACTTACAATTTTTCTCCCCAAATCCCAACCAATTTATGTTGCGAATATTGTCATTATACATCGGGTAGTAAAAAAGATTACAATAAACATTTATCAACGCTTAAACATCAGAGACTTACAAATACTTACACAAATACTGACAAAATTATCCCACAACTTACTTGTATTTGTGGAAAATCTTATAAACATAGACAAAGCTTATATAATCATAAAAAAATATGTGATAATATAATAAAAGGCAATTCAATAAACAATTCAATTAACGATTCAATAAACAATTCAATTAACGATTCGATCAATATTAAACATTATTTAAATAATGAACAAAACCAACAACAATTAGTCGATTATCTGATGAAAGAAAATTCCGAGTTTAAACAACTTATGATAGAACAAAATAAACAAATATTGGAGTTAGCTAAGAATTCTGGTACCCATAATAGTCACAATAACAATACTAACAATTTCAATCTTCAGGTTTTCTTGAATGAAACATGTAAAGACGCAATGAATATTATGGAATTTGTTGATCAGTTGCAAGTTAGCGTTAAGGACTTGGAAGAAACAGGGAGATTAGGATACTCTGAAGGTATTTCCAAAATATTCATTAATGGATTAAAACAAATAAACATATCAGATAGACCGATTCATTGTTCTGATTCAAAAAGAGAAATTGTTTATATAAAGGATAAGAATCAGTGGAACAAGGAAGATGATAATAAAAGTTTGCTAACAAATGCGATTAAACGTGTGGCTCATAAAAATATGAAACAGATTAAAGAATGGACCAAAGTTAATCCAGAATATAACGACTCCTCATCTAAACAGAATGATCGATATTTAAAGATTGTTAGTAATTCTATGAATGGATCAACAGAAGAAGAACAAAAAAATAACATGAATAAAATTATATCCAGGGTAGCAAAAGAATTTACTATAAATAAATGTACTAATTATCTACTAACTACTTCAATACCACCACAACTCATATAGTCACCTTGAGGAGTCTTATATGTAAATTTGTAATATGACTGCGGTGGAAGCGTATCGAGTTGTCCTTTTTTACTAATAGTTTCTAAAATCCATCCAGGATACTGAGTTTTACATTTAATTACATCTTTAACAATTCGTTCTAAGTCAAACCAACGAGGATAATTAGCTCCATACTTTCTATAATCGGTTTTATCCATCCCATTTGATATTGCAAATAATTCATCTTTTAATAGTGTTTCAAATCCGTCTATAGTATTAATAGAAGCAAATATAGCGCTTGATTCAATAATCTGCTCTAAATGTTTTATTTTTAAAGATATTTCTTTTTTTCTATTTGTACATGACCTTATTAATCGACCTAGTTCATTATATTGTTTATTAATTTTCATATAATCAATATCAATTTCTTTTAATTCATTTGTTAGCTTTTCAATTTCGTTTGTTTCTTCTTTTAATTCATTTGTTAGCTTTTCAATTTCGTTTGTTTCTTCTAAAAACTCCATTGTCGAATTATGATTTAAATAAGAACAAACTATTTAAATCAATTTTTTATATTAATTGCTTAGAATACGCGTTGCTTAGAATACGCGTTGCTTAGATTACGCGTTGCTTAGATTACGCGTTGCTTAGATTACGCGTTGCTTAGAACCATCCTCTACTAGCGAATCCTGATCCCGCACCTATGTTACCATTAGCATTTAATGTGTTATGGTTTAAATTATCAACATCACCCGCTACATTTTGATAAGGAACTGGGTTTGCTAAAGCACTTAAACCTGAAGTTAACGGACCTCCTGTAGAATAAGTATTGCTTAAAGAACCATTGTTATTTTGATATTGATTGTATCCAGCAGCATAATTTGGAGCGTTCATCGGCGGTTGAAACGCACCTCCGTTTAGGCCTCTACTTAGACCTAAACTTAGACCTAGACCTCTTCCTCTACTTCTGCCTCTTCCTCTACTTAATCCTCTACTTAGACCCCTTCTAAGACTTTTACTTCTTCTCGAATATTTTGAACGCACCTTACTTTTCATTCTTCTAACATGTCGTCTAACTGTTTTTCTGGAACCTTTCATCTTATATTTTCTAGATATTTTATTTATTTTTTTACGATTAATTTTTCCTCCTTTTAAAGAATGATATATACCCGCAGCAGATTGAACGTTTGAACCAGTAGGACCTACAGTATGGGGGCCATTAGGTATTCTTGTATTGGAAAACGGAATGCCTCCTACACCAGAACCATCAATATTTACTAGAGAACCATTAATATTGTTTAATGGTGTATGTGCGTTAGATATTGGAAATGGCGACATATATAATATAAAAAGATTTTATACTTAATCTACATTTTATTTGTCAGCTAAACTTATAGGAACCCACCTTTTAAATTTATAATTGAATTCGCACTTTATATTAAATGATCTATCTAAATATGTATATTTATCTTCTCTTCCATCTTCAAAATCAGTGTCATCATCGCTTTCCTCTATAGCATCTAAATTGATATTTTCTTTAATATTTCGAAACAACGAATTCATCATTACGCTTGTTTTATAATCTGGGATAATTGCGATATCGTAATATTCTTCATTACCATTTTTTGTAATGAATAAATTATAAATATCTGGTTCGGTGCCAGCCATTATTTTAAAAATAGCAGTCTTTTTATTTTTATCTTTTTGATAAGAATCAATTTTTACAATCTTTTTATCTCTTTGATAAGTATCTATTTGGTTATAATAGTTCATTGTCATTATTTTTCTTGAATTATTTTTTTCAAAGAATCGAAATTTAATTTGACTTATTTTATAAGGTAGATTTTGAATGGCAGTCAATAATAAATTAAAGTCGCTATAAATTAAAGGCAATCCAAAAACAGTAAATCTATTATTTAATAGACTTTGTGATATTTCATTTGTAAAAATAGCCTTTAATAGTTGTAATTTATTTGAATATGGTATATGAATATAATTTTGTCCTTTATAATAATAAATATCTTCAATGCTAAAACAACCAATATCATTATACTTAAACATTGTTCCGTAAAAAATAGTACCTAGTGCTAAACATAAACAATCTACAAAACTAGTATTAAGTTTCTTTATATTCTTAATTTTATTGTTATCGTTAATTTCTAAAGCAAAACATATATTTTCATTATTATAAGAGGTAAACCAAGTAAAAAAATGAGTTCCTTCTGGTATAGCTAAAATAACATTAGCATTATGAACTTTCTTATGTGTTATATTTTCATAAGAAAGTTCAAACTTAGGAAATTTTTGTAATACTAAACTTATTTCCTTGTCTGATAACATTATTGTGTCCTTGTCCGATAAACTCATTATATTAATATAATTAATGTTAATTTATCTTTAAGTCATTTTATCTTAAGAATTTACTTTTTAAAAATTAGAAAAATTGTCTCCAGACATTGTATCTAAGCCCATTACATTATTAGAGCCCATTACATTATTAGTATCAGAATCATTGTTTAATTGTTTTTTTAAGAAAGATTTTAATTCATTCTTCATATCTGTATTATTTGAATTATTAATAGGAAGAAGATCAATATCCGTATACGAAGTGGACTTATGTGAAATAGTATCATATATATTTTGATATTTTTGATTAGGCGAATTTACTAAATCTTTAATTTTTGGAACAGTTAATGTTGATTTAAAGAACATAATTAGATGATGTACCAAAAAAATAAATATGATTGATATTATAGAAATTTGTATAATCCAAGTAAACATAATATATTGAAATATTTGTTTAGACTAGATTAAAACATATTAGCTTTATAAATAAAAATATATAAAATATAAGCTTTTCAAATATCAATTTAATTATAATATATAAACAATTTAAACCTAATATATTATTACTACGTATTATGCCACAATCATTAACCATAATTATAGTTGATAAATCCGCATCTTTAAAAAATCTCACTGTTAAAGATTATAAGGTTGATGAATTATATAAAAAGTGCGGATTCAAAAAAGCTGACACATTCATTTTACAAGTTGAATGGCCTGTAAAATTAGACGGGCAAAAATATTTGATTCAGATGTATGGCAAACTTAATGGGAAGGCTAATATGGAAAATAAGTATGATTTTCCTCCGCCAGTCGACAAAAAAATATTTTTTGGTTCGTGTGCTTTAGTTGGTATGTTGCGAGATGAATCTACCAATAGATCACATATTAATCTTTCTCTTGAATTGTGGAATAAAATTTATGAAAAATTATTTGGCGGGTTCGAAGATTTAGCAGCAATAGGGGCAGATGACGATGATGAAGAAGATGAATTAGAAACTGTTCCAAAGAATATAAAGACAAAAAATGGTGGTTATTTAAAGGATGGATTTGTTATTGATAATAGCGATACAGAAGAGGCGGCTGGTTCTGAAACAGAAGACGAGGATGATGAAGTTAGCGATAAGCCTACTGACGAAGAAGAAGATATAGCAGTGGAAGAAATTGGTTCAGAATTATCTGAGGAAGCATATGATTATAGCGATTAGTCAAATAGACTGGTTTAAATATTTAATATTAATTCTGTATAAATATAATAAATGAATAATAATGTTTATTATACTTTTTTAGCCGGTTGGTGTGCGGAATCCGCTGGTGCTAGATTAGAATTTCAAAAAAAACGGTTTACTAAATCTGAAGTAAATGACGCAATGCATATGACAGGTCCTACTACATCAGGAATATATCCTGGACAAATAACAGATGATTCTGAAATGGAAATATCTTTATTATCTGCGTTAGTTGAAGGAAAAAATGATGAATACTTTCCATTGGAGCGTATTGCTGAAAAATATATCGAATGGTATAATTCTAAACCATTTGATATAGGACAAACTACAACATACGCGCTTTTAGATGCTACTAATGCATCAGATATGTTGACAAACGCATATGAATATAATATTAACTCAGAATCAAATGGTTCGCTAATGAGATGTATACCTTTAGCTATATTTGGAATTAAGAAAGATGTAGAAACTATAATCAATATATCTTTTTTGGAATCTGAACTAATACATTCGAATAAAATAGTAGGCGAAATAACAGGAATTTATTGTGTAATTATTTCATATATTTTGCGAAAAAAAATAAATCAAAACCCAATAAATATTGGTACTATATTATTGTTAGTTACTCAGTTGATAAAGACAGAAAAATTATTAGAATGGTTTGTAATTGGAAATAAACTAACAACTTTGAAATATTATAATAGTATACAAAATGAAGGGCACGTAAAACACGCTTTTATTTTTGTAATATATTTTTTGCGCAATATAGAAAAATATACGTATGAAAATGCGATTTCAGAAGTAATACAATGTGGTGGAGATACAGATACTAATGCTAAGATTGTGGGTAACTTATTTGGCGCATATTATGGAGATTGTGTGCCATCATATATGTCTGATATAGTTTTAAATTTTGATTGTACGACTATTGAAGATCGTTTTTTTAGAAGACCAGAAAAATATAGCATAAAAAATGCTTTAAATTTGATGAATAATATAGTTTAACAAATACGCTTAAATACAAAACACATATATTTATAATAGTGTAAAATGGACAATAATGATTTAAAAGATTTAATTTTAGCAAGGTCTACTGATGTTATGGTAATCACATTCCTTTGGGGATTAACTAATTATGTTGATACTGAAGAAAAGGTAACATATCTAATTAATGTCAAAATAACTAATAAATTGCTTTTTGGAACGGCATATTTTATAACTGGAGCAAAGTTATTATATCAAATATATCAATTAAACAAATATAACACATAGAATAAAACTTTAAAATAAAATTGATTATGATTTAAATATAATTAACAGTATTATATTTAGATAAGAATGCCTGTTCGCAAAATTGAAAATCCTGATGTTTTTAGATCCAATATTTGCAAGAAGCTTTGTGACTTCTTTGGCAAAATAGAAAATATAAATAATAAAGAAAAACACGCAAATAATCTAGAAAAAGGAATATATAATTGGACTGTAAAGGAAGCAACTAACAAAAGGGTAGTTAAGAAATGGGATAATCAATTCTTCGTCCAAATTTATTTAGATCATTTAAGAAGCGTTTACACTAACTTGAACAACGAAAAACTACTTCAGACGCTAATTAGTGGCGAAATTAAATCACACGAAATCGCGTTTATGACGCATCAAGAACTGTTGCCTGAAAAATGGGACGAACTTATTAGAATAAAGAGTATTCGCGACAAGAACAAATTTGAACAAACTATGGAAGCTATGACGGATACGTTTAAGTGTAGAAAATGTTTTTCAAGGAAATGTAGCTATTATGCTCTTCAAACGAGGAGCTCGGACGAGCCAATGACAATATTTTGCCAATGTATTTCGTGTGGGAATAGATGGAAAACAAGTTAATTTATTTAAAACATTCTACTTTTATTCCTTCTTTATTATAAATCCAAATTTCATAATTATAACCTAATTCTTTAGCAGCATTTTGTTTTAACATAATATTACCATCGTGAAGCTTTGCTGTCCAAGTAGATTTTACTTCAATACATCTATTTTGACTAGGAATATAAATATCAACAAAATGTCTTCTTTTTTTACCACTGTTGTCATTATACCAAATTATAGGAACATTTTTACAACCAGTTATAATTTTAGCTTCACAAACAAATTCATTTTGTAATAATTCATTTATAGCATAATGTTCGTAACCCTGGATCCTAATTATATTTCCAGAAGGGAAAATATATTCTTTAGACCTATACATATGTTTTGTAATTTTTTCCATTATGGTAGGATCTTGTGTAACATATTCTACTCCATATTTTGCTAAATTGGTTTTTTTAATTTTCTCTTTTATTTCCTCACGTTGTATATTATACTCAACTCCATATTTTTGTAAATTGGTTTGTTTAATTTTTTCCTTAATTTCTTCATTTTGAAACCCATATTCACAACCATATTTTTCTAAATTTGTCTCCTTAACTTTATTTTTAACATTTTCATTTTGCGAAGGAGTAACCGTTCCGTATTTTTCTAGACAAGTTTGTTTTTTTTTCTCCTTTATTTCCTCACGTTGATTACAATTTTTTACTCCATATTTTTCTAAATTGGTTAAATTACGTTTTTCTTTAACGTCTTCATTTTGTAAACCATATTCACAACCATATTTTTCTAAATTAGTTGCCTTAACTTTATTTTTTATATCTTCATTTTGTAAAGCATATTCACAACCATATTTTTCCAAATTAGTAGCTTTCGTTTTATCCTTAAACTCATCTAATTGTGACGCATATTCAACCCCATATTTAATTACCATTGTATTTTTAATTCTTTCAAATTTAACTGTTTTTGTGCAAGTTTCGCAACTAAAATTTCTGTTTTTATCTAAATTATTAAAACTTTTATCAAATGATTTTTCACAATTAAAACATTTTCCAATTATTATAGTATCTCTTGTTAAATACATAGTTGAATAATCTTTTAATAATGTTATTTTTGCTTCATTAAAAATGCTTTGTAATAAATTGTATGTAAATCTTCTTTTTCCTGTCATTATATAGTATATTATAATAAGTTGTTTCTAAATAATTTACCCAGAATATTATATTTAAAAACCTCGACTAATAGTATATTTCATTGTCCTTTTATATATACCAGCTTCTAACTTCATCTCGATGTCATTACTAACAATTATATACGATTGTTGTCTTAGAATGCTTCTAATTATATTCAAATATGGTCTCTTACATTTAAAGTTAGGTTTAAAAGAAGAGATGGTGCTACAAGCAAAATATTGTTTGATATCTTCTTTTAAATCCAGTATTTTCTGTTGTTTGGCAACATCGGCATCAAGGTCGCAAAGTAAAAATTCGTTCGCTTCGTTTAGCTCCAATATGCTAATAATTTGTTTACAAATTTGTTCCCTTTGTTCGGGATGTTTAGCCGATAATTTAACGCGCATATTTTATTGAATTATACCAAATTGTCTTTAAATCATTTTCGCCAAACATAAATGAATTCGGTATAATCTTTTTCTGTATTTGAATTTTTCGGATGCCCTTTTTTCTTTAATGGGATTTTAATATCGGCTTTCCCAAATAATTCAAGACAAACGTCTTCATACAAATCTTTTGGTATATTTAAAATATAATGTCCTCCTTTTTTCAAATGCTTATATGTCTCAGAAAATAAGGGGATATAAAATTCTTGTTCCCATTCTTCGTCCTTTTTTGGAAGCATATCCTCATATACTTCAACGTTGTAATATGGGGGAGACGTTAAGACGCAGTCATAATCTAGTTTTGAATAATCGACTTTTAAAGCATCCTTAAACATTAATTTTATCTTTGTGTTAGTTCCTAATTTGTTCAACAACTTGACCATCCTTTGATAAGGTTCTTTCAATTGTTTATTAGAATCAATGCCTATATAATTTGGCACATCTAAGGCACAAGCGCCTACTAATCTGCCTCCCCATCCCATAGTAAAATCCAAGACAGATTTCGGCTTAAATCTACTATAGATTTCCATAGCGGTTAAAGGCTTAAATAACCCAATTGAGCCACAGTGTAATTTAAAGACTCTATATAATGCAACGTGTTTATCCTCGCCTTTTTGATAATTTAACAAATTTTTAATATATGGTTTCTTATGATATTCTGTATCTTTTATAAACTCGAAATAAGTCATTCCTTTTTTGCTAACAGTTTCCAATCTCTCTAAAAAAGTAAAATGGTCTACAAATTTATTCCCTATTCGAGTTTCATTTGTTACCTTTTTAAGATCCGCCTTTTTTAAATTTTCGTAGTCTCTTATAGCTTCTTCTTCATCAATATTTTTGATTTTTTTTGATATGTGTTTTTTTGTTAATCCATCTTTATTTGTCGAGTCATCATGTCCGCCTCCATCTTGTCTGTATCCATCTTGTCTGTATCCATCTTGTCTGTATCCAAATAAATAATTAATAATATTCATACTAATATTATTAATTATTATTTTATTTTGTTAAAATATGTAATATAATATAATCCAACTAACAAAATATAAAATATAAAAGCATTATGTAAATTAAAAATTCTCCCAAAAAAATTAGTCTTTTTTTTTGCTTGATTGTGTAGTAGTTCATATGTATGATTAAAATCGGTATTCATGATAGTTTTAAGAGTATCTTCTGGAAAATCGCGATGCACTTTACGCAAAAACATAGCATACTTATTTTCTTTAAGTAGGTTACAAATAATATTAATATTTTTATCCGAAGCCTCTTTAAACATATTTGGACTTGTTGGGCTTGACATATTGGCCCAATCACATAAAGTGGCTGAATCATTTATCGTTCTTAATGAATTTGTTAGTTCTAGTTCTTTAAATGTCTGTAATATTATAGCAAATATACTTTCATTTGCTAATCCTCCTGAATTAACTAATTGCCAAACATCTTTTTTTAATGTTAAAAACAATATACATTTGTGAACATGATCTCTACATAGGGTAAACCAAGGATCATTGGACAACCAATACTCTTTTGTTAATAATCTTAAATTGGCTCTTCTGTGTATCGTTATATTCCAATGAGCTGGTTTACATTTAATAATTGATGCTTGATAATGATCAAAAAACAATTTCCTGAATTTTTCTGGACTAATGATTGGAACACAAGAGTCTGTTAATAAACAGAACCAAATATTATTTATATCTTGTGTATAAGCATATGATAAAATGGACATATACGCAGGAACTACATCATAATATGACGTTTTTGCTGTTACGTTTGGAGGTATAGTATACATTTTAATCCAAGGCGATTTAATCATATTAATGTCTTTATAATGAAAATATATATTGATAATATCTTGATTTGGTTTTATCCAATCAATCCATAATTGTTCTTTATTTAGAATATGTTCATAACTAATTATAAAACATAGGGCTATTTTCATTATTATTATATGTATATAATAATAACGCTTAAAGCCTTAATTGTATAACAACATTTAATAAACATATTTAACCTAACAAAAAAGTTTTCATTAAACCACTCCAATTAACATCCGAAATAGATGTACTTCTGCCTTTACGAAACGAATCGTTTTCTAAATTTGAATTTGTTAAACTATTTTTTCTACTCGAACAATCAGATACCTTAATAGTATTTATATCAGCGATATTTTCGATTTCGACACAATCGTATTCCGTTATTTTGTTAACCGTTTCATCAATATTTTCATCAATATTTTTGTTAACATTTTCATTTAATAAAACATTATTAGGTTTCAAATTATTGTTTTCCGACGTAATGCGTATTGTATTTTTCGTTTCATTCGATTTTTTGTCGTCTTCCGACGATTCATAATAGTCAACATTGGGAGAAAAACAATACAATGGACGTTCTGCAAGTTTTTTTTCAATAATAACAATTTTATCTGATAAAAACCCCACTTCATTTTTGATTTTTATAAAATCAAAATATAAATTATTATAATGTTTATCTGTTTCAATCAATTTGCTTTGTAAATCTAATAATTTATAATTATATATTCGTTCTATATTATTTAAATAATCTAAAATATTATATAATGAATAAACTCCAAATAAAATTGTCATCCCGCTTGTTATAAATACATTTTTAATGCTCATTATAATATTAATTGAATACATTTTTAATATCTTTTATTATATATTAAAATTATTATTAAACAAAAAATATTTATTGGTATAAAATTTATTGGTATAAAAATTATTGGTATAAAATTTATTGGTATAAAATTTATTGGTATAAAATTTATTGGTATAAAATTTATTGGTATAAAAATTAAAACGAGATATCTTCTAAATCCTTAATGCTCCAATATTCACTACCTCCGTTTGGTAGTGGTCTACGAATAATAAATGGAATACTTTTAGCTTTTAATTCTAATTCAGCAATAATGTATCCATCAAGTATATCTTCATGAACTTTAATAAAAGGTTTAGATCCTGAGTTTATTTGTTTCGCTCTTTGCCCTAAAATACGTGCTTTTTCGTATTTTGTTAAATATGGAATTGTTCTGTGTAAATCATCAATAATAATACCATCTTTATCCCTAACCACTTTAATCATTACCAAAATTTCATCATAATTTTGTAAAACACTTTCGGGATGATTATTAACAATATAATTGTCATTTATGGATCTATCAAATTTTTGTAAATATAGTTCCCCATCATCGTCGTCATCATCTTCCTCGTCATCTTCGGTAAATTCAGGTTTTTGATATATAGTTTTAGCAGGAATTTTTTTTATTTTTTTTGCCTTTATTTCTGCTTCTTCTTCTTCTTTTCCAATTTCTCCTTCTTCTAAGTCATCATCTGGTGCTCCACCGCTTTGTTCGTCTTCTTCATCTTCATCTTCATCCTCGTCTTCTTCTCCATCTTCTTCTCCATCAGCTTCTAAATCCTCCACTGTTTCTATTAAATCTTCCACTTCTTCTCCTTCTCCTTCTTCTTGTTCAGTTTCAGAATCTGAATCTGAAGAATCAGAAGAATCATTATCTGAACCACCAATTTTAGTATCGTCTTCTAAACCATCATGATTATCAAAGTAACTCATATTATATTATTATATGAGGAGATAGTTTTATATTTATTATTTCAATTTTATTTAATAAAAAATATTAAATAAAAATTTTACAATGCTTAATATTTATAGTGTTTAATATTTATAGTGTTTAGTTAATAACTTTAAGTCTTATCTTCTGCTTTCCAAACGGTATCACAAGTTGAACATAAATATACATATTTCATATTCTGATTATCATACCGTATATAAATAATTTCACGAGGAGTATCTTCTTTATTGGTGTCACAATCAGCATTAGGGCATAAAATTTTAGTAACACGAGGAAGCGTAGGATCTAATTTGGTATACTTATTAATAATATGACTAAATTCTTGTTGAGATTTTTTTAATTGTATTTTTGAAACTGTAACATTTTCTATCGACAAATCAGAATCTTTATTTCCACAATTTCTACAATAATAAACTAATTTATTGGAGTCATCAGGGTCAATACTGATATAATACATATTTTGGCATTGATTACAGAAGTGCATCTTTATATATATAATTAATATTAATAATTATATTTATTTCAATTTTATTTAAATATCATTATTTTTCTTTATATACGGTTTCTTTATATATCGTTTCTTTACATACTGTTTCAGAATCAATAATCAATTTCGTATCTATTAATTTCTGTTTCAAACCTATATAATCAATATGTGTTGTCATATTATAAATTCGCACACGTTCTGTTTTAGGTTCATTTGTTTGTTGAGTTTCAACGAATTCTAATATTTTATCAAAATTCTTAATAAAATTTTCTTTCATAAAAATATAAAATATTTCAAAATGGGTAGGTATTTTATTTTTTGAAAGATTAATAATATCACAAATCGCAAAATTAATATTATTAAATGTAATGCTTTTTTGATAAGGAATAAAATCAATAGATTGGATTGATTGTCCTGGTTCGTTTTCTAAAGGCGCTTCGTTTAATAAAGAACATAAAGTTAGCAATACGCTGTTTAACGTTTGACAAGAGGACCATTTATCACCAGACCAAGTATTAAGAATGGATACACATACTTTTCCGCATGTATAGAGATTTGGATTATAACGTGTTATTCCGTCATTGGTCATATATGTAACTTTTGGTGGGGAAAACGGATAATTATAAGGAAAATCAAATTTAAAAAAATAAAATCCACCAAAATACGGAGTTTCGGATGGACCAACAATCATAGCATATCCTTTCAACATATCAGTTTCGTCATGAGAATAATAAATCCCATTATCAGTTAACGGGTGTTTTATAATTTGTTTCACGTCTTTTAAAAGACGTTGAATTGTTTCCTTTTTAATAACTTTTGTAGATTCAGACATAATATAATATATTGGCAATATGTTTTTAAATGGGTTTATTATCGTCTTAAATATTAACAATGCGTTGAAAACGAATAATTCAAATACATAATTAAATAAAAAAAAAATGAAATAGAAATATATCTATATATAATATCAATAATGAATACAATGATATCATCCTCCCATTATTATGATTTATCGGATTTTCTTACAAAGCATAATGCTAAAAAATCAGAACAAAATATCGTAAATTCGTCTACAAAAAATATAACACATACAAGAATTGCAAGTCAAGAATTAAATATATATGGTGGGTGTTTTACAATAGAAAAAGAAGAATTACAAACGTTTTACAGACTATATTACGAACATGTATTTGTAAAAGGACGAAAGGAATATTTGACAGAAAAGCAATTAGAAGATAATGGGCCCTTAGTAGTTGATTTTGATTTTCGTTATGATTTTAGCGTCATAAAGCGTGTTCATACTCAAGAACACATACAGGATATTATTATTCTATATTTAGAAACGCTTAAGGAATTCTTTGTTTTTGAAGAAAATAAACAATTTCCGATTTTCATTATGGAAAAACCAAATGTAAATAGAGTTGTAGATAAACAAGAGACAAAAGACGGAATTCATATGATTATTGGTATTCAAATGGACCATACAATTCAGATGATGTTGCGTGACAAAATATTACAACAAATTGGAGATATATGGGAATTACCATTAACTAATGATTGGCCTAATGTTTTAGATGAGGGAATTAGTAAAGGCTGTGTTAATTGGCAGATGTATGGTTCGCAGAAACCAGGTAATGAAGCATATAGATTAACATATTATGTAGTTTCTGAATTAGATTCTGAAGATAATTCTTGGAAAACTACAGCAAAATCAGTAAAAGATATTGACTTATCAAAGGATTTACAATTATTGTCGGCACAATACGATAAGCATATAAAATTTGAAATGAATCAAAATATTAAAGAAGAATACACTAAAAGATTAGAAATGAAAAATCATAAAATTAAAAAATCAGGATCAAAAAATAAGGTAAATTTAGTAATGAATGAAGACGATACGTCTGATATACAATTAACAGACATTATTAATTTAGAGATTTTAACTAAAGCAGTAGATAACATTATGAGCAATTTGAAAATAAACGACCAATATATAAAAGAATATCACGAATATACACAGATTCTTCCAGAAAAGTATTATCAGCCTGGTTCCCATGTATTAAATAGACAAGTTGCTTTTGCTTTAAAACATACAGACGAGCGTTTATTCTTGTCTTGGATAATGTTGCGTTCAAAAGCTTCGGATTTTGAATATGATACTATACCAAATTTGTATCAAATGTGGAAAATACACTTTAATAAACGTCCCGATGGCTTAACAAAGGGATCGATTATGTATTGGGCAAAACAGGATGCGTTTTCAGAATTTGAAAGGATAAAAAAGGGTACAATTGATTATTATATTGAAGAAACCTTATTTGAAGCAGGTGATTGGGATTATGCGATGGTTTTATATCATATGTTTAAAGATAAATATGTATGTAGTAGTATTACAAATAAAAAATGGGATTTGTTTGATAAACATAGATGGGAAAAGGATGAAGGCCAGCGTCTAAGAATGGCAATTTCCAAGGAACTGTTTCAATTATATATGGATAAACAATCTCAATATTTAGCTGATGCGCAAAACTTTGAAGATGGCGATGAAAATCACGCAAAAATTCAGAGAAAAATAAAAAAGATTGCTGAAATTGGTATTAAATTAAAAAAAACAAATGATAAAAATAATATTATGCGAGAAGCAATGGAGATTTTCTTTGATCCGCATTTTAATAAGAATAGGGATGCGAACCCTTGGTTATTGTGTTTTACAAATGGCGTATTTGATTTTAAGACAAAAGAATTCAGACAAGGTTATCCTCAAGATTATATAACAAAGACAACAGGAATTCCTTATGTTAAACATAACGAGGAAGAACAAATGGAAATTACTGCTGAAATTAATACATTTATGGAACAATTATTTCCACAACCAGAATTACGTAGATATATGTGGGATCATTTATCTGCATCTTTAATTGGAGTAAAGAAAGAACACGCATTAAATATTTATAGAGGATCTGGTTCAAATGGAAAATCCATTTTGACAGATTTGATGTCACACGCGCTTGGAGAATATAAAGGAACTGTTCCTATTACGTTAATAACTGAAAAAAGAAGTTCTATTGGCGGAACTTCATCGGAAATTATTCAATTGAAGGGTGTAAGATATGCTGTAATGCAAGAACCATCAAAAGATGCGGTTATTAACGAAGGTATAATGAAGGAATTAACTGGTGGAGATCCAATTCAAGCAAGAGCATTATATTCAGATTCAGAAATATTTATTCCACAATGGTCTCTTGCTGTATGCTTAAATGCGTTATTTGAGACTAAAAGTAATGATGATGGAACTTGGAGAAGAATGAAAGTAATTGATTTCATAGCAAAGTTTATTTCTGAAGGAGAAACACATACTGACGATACAAAACATGTATTTCCAAAGGATAAAGGTCTTAAAGAAAAATTACCAAAATGGGCACCAGTATTTATTGCGATGCTAGTAAAAAGAGCATGTGAAACAGATGGGGAAGTTAAAGATTGCCCAGAAGTAGTTGCTGCGTCAAATAAATATAGAGAGGGTCAAGATTGTATATCTGGATTTATTACTGATAAGATTGTTAAGGATCCAAATTGTTCTGTTGGAAAGAAACAATTGAATGATGTGTTCCAAGAATGGTTCCAAATGAATTATGGTAACAGAAAAAAGCCAAAGTTGTCAGAAATTGAAGAAATAATGATTAAGAAATTTGGAAATATAAACACAAAAACACAAAAATGGCAAGGAATAAAAATTAAATATGATGAGCAAACGGATGATTTAGCAGATATTGTAGAATCAAATTAATAGGACACTGTTATAATATATTATTTTTTGATTTCTATAAGCTTCGCTAAAAAATTGTGAAAGGGCTTTCACAAGTTATGAAATCCTTTTTTATAATATATTATTTTTGAATTAAAGGGCCTTAAATCCTTTTTTATAATATATTATTATTTGATTTAAAGGGCCTTAAATCCTTTTTTATAATATATTATTATTTGATTTAAAGAACTTTCACAAGTTTTTAGCGAAGCTTATAGAAATCCTTTTTTATAATATATTATTTTTGAATTAAAGGACTTTCACAAGTTTTTAGCGAAGCTTATAGAAATCCTTTTTTATAATATATTATTATTTTAACTTAAAGATCATTATACACATTTTTTGGCAAATTACTATAAATACTCATAAATAATCCATTAATCCATCTTACAATATAATCTATAACATACGGATAACATATTAATATAATACCTAATACAATTTTTTTTATCAACGATAACTCGTTTGGTGACATTATTAAAGCTATTATTAGAACCATAACTAACATATAATATAAATACCACCACAACTTATACCACGATTGTAAGCTATTTAACGCATCAGTTTCATAATACGTTTTTCTGTCATTTGTTAGTATATCTCCATGTCTGTTTCTCAATAATAATTGGAGTTCCAAATTCTTTTCTGTATAACCTTTTAACAGCTCGGTTGTATAACTTGAGTTTATTAATGCCGTATTTAAATAACTATTCATTGTTAAAGCACTTGATAACTCGTCATTGAAATTTTCACCTAATAATTCTGATATTTTTTCTGATTTTTGTTTAAGCTCTTCTTCAAGCATATTATTATAATATGGGGTCCCTTCAGAATAAACATAATAATTTTTTTTTGTTTGATCTAACTTAATTGGAGCAGTTTGTAAATTTGTTTGCGCATCTAAATATTTCTGCTTTAATTCTTCCGTTATTTTCAATTTTTGACAAGTTGGCCCACACATCAATGATTCTGCTGATTTTTCTAATAATGCCATTATTTTGTCTTGACTTATTTGCTGCCCTTGTAATAAACTACTTTTATCGGTCTGTTGTAAATTTTGTTGTATACTTGAAAATAATTTATCCATCTTGTATTACCATTAGATTTTTATTTCTTAGTTTGTTAGTTCGTAAAAGACGCATATCTTGGTCTTACAACATTATTATAAGATACTGGTTTGTCTTGAGTATATGCGTATTTTTCTAATCCCTTAAACGTTTCTACATTTGTAGTTGTTGTTGTATCTGTAGTTGTTGTTGTAGCTACAGTATCCGGATGGTCTTGATTATATATTGCGGTTGGAACACAAGTATTCTTTTGATCATCATATGTGCTTCCATCATAACAACATGCAGCACCTACACAAACAACAGATGGCGTTGCCCAAGGATCTGATGATTCGTCTGTAGTAGTGGTAGTATCCGATGATGGAGCATCCTTTTTATTAAAATACCAATTATATTCATCCCAATTCATATTATCTCTATTTGACATGTCGATTAATTCTAAACCGATAAATACTACACCAATAATAATTATTATTCCTGTTAAAAAAGCATATAAATTTTGTGGCAATATTCCCTTATTCGCTAAAACTGAAAGAATTATTACTGGAATACACGTAAATATTATGGTTTTCATTAATTTTGAATGCGCATTGTATTGTTTTCCATAATATGTATTTATTTCTACTAAACGCAATTTATTATTTTTTTCGTCTTGAATAAGATTCATTCTTAATTTTGATTTATTTAATTCCGTTTCTAAAATATCAATAGCCGATACTTCTTGTCCTATCAAACTGTTAGATGCCGCTACATTTTTTTGATAAAAAGAATACATATCTTTCATATTTGAATACATATTTATTCTCATTTGTGAAATCTCATTTATTTTATTTATTATTTGTTGTTTTTGATCTGAACTTAACGCGGCATTATCAAGACTATCATATAATTGTTTTTCTTGTGTTTGTAGTTGAGAAATATTATTTAATACTTGTTGATTTTTTTCTTGTAAACTATCAAAATTTTGTGAATTATCTGTCATTATATAAAATATAGATAGATTATTTATTTTCATACTACTGTTTTGTTAGTTTGTTTATTTTTTTATTACATTTATTGTTATTGTTAGTATACCTACTGCTAAAATACTCCACATTATATATTTATAATTTTCTTGAAGAACTATTAAATCTGTATCGGATAACATTCCATTTATATCATTCATATTCTGTTCATTTGTAAAATTTTGTCCATTCATACTTTGCATACCTTCTATATTATTATCATTAGATTGTAAATCCAATTCTTTTTTTATTTTTATGTTAATATTTTTATATTTTTCTAGATCCTTATTAAATTGAACCGAATTCATATTCAATTTTTCATATATTTTATTGTCTTGGTTGTATAAACTTTCCATTTTTGAAGCAATTTCTTGGCCTAGTGTGAATAATTGAGTTTTAATATTGTCAAATTTTATTCTATCTACTTGCGAAACTACTTGTGTATTACATTTCGTATCTTGTGTCATCGGATCCCCTTTTAAATAATTATCATATTGAACAGTATCAATTTCTACTATTTTATTAGAACAATTTTTAGAATTATTTAATCCGGGCTGTCTAATACCTAAATTTACGTTATTATTTGGCTGCTTTGTCCCTTTTGGATAAGCAGCATTATTTTTTAACCAACACGTGGTTGAGCTTGGCATATAAACATACGCCGCGCAACTGGAATTATTATTACAATTTATTTGACATTGTGATTCGTCTTGTACTAACATTGATGTAATATCATTGCCTACTGTATCTGTATTTTGATATATTTGATAATTGTTAGTATATCCTAACATTGAATCAGGATATTCTCTTAATACAGATTCCGAATTAATATATGACACTTTACCTAAAGTATCTTTATTTCCAACAGAATTTAATTTATAAACAGCATTTACATCAGCATTGCCATACGTTTTATCATTTTTTACACAACCTGATTTTGACTCTGATGTATATAAAACTAAATTACCATCTGATTGCATTATTAATTTTGTGGAACCATTATTTGAACCTATCCATTGATTTATAGCTAATGCCTCTCCGCCAATAATATAATTACGCCCAAATGAACTTTTGGATGCTTCCCAATCAATATTCGGCTGTAGTTGTTTTCCATTACTCATTGAACACCAAACTGCGGGATTAATTAAATTATCAGGGGTTCCTTGATAAATACATAAATCTCCATCATCTTGTAACATTAAAACGAATGTACAGTTTTGTTTTCCATTTTTCGTGTACAATGATCTATTTGTACTGCTTTTAATATTTTGGAATTGCGATTTTAACCAACACTCATTATTCGAATCAGAATTCATAGAAATTCCATAACAATCCTTATTATCCGTACATAAACGCTGACAATTATCTAACGTTGTATCTTTATAATGAGATAAATCGTTACCTGGCGCATCACTTAATTCAGAAAAACTATATTGAATAGCGCAATTTGCCGGATCTGTTTCGGAATTTTGCCAAATTGTATTACCAGAATCATCTGTTAACACAACTCTACCACGGCCTTCTAAATTGGCATTAATAGCAGAAGACCCTGTTGAACCAGATTCCCAAATTGGAATAACAGTTACTTTAGTTGAAGCATCACCATACATTTGCGTTCTAGTTATATCATTGGAAACTAAACATGCTGCCGTTCCATCTGATTTATAATCTTGTAACCCAAAATATTGATATCCATTATCAACCGCATATTGTTGACAATTATCTAATGAGGTATATCCAATTATATCTGGATTCCAAATCATAGCATTAGAATCAGAACTTGAAGAATTCGAATTTACTAATAAATTCCATGTTGCTATTTGAACACAACTTCTTTTACCTGCAGGAGCACTCGCATCGCCAACTACAGTAATAATAATTACATATGCGCTATATGGTTGAGGATTCGAAATATTAAATGTTAACATTTTCCAATTAAAAGATATATTACTTTGATAATCAACTGTTGTCCATTGATTATCTTTTAATCCTAAAATATACCATGTATTTGGATCTCTTCCGCTTGGTTGTCCACAACAACCTTGTCTTCCTTGTATTGAATACTTTGTTACAGTATTTAATGATTGATTTGGAAAAGATATTTGTAACCATTCACCAGGTATATTAGTCGTTTCTCCACTAGCCTCAATTACATTTAAACTACTATTTCCAACATATTGTCCTGTTGTACCATCATAAAGAAACCCTGAATCTATATTACTATGCCACCAGGTATTAATATTATTATCAAATGCGCACCAAGGGCCAGCAAAATCGTTATTATTTTCGTAGACACTGGAAGAAGTAGCTGTAAATCCATTAACTTCGTTGGTTGAACCCATTACTGGAACTAACAAAGTATCAGTATATGGAGGCTTATCGTTATAACATCCAATATACTCAGAACTAGGATTATTTATTAATTTAGAAGCATAAACATTTATACCTTCATTACCAAGCGTCTCGTTAAGTTTAACAGGCGTTCCTGAAATTAATGTAGGTGTTGTTGGTATTGTTGTTCCTGGTACACTATAACTAGTTAACCACGGTAAATTAATATCGATATACTCTTTGGGAGCATTGGTTGAATTCCAAATATCTTGCGTTTTTATATATTTAACAAAACCCTGCGAAGTTACATAACAAACATGCCCAGTATTAAATTTAATAGTTTTATTTAAATATGGATTGTTTGAACTAATTCTATTTATTGTTTCTAAACTACTATCCCCTATAGATTTTTGTATTGTTGTATATTGTTGCATTAAAGTATTATATTTTGCTTGTAATTGATTCAGTTCGTCTACATCTGAAGAGATTGTCAATGTAGTTCCTCTTTCTTGATTTTGTAAACTAGATGTAGTAAACCCTTCATTTAAAGAATGACCGAATAAGTTACTGAATAAGTTAATGAATGAATTACTTTTATTAACAGATTTGTTAGTTACAGATTTGTTAGTTACAGATTTGTTAGTTACAGATTTGTTAGTTACAGATTGTTTTATTTTTGTTTGGTAATTATTAAATTGTTTTCCTTGATTTAAAGATATTTTAAATAAATCATTACTCATCTTTAATATAAATAAATACAAAAATATATATTTTACTATTTATTATCAACGTTTATTATCAAAATTATAATAAAAATTATTAACCAGATGTTTGTTTTTGTTTACTTTTGACCAATATTATGCCTAATAATACTATAAACCACATAGCAAATCCGCTTGGAGAACTTAAGCTATATGTTAGTATAATTAAAATTATAATAATAAATAACCATAAAGATAAAGCTATCGAAGGATTATCGGCGCCATATAATTTGTTAAGAGTAACTAACAAAATCAAACAAGTAATTAATGCCCAAAATCTCATTGACGTGTTTTGTTGATTAACATATAATGATTGATTTTGATTTTCTTCTTCAATTGAATAATAATCTTGCAATTGTTTTTCCATTTCGGATTTTTGTTCTAAAAGACTTTGATATGCTTCGTTTAAATTTATGGTTTGAGTATTTTTTGCCTGTGATTGATTTTGAACCTCTGGATCCATATTTTTTAATTCAGTTGTTATTTGTTCATTAATATTTAATAACTTATCATTTAATCCTTTCATTATAATTAATGCTGCTTTTTGTTTTGGAATTAATGCATAGTCAGAATCTGTTCCGACAGAAACGCTCCCATCGCCAGTTCTTGCCCAACAATATTTTTTAACAGGGTTAAATGTTGCTCCAGTACAATTATTAGTATTAATACACATATTTTCACATTCTTCTTGTGTTTCTACGACTCCTTCAGTAGCCCCACTTGTTCCCCACCAAGTTCTTCCTGGTAAAGCTGAGTACTCAGTTGTAATAGGATTTTTATCCGTATTTTGTAAAGAATTTATATAATTTTTCCCTGCTTCTTGATATTGCTGAAGAATTACTTCATATTCTTTTTGTAATGTTTGTGTTTTTATTAAAGATGATTGAATATTATCATTTTGTATTTCTTTATAATCCATTATATATATATAAATAAATTAAAGTAATTAGTTTTTCAATCTAAACAATCTATATCCTGCTAAAAATAACATTAAACTAACAAATGGCAATAATACAAAAAATGGTGATGAACCGTCATTAGGCGTTGCATAATCGTTAGTTAAAGCAGTTGATGTATTTGTTAATCTAACTTTATTTTTATACTTTTCTAATGATTTGTTAGTTGTATCCTTTATATATTTTGACATTTCATTACTAATAATTAAAGGGTTGCTTAAATTATAGGTTGCGTTGCTTAAACCACAGGTTGCGTTGCTTAAACCACAGGTTGCGTTGCTTAAACCACAGGTTGCGTTGCTTAAACCAAACATATTTTATAGTATTAAAAATAAAATATATTTCATACGAATTAATGAATATTGGAAGAAGGAATTGGAGAAGACGGTTTGAATAATTTTACCAATAACCCACTAACAATAAGTATTCCAACAAATATTTCCCAATTATTATAATATTGGGCATTGTAACTATATTTTGAATTGTCTATTAATATTTCTGATCCAGTTTGTGTATTTTCTAATTTTGATAAGATTTTCATTAATTCTCCATTTAAATTCTTTTCGTCGTCTAATTTAACAGACACTTCAGACATTTGTGTATCTAAATTTTCAATATTTTTATCAATATTGTTAGTTGCTAAGAATAAATCTCTACTCATATTTTGTAATTGACTTTTACTATTTAGATAGTAGTTTTGAAACTCATCTACCTCTGGATTTTTGTTATAATAAACATAATATTTTTTAAAATCATCTAAAGCCGAAAAAAATTGAATTTTTATTGTATTTATTTTTTCCTCAAATTGTTTTGCTTGGCCTATTGTTTTGTTATCCATTTATATAATACTTTTTTATTTTATTTAATTATATTCTTTAATTTAACTACAAATTCTATAATACGGTGCTGAAATTGCTGTTTTACTTGGTCTGATTATAGCACATACTTCTCCTGGTCTAATTCCAATTGCTTGAGCAACTGGCTCAAATCGTGATATATCGGGAAACAAATTATCATCAATAATATTATATTTTTTTTTAATATTGTTTTTTTCAAGTTCAGATAAAATGCGATGTGGTGGAACTAAAATATGATTTAATATATTAAATTGAAGACGCTTTATTGGTTGAATTATAATAAATATTTTTTCAGATTCCCAAATATGTTTTACTGTATTTGTTAACGTTTCGTTAATTTCGTCTTTTACTACAATCATTAGAGTATCCTTTTTAGTAAGCACTTCTTCGACTGTGAATAAATCATCAATTATCTCTTGTAAATTATTAGGTCTTAAAGCTTTGGCTAAATAATATTTTATATATATTTTACGGGGTTCTTCTCTTTCTCCTTCTCCAATACTTTTTTCTAAAATCATATCCAATTGATTATTAGTTTTCATTGTATTTACTTCATTAATGCTAAATCCTTCATATTCCGAAGATGAAAACCCTTGATGTTTCAGTAACTCAAGAAGAATTGTTCTTGAAGTATAAATTTGAGAAATTAAACTACTTGTGTTTTGACTTGCCATTAGTATATTATAATATAATCATATTGATTTTATTTCGTTTCAATTTTAAATTATATTATTTTACATATTTTTATTTTATATAAATGATATTTTTTTAATTGATGAATTATTTGATGAACTAGACGAAGAACCACTATCTGAGTTACTAGCTAAAGAGCTGTCGCTAGCAGTTGTTGCGCCACCCTTTTGTTCTTGTTCTTTTTCTTTTTCTATCGATAATAATGGCAGTTTTCCGGCTAATTGTTGTTGAACTGATTGTGGTTTAGATATTGTAATTTTTGAATTATGAACCGCCCCTGCTAATTGATTAAATTCTTTAGACATTGCGTTATATCCGCCTTGTAAAGCAGTAAGTTGTTTTTGAACTGGTAACGCTTCAAAATATGGGGCTAAAGGTGTATTACTAGGTCCATTTTGTTTTAAACTATTATTTATGGATTGTCTCATAATTTGCCCCATAACAATTTGTCTTTGCCCGCCTTCCATTTGTAATATGGTTGCTTGACTTGATCCGCCCAACTGATTAAAAGCTGCGTTCATCTGCGGATCTTCTGGAAATATATTTGACGAACCTCCGATTGGTCCTAAATTAGTTGGCGCATAAGCTGGAGATCCTGGAACATATTGAGGTGATTCATTTGGAGGTGATTCATTTGGAGGTGATTCATTTGGAGAAGAGCTTAGTGCGTTTAATCCATAATCCATCGTTTGTACATTCGGATTATCATTAGCATTAAAATTAGGAATAGAATCTTGTCCATATAGACCTTGAGTTTGGGGAGCTAAATCTTGCATATATTTAGCAGGATTAAAGCCAGTTGGTTGTTCTTCTTCTTCTTCTTCAACATATGAATCAAATAATTGAGGGTTCTCATTTTTAGCATTAACCCGCGGTAACGTTTGTTTATTTACTTTTCTTAATTTAGTTTCTAATGATTTCCTATAATTTTCAACAATTTCTTTAATATCTCTTTCTACTGTTCCGTCTTTACCGTGGTCAATATGTAATAACTTATCTATATTTCTAGATTGATATGATAAATTTGTTAGTTGGTCAATATTGTCTTCTGTAATAATTCTCATTTGAATATTCATAGCTTGTAATTCTTGTATTAATAATTTCATAGCAAACGGAATTCTAACAACACTAAACGTTCTTCCAAATTTACTAATAGCATCTAAAATTTCCTGACCTTCCACATTTTTATTAAAAACTAATGGCCCGTCTGCAAATGGACTTAAGAATAAGTTTCTGTCTGGATTATATACCGCAATAGTGCCAGTTTTATTACAAATTGCCATATAATATTGGTCTCCTCTTACCATATACGATTCATTTAAGAAATATGACAGACCATTTGCCATAATACCATCACGTTCCATCTCGCCAATTTTTAGGCCTCCATCATTAGCACGTCCTTGGTTAGTTTGTCTTGTTAAAAAATTGCGCTTACCAGCAGCACGATAATTAATTTTATCCTTGACCATATGTTTCAATCTCATATAATATGTTGGACCTATATATATTTCGGAATAAACTTGCTCTCCCGTATATCCATTATACAAAATTTGATTACCACTATTATGATAACCCATTTTAGTTAACATATGCCCATATGTATCATAATTTGCCCCCTTTGTAGAAAATGCGGTGCAATCACCATAACCTCCATACATACAACACGCTTTACCAAATAAACTTTCAACTAACTGCCCAATTGTCATACGAGAAGGAAGAGCATGTGGGTTTATAATTAGATCAGGCCTTACACCGTCTGAAGTAAATGGCATATCTTCTTCTGGAATAAGTAGACCTATTGTTCCTTTTTGGCCACTTCTCGACGCAAATTTGTCTCCGATAGCAGGCAAACGTTCTTCGCGAATTCTAATTTTGGCAATTCTAAACCCTTCTTCTCCTTCCGAAATAAATGACTTATCAACAAATCCTAGTTGCCCTTTTTTAGTTGTTTTTGATTTATCCATATAATCGCCTTTTTGGTCTGACATGGTTGTTACTTCTCCAATTAAAACAACACGATCATCTATTGATGTATTTTCTTTTACTAATCCGTAACTATCTAATTTACTATAATCAAATCCATCTTTTATACCCTTAACATTAGGCTTAGATTCTATATTTGTGAAAAATGAATTAACACTGGACCCAGATACCTTAGAACTTTCTTCGCGTGCTTCATAAGTAGTATAATAATTAGTTCTAAATATACCTCTTTTAACAGATCCTTCATTAATTAAAATTGCATCTTCTACGTTATATCCAGTATATGACATTATAGCAACAATAGCATTAACTCCGTAAGGTTGTTCTTCTCGATTTATGTAATCTAAGTAACGAGATTTAATTAAAGGAGTTTGACCATAATTTAATGTAACTCCCATTTTATCCATTCTCATTTGCGAATTCGAATGATATACAGATACTGCTTGTCTACTTTGTCCACAAGAAAAACAATCACGTGGAAATTGATTCGTTTCTGGATAAATAATTGAATTTCCCATTACGCCGAAAATTAATGAAGGGTCAATTTCACAGTGAGTATAAAATTTATTAGATGCTATAGTGTTGGCGAATGTAGCAATGAATGCGCTTTCTTCTTCAGAAGTATCCATATAATCAACGATAGCTCTATTTCTTTCAAAAAATTCAAGTATTTTATCTAGAGTATCATATCCAGGATATAGAACATTAACGTCATATAAAATATTGTTTCTTAAATTAAAAAACTCATCATTCTTCTTTTCAAATCCAGAAACAACTTGACTCCAAGTATATTTTCTTGATTGAATCATGTCTTTAATTGTTCCATGATCATATGATATTTTACCATATGTTATTGAACCGTTTTCTTCCATTTTTTGATCTCTATAAAAAATAGGTCTAGTTAATCGACCACTATCTGTGTAAATATAAATAATATTTGATTCGTAACTGAATGAAATGCTAGTATACATCGGAATTATTCCATTTCTTCTGAACAATTTTAACATATTTACCGTTTGGATAGGGTTATCTAAAATACCAATCCAATTACCATTTATAAATACCTTGGTTCCAGTTGCTAAAATAGATGGCCCGCATTCAGTCAATAATTTTAATGGAGTATTTGCTCTAATCCATTTAATAATCGGATATGAAGAACATCCGTTTGTTATTGCTGTGCTGATAGCCAAATGTTTATGTAACCCAACATTACCACCATCAGGAGTATCTACTGGATCAATTATACCCCATTGCGTACTATGTAATAAATGAGGACCAACTATTTTAGCAGTAGGGTCTAATGGTAAACTAAGTTTTCTTAAATGAGAAATATGAGTAAACCATGACAAACGATTTAAATCTTGAACTAATCCAACTCTTTTAGTATTTGTGGTAGCCCCCCAATTTCCTTTAAACCCTTTTTTGAAACCATCTTCAACTAATCTATCTTTAAAAAAAGCAGCTAAGTTATCTTCGATTAGATTAACAAAATTTTCTCTGTATTTTCCAGAATGATAATAAAATTCTTTGTCTATTTTTAAAAATATATTACGATTTTGAATTAAATAATATTCGCGAAAAAGATCATATATAAGAGACCCAGATGTTTCTATGCGTTTAAATTTGAAGTTATCGCGATCCGTTGGCTTTTCTTTACCCATAAAAACTCTGAGTAATTTATTAACCATAAATCCAATAAAATATGCTTTATTTAAATAATTATCTTCTCCAATATGCGGCAAAACATAATTTATTAAAATGTCTTGAACTGCTGAAACTGTCTGTCTTTTTGTGAACTTTGCTATAAATTCTAAAGCTACTTGTTGCGAAAATATTGTACTAGCATCATGGACTGACGGAATGAACAAGTCTATCATATTAGAATTTGCTTTAAGGTCTAATAAACAATATTCAATAATTGTTTTATCGGCAATTACACCTAATGCTCTCATAAGAATAAAAAGCGGGATAGGTTTTTTAACATTAGGGATATCTATAACAATTTGATTGTTAGTATAAACAGCTCCTGGCGCTACAATTTTTGCTGATGTATATCTAATTGGTTTAGAACTGTCTTCGGATACGGAATGAACTTCACACGAAAAACTGAATAATTCGTCTTCTTTATATTTTTTTACATAAAGCATATTATCTCCAAATTTTTCTTGGCTAAGAATTACTTTTTCTTTTCCAGCTATAATAAAGTAACCGCCAAAATCATTGCGACATTCGCCCAAGTTAAAACGTGCTTCTACAGATAGTCCTTTTAAAATACACAAATTTGACTGAAGCATAATAGGAAAACGTCCTAGATACATTTTTTCAAATATTTTTGATGTTTCAATCTTTTGATCAGCGTTATAATAAATAAAATCAACTTCAATATCGTAATGTATTGTTATGCAATAATTCATATTTCTAAGCCGAGCATCATTAGGATACATATAGTGAGGGTATGCTATTCCAGTTTCTTCGTCATAAATAATTGGTTTTCCAAAATATAATTTGTCTCCATTTTTCCCTCCCAAATAAAGAAGACATTCGTTGGGATTTTCTTTATCACCTAGTTTAAGAGGTGTATTTTTAGTTTTAGTTTTTTTTATTGTGCCAGTTTCCGTTTTTTCTTCTGATTCGCGTTCTATAAAGCGAATAGGATTGTTTTCGCGAAATATCTGGAAAATTCCTTTACTAAAGAAGTCATTATAAGAGTCTAAATGATGGGCTACCAAATTAGACGGATTATCTTTAAAATATTTATCAATTAAATTCCAAGCAAGTGTATCCATTATATTTATATAATGTTATTTTTTTATAATGTTATTTTTTTATAATGTTATTTTTTTATAATTGTTAGATATATCTTTCTTTTAATAGTTCCGATTTTTTTTAATTTTTTTTTTGAAGATTTATTTTTATAAACTCCTTTTGTATTCATTATTGAAAATGTTGTCCATGGTTGTTGTGGTCTATCTTCTAAATAATTTCGTAAATAATCCCATACTCTATTTTCATCACAGAATTTATTTTTATCAAATGGTGTTCCGCACGAATTCCCCCAACGTAACGAAAACGCCATATTCTTTGCCATTGTTGAGTCTACTACATTTCCATCTAATGCGCCACGAGGTTGAAATGGTTTTGGTCTTGATGGGTCTGACATATATTCACGAGCATCTAATTCATAATGCGAACAACACGTTCTCGAACACATATTTTCTTTATTTAAATACACATCATAGTGATCTGAAATAATTTTTTGTGCTATACCGATATTTAGTTGACCTTTCCATGTATCCATTAAATCCGCTAAACGTACTTTTCTAGCACCTTGGTGTCTTCTTATATCATCGATTCCTGTATTAACACATTCTAAATTACGTATTCTAGGATCATATGGAGCATTAAATCCAATAAAATAACCATTTTTGGTACGTTCTGTATTATGAAAACGTAACCCTAATTCTATTCTCATAATTTCATTTTTGTTAGTGTCTCCAAATAACCAAGAGTTTGCATAGTCTCCAGAATTACCATCTAACAACATTCTTTCATAATCGTCTAGGGTTTTACCATATTGCATAGCATTACGAATACGACACGAGATTGGAATATTATTTTCATAAGCAATAAATCCTCCAATGGTAGTTTCGGTTCCTAATATTCCAGCAGAGGTTACGAAAAAATCGGTTCCAGACCAAATCCAACCAGGAAATCCCATCATTAACATACGATTTCCGTTTGTTGGTTTTAAATCAATAACATATTTAGCCAATTGACCATCAATAAAATTAGAAAAGTTATTATGCGCACAAACTATTTTTCCGTCAGATGTCCAATCGCCGACAGCAATAAATGCGCTACATCTTTCTTGGGCACCTCCTTCTTTTGATGATCCTGTATTAGAACTTAATGATCCTTTAACAGCAATCGCCTCTTCTTCTGGCATATTTGCCCACCAACTCTCAGTTAATGTGAAATAGTTATTCCATGCAACTACTTCATCTATTTGCATATTTGCTCCTTCTGCAAATCCAACCATTTCTTCATAAAACTCTGGAAAAAGTTCTTTAATTTTTGGACTAAAATATTTTTTCGCAGCCTCAATAAAAAAATCCCATTTAACACCATAATCAGTATAAATTATGAAATCTAAAATACGTCTAACTTCTATCATATCTTTGGCAACCAGTTTTCCATAGGCTGTACCGCGTTCTTTCGGACCTCCTTTAATCGAAACATAAGTCCACCCATTCATATTATACCTTATTCCATTTTTCACCTTAATCATATTAGACATATAATAATCTAATATTATTATTACATTATTATATTCATTTGTTATATTCATTTATTATATTCATTTGTTATATTCATTTGTTATATTCATTTATTATATTCATTTATTATATTCATTTGTTATATTCATTTATCTATTTCTTCATTGGTTATAGAATTATACCGTTGAGATTTTAGTGTAGAACTTATAGTATCTGGATTATCTGTTCCTGGATGTTCCGGAATAGGAATACCAAATAACTTAGATATTAAATGTAAGAAACTAACAAAGAAACCAAATAAAATTATAAAGAAAGCAAATATATCACTACGCGTTACGGTTTGTTTTAAATAATATTGATTTATTACTAAAATTAAACAAAATTGTATAATTATTAATAAAAAGGTATCTTGTGTTGGCGTTACTAATTCGTATTTATGTCCAACCATTACAGTGAATGTCATAAATACCCAATCTAACCAAGCAAACGGAATGGCCATTTTGTAAGCTTCCCACATGGATAAGTTTTTATACGGTAGTGTTACAAATTGACCCCACATTGATAAACTTTGTGCTAATATAAATAAAAATAAAAATAAAGCATAATATGGCAATTTTTCAATAATATAAGAATAGTCCATATATATATATACTTTTGAGAAAAGTATAGCAAAATATACTTTTAAGAAAAGTATAGCAAAAGTATAGCAAAAGTATAGCAAAAGTATAGCAAAAGTATAGCAAAAGTATAGCAAAAGTATAGCAAAAGTATAAAATATTTTGCTATACTTTTTAGAAAAGTATATATATATATTAATGAATTTTGTCTTAACATTTTTATTATGGTTTTTTCTTAACGTCATGATTGGATTAACCATGGATTTTGCATTGTTTACCCAAACCACACCGGATATGAAAGATGCTGGAATATTTGCAAAAATATTGTCGTCTGAGTTTTGGGCATCTATTGAATGGATGTTTTTGATTCCAGCAAATCGTATCGGTAATACATTTTTATCCGCCCCTCAAATATCATTATCCTCTTATGTGTTTGATTTTTTAGCACAATTATGGTCGAATGCTTTTTGGCTAAAGTTACCTACAACAATTGACGATTATGTAGGAATGTTTTTAATTTTGTTTGGTATGTATGCCGCCAAATATACATTGTTTAATTAGAAGGAAAACTAAAATGTAATGGTTGATCATCAGATTGCCTTTTAAAACTAGGCATCACCTTTTTATTAGGTTTTTTATTTGAAGGATTAGAAGGATTAGAATGATTTGAAGGATTTGAAGTGCTAACAATTGGTGTAAACGTTTCTCTTAAATGGTTTCCAAATATGATGTCCATTGAAAACAAAACAATCAAAAACACGAATAAATAAATAATTGTTTGTATCTTGCTCATATTTTATATATAATCAATATAAAATATAAGGAAAAGTATTTAATAAAAGTATTTAATAAAAGTATTTAATGAATTGTGTTTATTTTTTGCATCCACCACCCCCACACATTCCGTCTTTTTTGTTCTTTTTTTGATAAGACATAACTAGAGCAAGAATAACAAAAAGAAGAATAAACGGAAGTAATACTAAAAACCAGGCGATTCCAGAGTGACCGTCTTTGCACATTAAATTCAATATCCATGTCCAGAAGATAATATATACAATTTTAACAATAAACACCGCTATACAACTAGGAACACGACAAGAAAACATACCTAAATTATATTTATTTTTATTTCCCATATTTTGAAATGCGGCAATTGCGATAGCTAAAACAGACATAATAAAATAAACATACGACGGGGAACACAATTGACTTAATTTATTTGGAAAAGCCATATTATGTATTATACATAGAAAAAAATTAAAGTAAAATTTTATTGTTCTGTGTTAATTGATCTTTATATGGTAATGGATCTATTGGAGCTTTATATCCATTTAAAGAGTTATACGCGCTTTTTAAGTTGAATGAAAAATTACTTCCTAAATTTACTAAATCTTGCGGAATTAAACCGCCTCCTTTAATAAAATTAGAACGATATTTTCTTCCTTTTTTCCCTTTTATGCTTCCTCCAACCTTACTATTCATAGTATTATATCCAGCATCATTCATGGACATCTGTAATTGTGGGTCTTTTTCTGAATTAAAAGGTTTTAAAAAATTCCTATCCCCTCCAACACCATCACTTCCAGGCAATTTATTAAACGAAGCTCCCCATGCGGAGCCGACTATAGGACCAGGAATAAATGACGCTGGTTTAAAAAAATTTCCTCCTTTCATTGCGCAAGACCCACAACCTCCTTTAAGTCCTTCATTATGTCCTCCAAACATATTCATTTGTTTTAAAGATAGAGGAGCAATAGGACAACCACAAGAACCACAACCGGAACCACCAGTAAGTTTACGAGTAAGTTTACGATTAAGTTTACGAGTAAGTTTACGAGTAAGTTTACGATTAAGTTTATTATTTTGTTTACACGTTCCTGGACAAGGATGTGGGCAATTACAATTTGGTCCACATTGACAGTTAGGGCCGCAATTAGGACAATTATGTTCGCAATTAGGACAATTATGTTCGCAATTAGGACAATTATGTTCGCAATTAGGACAATCCTTATTACCTAAAGTTAAAAAACCTTTTTTGTGGTTGTGATTACAAGATTTTGGGTTCTTGGAACAACCGCGCATCACATATACTTTTTGTTTCCTAGTTTTTTTAAGTTTATTACCTTTTTTATTACTACGCTTAGACTTTCGTGGCATTATATAATATATACTTTTAAAAAAAGTATAGCAAAATTAAAAGTAATAGTCAAAATTTAATACTATTTTCTAAAAAAAGATTATAACGAAGTAAGAGTTAAAAATATTAAGTAATTTTTTTAATAAATTTTGGCGATCCCTTTTCCTAAAATGTATCATTCAATATCCACGTGAGTTAGCATATGGCGTCTGCAACACATTTTTTTAATATTTAATTCATCTAAAACTTCGCCTTCAGGGGTTTTTTGACTGTATTCCGGAGTTAAATAAATTACCTTTTCAACATGAAGGTCTCTGGACATTTTACGTTTTCTAACTTCTTCACAATAGTAACGATATTTATCGGCAATAACAGTGCCACAAGTAAAGCATTTAATAGGAATGATCATTTCTCTTATATAATATAGTATAATTATTCTATATTATAATATTTCTAATTCAATTTTTTATTTTTATTTTTTATTTTTTTCATTTTCTATAAGTTGGATCGATTGTTAGATAGGTGGACCAGGACCAATTGCTATATAAGTAAGCCCTATTGCGCCGTTATAACTGTCAAAATATACCGTAAACTGTGAAGGAGTAAAATAGGTAGGGTCGGTCCGGATTGTTAAAGATCCAGAATTATTGCTACCACTTACAGCAGGCATCGCGACAACACACCAAGGATTCCCATTAAATGATTTAGGAAATGTTATGGTTTGCTGACCAGTTTTAAAAGTACCCATCGGACCAACAAAATCGGTAAATTGTATTAATATATCCCCCATAGTAAAATATCTAGCACTATACACCGATGAACCGACAGTTCCAGATGTAATCGGAGATATTGTTGATAATATATCTGTAAATGTACCGCTAGAAGCGGTATGTGACATAAAATTACTTAAAAACCCACTATAATTTGGATTTGCCATTGTTATTAATATAGTAAATATAATAAATTTGTAATTTAATCTAAATAATTGTGAGGTATGCTTATACAGCCTACATATTGTAAGTATGCTATTTTAAAACTCAAATATTTTGTCACTTACATTATGTAGGACGCATCTAGTGCCTAACACCTACATAATGTAAGTATGCTATTTTAAAGTCATATTATTTGTTTCCCTACATAATGTAGGACGCATCTAGTGCCTAACACCTAGATAATAGTAGGAGTCCATCGTTATCAATTTCCCATCCTTGTCCGTCTTGTATGTAGGGCCGTGTATCCCGCCCGCTACACATTTGCTATTGTCAGAGTCTTTATACACACAACACGGTGTTTGTGCGCAATTTGTTTCTGTCAACTGATTACATGCTCCTTCTAACTCTTGAGAATTACCTAAATAACTTTCGCAAAAACTAATAGCTGGATTTAATTTCATTTTTTCTATATTTTCTTGAGAATCTTGCATTGAATTTTGTTCAAATGTTTCTACTGTTACTTCTTGAACTAATTTGGATTCTGGTTTAGGCTCGTTTAAATCTATACCCTTTATACTTATGATAACTAACAAAAATAAAACAACTATTACAATTAATATTATCATTTGTGAATTTTCTTTTATAAAATCTAATATTTCGCTCATATATTATTAAAACAATTTAAATACATATTATGTATATTGTATTATGGATCTTAATAAAAAAAACTTAATTGGAAAATATGAAATATCATCTATATGTCTTCAGACATATCCTTGTCTTCAGACATATCCTTGTCAACATAATGTTAAAAATATTGAAACAGGAACAGCCCAATTAATGTATGTAGATGACATTTTTGTTATGTTAAATAATGAAGGGCTATCACATTCGCATTTTGATTGTTATGCGGAATTAATCAGAAAAAGAGACAACCCTACTAAGGAAGAACTGGATGAAAAACAGTTTAGGAAAAATCTAATAAATGAACAAATGGAAAAACTAAAAAAAGAAAATACCGAAATTGAAAAAATAACCAACACTTATAAAGCGTCTTCTCGTTTAGAACGACTTAAATTACAAAATAACATTAATTAATTTATAAAAACTCTATCAATTTAAGAAAATTATTTTATTCATATAATTTATAATGGCTCGTCGTGTACATAGAAAATCTTTTAAAAGATCTCGTCGAAATACTAAATATATTATTAATAAAACTGTTGGTAAAAGTTTGTCTATTGTTAAATCCACATCCAGAAAATATATGCCAAAGGTTAAATCTGGTTTAGAAAACGTTGGTTCCAAAGTAGTTAAAACTAGTGAACAATCTGTCCCATATTTACAAAGCTTAACGCGTAAATTTTTTAGTAAGTTTTTTGGTAAAACAAGAAAACACTAAACTTTATATTTTGCACATTAAATATTATAACTATTATATTTCTTCTAATACAATTCCAATAGTCGCTTTTGTTTTCTTATATTTTTTGTTAGTTATATGTATTTCATCATGACATTTTTCACAAAGATTTAACAAATTTGCTTTATTATTTTTATTAAATGTTAGTCCTTTCTTTTTAATTATTCCATTATCATTTGCTTCGTTTTGAAAAATCAAATGATGAACATCTACTGCTACATTTTGTGAACATTTTTCACATAGACCGCCTTTTATATGTGTTGCGTTAAAATGCGATCCTTTTCTTGTCAAAACGCTAGCCGACTCAGGATGATATTTCATTCTAATATTATGAGCATTGTCCAAGAAGTCTTGTGGTAAACTTAGACTCTTACACACCTCTAGTCCATACATATTATTTCCCGGACCATCTTGGAGCTTACGATTATAAATTAGACAATCTTTTTCCTTATCATATATGACGCTCATATGTTTCATGTCTACATTATGTAGGGAAGTAATTTCATCGTATCCGATAATTTCGTGGAGATGTGTAGCGAATATGAAGGAACAGGCCTTCGCAGCCAAATTTTGAACCCCTGCTACAAAAATACTTACAGCACTGATGCTCTCCGTTCCTGAACATAGCTCGTCTCCCAATACTAAACTATTTTTATCTGCTAGACGTAATATAGTTCTTAGTTCTGACATTTCCACAGCAAAGGTTGATAACCCTTTAAATAAATTATCGTTTCCTAGAATTCTTGTGAAAATATACTTATATGGTCTAAATTTGTAACTGGATGCTGGAACATATAATCCCGCTTGAGCCATTACTACCGAAATTCCTAATGCTCTTATAAAACTGGTCTTGCCAACCGCGTTTGTTCCATATAATAATATTCCATCTGAATTTTCTAAACCAAGGGATATATCATTTGCGACATATAACTCCGTTTGTTGAATTTTTTCTATTAAACAGTGTCTAAGATCTTCTGCTTTAATAAAAGATTTGCCTGATTCTTTTACTATTTCAGGTTTACAATAATTATATTTATGCGCAATTAACGCCTTTGCGTAACAAATGTCTACATAAGTAATAAATTCACCAATATTTTGTATTTCTTCTTGATAATCTTGTAGCTTTTTAATAATATTTTGATATACTTTTGAAACGGTATCTATCAAGTTAACCTTTATAGAACCGACATTTTTACAAAGTAAACTAATTTGTTGATTTGTTATAGTTTTATTTGACGCGGATTGTTTATTATATTCCAGTTCTAATGAAAGCGTAAAATTTGTTTCTAGATTTGAATGAGACGATTTGTATTTTAATACAACACTTTTTTTATCTTTTATTATTTCTTCCAATATCTTACATCTTCTATCGGTTGCTAACAAACTAAAATTATTCTTTTCTGTTTCGTGGATTTTAACATATGTTTTTGTATCTTCTTCTTCTTCATTCAAAATAGTATTTACTTTTACAGTGTTATTTACTTTTACAGCGTTATTTACTTTTACAGTGTTATTTACTTTTACAACCTTTTTCCCTTTTGTGCCGGTCTCATAGTTTGATATTATATTACTAAAATAGGATTGTATAGCTTCCATTTGGTCTTGTGAATCTGTTAATGTTTTGATTTTATTATCTAATTCTATATCTACGCCATCTTGTATAAAACTTTTTTCTATTTTTTGAATATTATCAATATCTTTACAATCTTCTAATATTAACACACTTTTCAAATATGTTAGAACTCTATTTATTTGGTCTATCAAACTAACAAAATTAACTATTCTTTTATTCAAATAATCATGTAATGACTTGTTATCGATAACGAATTCATATAGCACCTTTACACAACATATTGTGTTATATAATTGATATATGGATTTGGGAGTTATTCTTTGTAACATAATTTGGCGCATTATTTTAGATATATCTTTTATATGAACTAACATAGTCTTTACAACCTTATATTCGTCTAACCCATCTACCCCTAATAATTTTTCAGTTATATTGTATTCTTCTTGTAAATAAGTTTCATCTGTAACTGGATTTAAAAAATTATAGGTGAATTTTCTTTTACCCATTGGAGTAATACATTCATTTAACATTTTTACAACACACGAATACTTACCATTATAATTATCGTCTTCAATGATGTTTAATTGTTTTAATGAATGATTCGCCAATATTAATTTTTTACTATCATTTTCTAGAACTGGTTCATAAATTTTATATATCAAATTTGGATTATGTTGATAAATAAAATCCAATAAATAACAGAACGATTGAGTCGCATATACATTGTCGTTAAATATACCCATAAACGCATTTATATCATTTATTTTGTAAAATTTGTTTAATAATTCTACTTGGTATGTTTGTTTTTCGCAATTAGAAGCACGTTGGATATTTTTCGATCCGTTTTTATGATCATTAAGATTAATTATATGTAAAGATTTGCTTTTAATATTTGCGTAACTAACAATATCGTCTATTTCTGAAACTGGTAAATTTGAAATGAAAATAGTTTCGCTTGGATTATAAATGGAAATAAATCGTTCTAATTCGTCAAATGTACATGGGTTTTTAATATATTGTTCTTTATATTCCATTATACTTGTTGTTCCTGTAAAAATATCTATTATCGAAGCACCTATATATACAAACATTTTATCCTTGTTTTTAAAAGTTCCTTTTTTATTTTCAACCCATATACAGCAAGTATTGTTAGTTATATTTTCTGTATCAGTAGAAAAATATGTTCCTGGAGAATAAACTCCTGTTAAACTTCTTGTAGTGTTTGCGCATTGTTCGTCTTGCTCATATACAGCAATAGTATAGCCAGTATCTTGTAATTTTTTTACATATTTATCTAGCAAATGGTCTTTAAACCCAGCCATAACAACTGGATAAAAATCACAGGATGCCTTTTTATCCACAACATTTAAGTCACAGATTCTAGAAAAATCCATAATATTGCTATTAAAAATATTATCGTTTTTATCCTTTAAGCCATATACTTCAAAAAATGCACCCACTTGCATTAATACCATTGTTAGTTCGCCATATTCATCTATATGTTTTTTTGTTTTTTCGAAATAATCTTTTATTAAAGACATGTTATTATATTTAATAAAATATCTTTATATTGTTTTTAAATATATTTAAGTTAGGATTGCTTTAATAACAGAAATACAGTATCTTTTTTGTTAATCATTATATCATTAAATAAATACCTTTTATAATCTGAATAAGTTTTTTTTGAAATTATAGGTATTGTATAATACACGGTTTTTAAAATAAACAGCGGAATAGCGATAGCTGTAGGAATAACATTATATTGTTGCATATCTTTTAACAACATGTCCTTAAAATCATTATTATAAATAGCTATTTCACATTTAATATCAATATATTTTTCACATTTTATTTTATATCCGTATATCATTTTACCCTCTAATTTCCATACTACCTTATCAAACGCATTTCGTTTAACCTTTAAAAAATGTTGCAATTTAGCCATTGTGCTATATTCATTATCTGTAAAAATCGCAATATCAATATCGCTTTTATCGTGAACATAATCGTCTCTATTTATTGAGCCATAAAAATATAACTCCGTATCTAAATAATTTTCTAATCGTCTAAAAAAATTTTTATAATCTTTTGGTAAATCGGCTCTTATTGTATTCATTTATATAAGATAAGAAAATATTTTTAGCTTTCATTAAGAAAATTATGTAACAGAATTTCTTTGTTCGTGTTAGTTATTTCCCCTGTTAAAATTGCTGATTCAAATGTTTTTCTTAAAATATCTGTTGGGCATGTGCTTCCTACTTTAATAATTCCATGTTGACGCAGATATTTTTTAACATCTGTTATATCTGTCTTTTTTAATTCCTTTTGGGTATTTATTATATTTTTCCTTGTTTGTCTATCTTTTATTAATACAGCAATTCGTCTTAGTTTATCTGATTTTCCTAATGTGAACTTTCGTTTTACGGTTTTCTTTAAATATTGTTTTGGAATTTGGCTTTCGATTTTTGTTTCACGTTGTTTAATTAATTCTTCAACATTTGGATTTAAATTTGTATTATTAATGTCTTGTAAATTAATGTCTTGTAAATTAATGTCTTGTAAATTAATGTCTTGTAAATTAATGTCTTGTAAATTAATGTCTTTTAAATTAATGTCTTGTAACGGTTTATTCATTTCCTTTTCCATATTCGAAAAATCTTCTATACTCTTTCTTTTTGACGCTGTTTCTTGATCTTCCAATTTTCTTAATTTATTTTTTATTTGTTCTAAACGATATTCTCTAGATAGTGGCAAAGGAGCATCATTTGCTTCTTTTTGATTTGTTAGTGTATCGTCTTTCACACTTGTAAAAAATATACCATTCGTTTTTTTAGGAGGTGTCGGAGGTCTTACTAAATCTGGTAATTCTGGATAAATAGAAGGTGATGACAATTCTTTCCATTCTCTATATGTCTTCTTTTTTCCATTTTTTAAACATCCATAAGGAACATTATCGTTAGATTGGTAATTCATATTAAATACTTCATTATTTCCCATTGGTTTTTTATTTGGTTCGGCTAATTCGGGCGGAAAATCTAATGAAATTTGTAAGTTATTTAGTTCATTACTTAGTCCATTACTTAGCCCATTACTTAGTCCATTACTTAGTCCATTACTTAGTCCATTACTTAGTCCATTACTTGTTGACATATGATTTTTTAATGTTTTATTGTTTAATATAGTTTGTTGTTTTTGCTTCTGTTTCAATCCTGATAAATAATCAATTGCCCCATAAAATTCGTCTGTATATGTATTGTCTTCTTTCAAATTATTTATCGAATTATTTGTTGAATTTTTTAATTCTTTGGTTTTGTGTTCTTTTATACGTTTTAATAGTTTATTTTTTAAATTGCTTGGACTAACAATTGGGTTTAATGATATAGTCGTTTTTTCTCTATTTTTTTTAGTTTTACTTCCAGGCATTTTAAATAATTCTGGATTAATTTGAATTGTTTTTTTAGTTGACATATGTTATATAGTAAAAAAACAATTTTACGAATGAAACCCAAATTTAAATTATTATATATAGTTTCAAATACTTAATAACAATTAAATATACATACTACTAATGATGCTTTTATGTCTTTCTTTTTCTTTATTCTTTGAATCTTCATTTCTTAAATAAATTTCTAATCCTTTGTCTAAATCCTTAAGGATTAAAATTTTCTTAACCGATTTGTCTAAACAAAAAACTCTTCTACTATGAGCTATTTTTGTTTTTGCAAACAATGTTTCTACATCTCTTCCATAAAATTTTAAATGTGACTTATTCTTTTCAAACCATTTTGTATCTATTTTTGACTCTTCTGCTATAGACCATCCTCCGTCAATAACCTTTTTCAAGAAAATTTTATATAAGTCGTCGCCAGTATATTCGTCCGTTTTAAATCGCCATGTAAATCTTGAATTTAACCCTTGATTATAATTGAAGAAACAGTTATTTAAATCAGTTTCATATCCAGCTACAATAACCATTAAATTATCTTTATGATCGCTTAAAGATTCGCACAAAGTATCTATACATTCTTTTGAAAAACTATCTCTTTTTTCTTCATTTCCAAGAGCATAAGCTTCATCAATAAATAATACTCCGCCTAAAGCTTCCTTAACAACATCTCTAGTTTTTAATGCGGTTTGTCCTAAATATCCAGCTATTAAATCAGCACGAGTAACCTTCTTAAAAGTTCCTTTAGATAAAACTCCCATTTTAGAGAAAATAGACCCAATAATTTTAGCTATTTCTGTTTTGCCTGATCCTGGCGGACCATAAATGACTGTATGCATAAAATCGTTTCCTTTAATATCGGAATTTATTGTATGTAAATTTTGAATATAAAAGATAATTTGATCTACAATATTTTCTTTTAACGCTTTCATCCCAATCATATTTTGTAATTCATTTAATGGTATTTTTATTTTATGTAATGCCTCAATATCAATGTTATATTCTGTATATTTATCATTGGGATATGTTTCTATAATTTTTAACAAATCATTTATATTATTAATTTCACTAACAATATTTACCTTTTTTGTATAAATATGTATTTTGGGAATTATAGTTTTAATAGGAGAATTATTTGTTATAGAATTATTTGTTATAGAATCATTTGT